CGCTTACAGTCACTGCACCAGTTGTTACAGTTACATCATTTGGTATGCTAGATGCATCGTACTCGTCTAAGCTTACAGTATACGTAGCAGATACAGCTACATCATTTGGTATGCTAGATGCATCGTACTCGTCTAAGCTTACAGTATACGTAGCAGATACAGCTACGTCACTAGGCACACTAGACGCATCGTATGCGTTAACACTTACAGTAACTGCGCCAGTGGTTACAGCTACGTCACTAGGCGCACTAGACGCATCATAAGAATCTGGATACGATGTCTGAGATGCCGCGCTTGAGCCTGATTCAATAGCTGTAACTATCAAATCTATTGGCATGACCTCGGTATCTGTATCAGTCCACGTTCCACCATCCGCTCGATGTGTTCTTTGTACAGTGGTACCACCGGGGTTTTGTTCTCTGTCCCCTGCGGACGGGACTACATATTTTTTTATTCCAGTTGTAGTTGTTTCATCAGGTTTAATTACTACTCTAACTACATCATTTTTAGATAAAGTTACATCTGTATCAAAGTACACCATTCTGATATAGTGACTGGTAGTTGATGTTATTCTGTCTTGCTCATGATTAACGCTACCTAGCACATTATCTGCGTCATCGTACAGTACTAAGTCTAATCCACGTTCGAGAGCATCGGTTTGAGCTATTATCCCACTAACTTTGCAGTCAAATGGTATAGTAATTTTATTACCTATTTCATCAGGAGATGATATAGTAGTTACGTTCACCGTGCCTAGACTGTTTAGCTGCAATCTTAGCCCACCAAAGAATGGTTTAGACCCGTCGTTGTACTCAATACCGCACACTGGGATATAATCTGCGCTAGGTGTAGTGTGTGATCCTAAGTACGCTGCCGCACCCGGTAGAGTAATTGTCCCAGCAGCCACAGCCGGAATTCCGTAACCTACTTTTAAGTTAGGAGTATTAGCAGTGTTTGAAGAGCGTACTGATAAAACATATAGGCTACCTTTTGTAACACTAACTGTATCAGTTAGTGTTACATTGTACCAAGTATTGGCCGATGGGCTGGCTATCGTCCCATAAGCACTTGCGCTTACGTATGCAGGGCTAGTTGGGGCTCTACCTGAGGATGGAGTCTCTATACCGACAGCCAACGATTGTGGCGTAGTAACAGCCTCTATGAAGATTCCGACCTTAGAAATGGTTCCTGTTTTAGGTGCTTCAAACACAAACCAACAATATTCTGTACCGGCATCTAACGTAAATGTATAGTAGGCGGTAGATTCAGCAGTTGTTGAGCCACCACCATTAAGTATGTTAGGCCATAAGATAGGAGGTACAGTAACTAAAGCCATACTATACGTTCTCCCATAATGCGGATATTGTTGGTGCTATAGTAAAATATCCGTCTGTATCTTCTGTAAATCCTGTGCGAATACCATTCATCATTAAGTACCCGCCCGCAGATTGAGAAGATCCAGTCCATGAAAATGATCCTGTTCCTGTTGTAGCTTTATACGAGCACGCTAACGATAAGCTACCAGCATTGACCTTAAATACTTCAGTGGTAGGGCATGTTATTGTTTTGCTAGAATTGACTACTGCGAAAATAAGTTGACCAACATTGTCTTCTGTAAACGACGCTCCAGTAGATACAGATGTACTACCAACCGTAGATGCGGGGGCAGATGTTGAGTTAAAAAGTATACCGGATGTCATATCCACCCCGTCCGCAGCCATAGCGAAATTAGTATCTGTCACTTCTACTATTCCCCACGCTAATTCATCTATTTCAGCAGAGAACGTGAGAGTAACGGCAGCTGATGACTCAGTAGTTGCGGCCTTTACTACAGCGAAACCACAATTTCTTGACGTTGTAGTCTGTATGTTTTGCAATATTTCCCACGTGCTTCCACCGTCGTTACCAGTAATAGTTGATAATTTAATGGAGCTAGCGGAAGCGTCATAGGTATACCATATTAAAACATACACTCTATTCGCGGTAAGCGTAACCGCAGCAGTATTGTAAATAGTAGCTGCTACTACATTAGTACCTGAAGTGAGTGCAGTTGGTGTGGTAGATATAGATGCTATCTCTGATGTGGTTCCTGTTACTGCAATACAATCGGCCCCGGCAGGTAGAGCATCAGCGACTGGCCCGCTATACAGGTCTATTTTACCCAAGTAGTTTGTCCCTGATACGTTGTACAGTACTACATAAAATACTTCGTCTACAGCCAGTTCGAGATCTTTAGAAAAGTTAAAGTACCCGCCAAAAGAAGACGGACTGCTGTTAAGTGAAGCTGCTCTGGTTTCTATCGTGCCTCTAGCTACAATCTCATACGCCGAATTATACACCAACACGCGCATGGCAGATGCAGTTACACCGCTAGCTGTTAGGTTACTAAAGACAGCGCCAGAGACTTTACATTTGAATGGGAAACTATATTTGTTCCCATAAACGTATTGCGCAGTCGTTATTTGTGTTCTAGATTGTAAATATGGCCCCATATTTAGAATAGGGACTACAGAATCGTCACTGTATTCGAAACCAAACGAACCAACACCAGTAGACTGATCAACAGACCATACAGAAGAACTGTTACTTGTAGCATACGCGCTAGAGTTAGCCATATAACTCCCAGTATATTGCGCGTATAAGTTGATGCTTATAGACCCTACTGTAGAGTTGTAGTAGATCACAACAGCAAATTCATCGCCTTGTGATACTGTAGCTTGTGTGCCTAGCGCAACAGTATAATTTGTATCAGTAGCTGGTGAGGCTACATCACCGTAAGTCCCTGCCGCCCATATAGTGCCTGTAGGATACCCGTTCGCTGTAGTTTGGATCTCTACTCGCAAGTTTCGCGAAGTGGTTACTGTAGCTGTTCTAAAAAATATGGACTTTATATCGCCACTTTTAGGCGCGTAGCATATAAACGCTACCTTCTCGTTCGCATGGTCTATTAAAGTGGTAGAGTTACCACTGCTTAAAGAGTTACCAGCAGGAGCAATATGCGGGTATGTAATAGGCGACGGTAGAGTTATCCATCCCATTAGAAATCGCCTACAGCGGAAGGGTCTTTATCCCCTACTTTATGGTATATTAAGGTGTGTATATCAGCACTGGTTAAAGTACGGCCTACTGCTCTTTCATACACTTCTCTAAGGATTGTACGCGCTGCTTCTTTTTCGGCGGCACTCCCGTTCTTAGAATAAGAAATACAAGTACGCACAAACGCATCTAAAGCTTCTTCATTTCTACTAAATAGAAGCAATATTATTTGTCGTAGATGAGAATTTAACTGAACAGTAGTTAGTGCCATAGCTTATTAACCACCACATTTTCTGATATACGTGTAGAGAAGGCTAATGTGATTATAGCCTTCTCTACACTATAAGCTATATTGTTAAAGCTTGAAAATTTTATTGGTGGTGTTAGCCCACGCTATAATGATGTCGCCACCGTTTGGTGTGACGGGAAGACCAGTACCTGAGTCGAGATACAAGATTAGCGGGCTAGTACCGGATACGCCTGTGTCTTTATACACAACGAACGCCTCGATGGATGAGCCAGTAACTGCTGATAAAGTAACATCAGCAGCATCAGCGATACCGCCAGTAACTGTCTTTGATGCAAGGTTACCAGATGTTGCTACAATACCAGAAAGTTCACTGTGAAACTGGTGAGCAGCAGAAAAGGTATAAGTACCTGTGTCTATAGCTACTACCTTAATGTCAGCTGTAGACCAGTTGATACCAGCCGTTAGGAAAAGCTCTCGACCATAGTTATACATCGCGTTAGCCATTGTTTATTCTCCTTATTTATATATCTAACGCGATGTATACGCTGTCTATGATTTGAGTATCTTGTTTGCAGCATTCTCTCCTAGTCTGCCAGCAAACTTTATTGTGAAAATACCTAGAAGCACGTACAGCGCTACCAGATGCTTTTGTCGTTTAGCTTCTTTTATTCTATCATAGAGGAGTGGGATAGTAAATTCGCTCATTCAAGCTCTTCTACACTCATAACTCGATAATAGTTCTTCTCTACTAGCCAGATAGCTTTAGCGATAGCTGATTCAATATCTGTAGCAATTACTTTAATCAGAGTAGCGTCCGCTAGATCCCCGTTCTCTGATATTTCTTGAAATCCAGAAAAAGACCACATATACGATGGGCTGAAAGTATCGTAATCATTTACGGTGTCGAATAAAGCCTTCAGTTCGTCTCTGCCGGACGGCCACACTGTCCTAGCAAAAACTACAAGCTTACTATCTAACTTAGATGCTTCAGGCATAAGCATTCCCCCCTTAAGACTCTAGGTCTAACAAAAAATCTAGCTCTTTGTCTGTTGTGTTAAACATACGCGTCTTGCCGCACTTCTTGCACTCCCCTTTTACTTTCGAGCCATTGGGCTCATCAATTCTCCAGTGATGAGGAGGACACTGCGTTACTACGTCTGCCCTTAGCGGGAAAACTTTTTCCTTCTTGTTTGTCTTACTGCGTTTGATCTCTTCCATAGCCTTGTAGCTGACTCTTTTTTTGTCGGCCATCGTCCTAGCGTTACGGAATACATAACGCCTTCTATTCCATAAGTGTGTGTTAATCTTCAGCCTATGGCCTGAATTAGTTAATAATGTAGCTTCTATAGTGCTCCTCTTCCTGCTGCGTTCCAGTGCTTCATAGTTACTGGAAAATGCTCGTTTAATAGCTCTTCAATTTGTTGGGCCTCTTTACGAATCTCCAGCAAGGCTGCGACATCCGTACGTAGAGCGAGAAAATTTAGCCAACCACGCAATGAGGCTGTCGCGTACATCTTTGTATATGTGCCGATAGGAAGTACAGTTCTAGCTACCTCCTTAGCGATTCCAAGCTCTAGCAAATCCTTGTACGCTTGGAAACACGCTGCATACGCCTTCTCAATAAGCGCCACCCCTGCTACAGCTATATCCTTTTCTACGGGTTCAAACGCATATGCCCCCGGCTTCCCTACTTGCATACGCATATCATCTACTGCTGGAACCCATGCTTTTGGAGACTCTAGTTTAGTATACCGTTGGCTCAGTTCACTGTAATGCTGAACCCGGTGTCGTTGCCATTCGCGGGCTACGAAGATAGGAATATCAGCGTACACAGTCATACCAGAATGCTCGAACGGACTAGCATGTTTATTACGTACAAGAAAACCGACTAAACCAGTATTAGCTTCGTTCATCTCGTTAGACACTCTATCAAAGCTAGCTCTAGCCATGTTTACTATCTTTAGGTCAGATCCCCATACTTCCTCTAACACTACACTCATATATTCCATCTTTCTACTTCTTGTCCGCATGTAGGGCAGACTTTGAAGTTGTCATTCAAATACTTTTGCTTTTTTTCTAACTGTTCCGCAACAATAGATACTATACTTTCTGCTTCTATCAAGGCGTCTACTGTTTGATCTAAGTCTTTCACTTTTTCCTCTATCTCTATAAGAGATAGCGCTTCGTTTTTTAGGGCTGTCAAGTATCGCGCATCTAGTGTTTTGATTTCACTTAGTTGAGTTTTGTATTCATCCATACTACTAGCTAGTGCATAAGTCTTTACGACTTCATCTACTTCACGAGTTAAGTATTTAATACTTGTATCTAGTTTATTGTACTTATTTCGATCTTCATGTAGTCTCTGCTCTAGTGCTTCTGCTACTTCTGTATTCTTTTCTAGAGTCGCAATTTTGCTTTTCCGATCAGCGTGTAGTTTTCTTACGTCTCTATTACAGGCCGTTAGAGCAGAGAAAATCACATCCATTTTGGTAACAGAAGCGATCACTTTAGCTGCCTGTTGCCCGCTCTCAGCTAATAGAAAAGGCAAAGACATTTGTGTACTAATTTGAGGAGTTAATTTAACGCCATCTATATCTATTGCCTTAATACCTAGCGCGTCGCTTATTTCGTCTGGAACTTTACCTCCAGTCTTTGTGTACTCTTGCGCTCCGCCTACAGTAGTTAGCTTATATACTCCGCCGCTCTTAGCGACTTTGCTCCATCCGACATGTAGCCCACTGCTCAACTCAATGTCTACTGAAGCTTTAGTTTGCCCTTGCTTAATAAACGAATCTCCACCTTGGTTGACTATGACTGCATTTATTGCCCTAAATAGGGCGCTCTTTCCAGCATTACTAGGGCCAGTTATCACTGTAATCGGCCCTAGCTCTACTGTCTGGTTGTTGATTGATTGGTAGCCATGAACAGCTACTGATGAGATCACCGCCCTAGAACAATCTCCTGCTTAGGCACTACAATCCTATTAGCAGTGTTTTGCTGTCTCGCCATAAGTTTTTTCTGACTTTCAATCTGAGCTTCAGCAGAAGCTAGCTGACATTCCTCGGCTGGAACAGTAACAAACTGATTATTGTCTGGGTCTACGCAGAAGAATTGCAGATCCTTCCCTATACCTACCCCCATACCGAGTACTAGGTAGTAAAAGTCTAGCCCATTTGAACCCGGAGCGCGTGTGATTGGGATCTTCTCTAGAACAGGAGAAATCGATATCGCGTAATGGTGCATGGTTATATTACCTTTCTATCTATAGAGTGACAATGATAGCATTTCTTTTCTATCACTATCTCATCTTTCTCATCTTCAGAGTATAGGTCTAAGAAATGAAGCTTATGTAGCCTCAGTATCCGACACAGGGTATTCACTCTCAAGTTGTTTAGTTTCTGTCTCATATCCCTCCAACGCTGGTGCATTCGCCAGCCCCATAATGAGCGTGTCTTCCGGGTAAGTTGGAGTTACTTGAAGTGTTTCGACGATCTCTTTTACGTATTTGCATCCCGGAGTAGCTAGGGTATCTAGCACATCTTGTTCCCGACGACTCTTTTCATCGTCGTGGAACATATACCAGCTACCCTTCTGAATAATGATACCATTCTTAATTCCGATATCAAACATCTCTCTAGTCTGATCGATACCGTTATCAAACATGATTCGAAGTTTTGTGCGATTGAACGGCTTAGCAACTTTGTTCTTTTGCACGTATACGTTAGTTGTAATACCTAAGTTCTGCTTTTCTGCCCCTTCGCCTTTTGTAATCATTCCACCGGGTTCTAACTCTAGCACTAAGGATGAATAGAAGCGACAAGCGTGCTCTGCAATCATAGTCTTATTAGGCCCAAACATTACACCTACCTTTTCTCGATACTGGTTGATCAAGATTAGGGCAATTTGATGCTTAGAGATTTTCTGAGCCAGCCGTCGCATAGCTTTACCCATCAGCCTAGCGTGTGAGCCTACTTGCCTTGATGATACGTCTACTCCTAGCTCTTCTGCTGTAGCTAAGCCTGCGACGGAATCTAGAATGATTACAACAAGGTCATCAGGCATTTCTGCTCGCACCATGTCAATTACTTGTTCAATCTCCATGATTGCTTCATCTAGATTATCAGGGGATACTACTACGACTTCTTCTGGGTCTAGCCCAATCTGTCTCGCTCTATCCTTATCTAGTGCGGCAGCTTCTCCATCCAAGTAGATAGCGATGCCGCCCCTACGCTGAGTCTCTGCCATAATGTGGTATGTGAGCGTAGTCTTACCTACGGATGTGGCACCAACAACAAGTGATACCCTCCCTACAGGAATACCGGGGCGACCAATTGCTTGGTCTAGTAGAAGACTTTGAGTACTAATCCAATTAGTTACAGTAGATATAGAACCGGAAGAGGCAAGCATTTCTGCCGCCTCTTCCCCGAACTTATCCTGTAGCTGAGCTACGATTTTGTTTAACTTATTGGCTTTAGATACTACTACTCCGTCTTCTCCGACCTCTAGTACTTTCTTTGGTCGGCGCTTTGTAGCAGTTGCTGCCATATTTACTTAGCTCCTCTTCGCGCTTTTAGGCGCTCTACTGCTGATGGCTTTGTAGCGGCAGCAGTGGCGGCTGTATTGGTTGCCGAGCGAGAGAATGAAGTACGCTTTGGAGGTGCTGGTTCTGTTACTTCCTCTTCCTCGTCTTCGTCATCATCGTCCCAAGGCAAATCATCATCATCATCTTCGTCTTCGTCGTAATCATCATCATCATCATCTTCGTCTTCCTGCACAGGAGCAGGCTTACGGGCAGCGGCCTTAGCAGGAGCAGGCTTGTTGCGCTTTGGAGGCTCTGGCTCGTCGTCGTCATCGTCGTCAGTATCGTCTAGGTCTTCCATAAGGCCAGCAGAGATTAAAAGCTCTTCCCTAGCATCACGCATGTCGTCTGCTGATGGGTAGTTGATTGTGTCTTCTAGTTCTGTTACTTCGTTGTTCTCAAACCAGTTGAAAGCAACATCAGGAAGAGCGCCTGTGTTGCGGCCTACGGATACGCTGTACTTGGTAAAGCGCCCGGTGCCTTCGCGGTTGACGATTAGAGAACGTCCATCCTCTACGTCGGTAATATCGCCCCACTCATTAAAGATCTTCGAGATGTCTCGAACGACAGTCCAACCGGGCTCCCAAATAGCAAATGACTGAGTGTCGATATTCCATACATTGCAGCGATACCGCTTCTTTGCCTTCATGCCATTTAGTTCTTCTTCATCAATCCGGTCAGTGACGCGCTTTAGCGTGCGACACACTTCACAAGTACCGGACTTGCCCATGTTCTTAAGGCAAACGATGCTTTTGTTAGAAGACGGAAGGAAGTGAACCCAGATCTCTACAAACGGCTCCTTGCGGCCATATTCGGATAGTGCTGTTTCTGTTACAGGAAGTAGTCGAAGTTCATTACGGCCTTCCTTAAGCTTAAGGAAGTTTGATCCGCCTACCTTTTCATCCATTGCCTTTCGGACTTCATCAGCGTTGGGACGTGCAAATTTTGTAGCCATAGTTTTAGTTCTCCTCTTTTTGTTTAGTGTTTAGTCTTTCTATGCGTTCTGCTTCTGCTACTAGTAGTGCGATTGCTTTGATTAGGTACATTTCGTCCGTAGGGGGGCTGCTTTGCGGGGCAGCTACTTGCGATTTTGTGTATTTAGTTAGATACGTTCTAGCGTAATCTACTAATTCGAACTGGTTATGTTTATCGTCGTGTTCTGGCGAATACCCTTTCTTGCCGATCTGGTAAATGCGCTCGTCAAAAATATCTTCAAGTACTTTATTAAAGTTACTGTCAACTAAACTGTTAATAGCTTCATCAAGTTCATCGGAGTTCATGTTTACCTTCTTACATGGAGTTTAGAATTGCTTTCCTTTCGTCGCGCTGCATACCGGCGAGCGTAGCAATAAGTGTACCTCGTTGCTTAAATGCTTCATAGATAGCATCCATTACTTTCTTGTTCGAATACGCTTTTGTATAAATATCCACCTGAGCCATGTAGTCTTCACTTGATTTAACCCTAGCCAAAACCTTAGCTTCAGATAGCTTCTCGTTATTAATGGCGGCTTCTTCTCTGATATCTGCGTCTAGCTCGGCCATTACGGAATCAAGCAGCTTCTTCTGCTCCATCTCATTAGCATCTGCTAATGCGGCTTCTACGCCAATCCAAGCTAGCATTCCGGGTTGAGAGCTAATAGCGTCCATAATCCCTTCGTAATCTGTTGGGATTTCCAATAGTTCCTTAGTGCTATACAGTTCTCCTTGAATAATGAAATCGATATTCATACCAATTCCTTCATTAACTACTGCGACTGATTTCATGTTTTCTCCTTATTTTGCAGTTCTAAGTTTTTAGTTTGTAAGGCGACTAGACAAGACGTGAAGTTCTTGTCTAGCACCTAGGGTACTAGGGTAACACCTTCTATTTAGGTTGTCAAACCCTGTACTACATACATTTACTTTCGCCACAAACGTGGCACTTCATGCATCCTTCTTCGTAGGCTGTGATAGATCCACACGTCCCACATAGATCACCACTCGTCGTGGCAACTGTAACGGTTGTGTTTTCATCTACTGTCATACCTAGGGACATCAGCCACTTACCTAGATAGTCAAGAATTGACGTAGCCATAGGGATTCCCCTATTAGATGTGAACCCAGCCGGTTCAAATCTAGTTGAAATCATCTTTGATGTAAGTTCCTCGATAGATGCCCCATGCTGTAGAGCCATCGAGAAGTTTACCGCACCCCACTCGAATACACCAGATAGAGTGGAACCTGCTTTGGAGATAGTAATAAACATCTCTCCAATCTTCTTTGTGTCAGGGTAGAAACCTACAGTCACATACCCTTCTTGACCGCCTACTACAAATTTATGTGTTAATGCCTCCCGTAGGTCTGGGAGCTTCTTGCGCCCTACTGCGACGTGTGCTTCGACAATAGGCTCTTCCTTTGCTTCTCGATACAGCACTTGCTCTGTCCGACTCCCGTCAACATAAACAGTAACAGATTTTAAGCCTTGATCAAAGGCTCGCATATACAGTTCCTTTACCTCTTCTAGGGTAGTGTTTGCAGGAGCATTTACTGTCTTGGAAATAGAGGCATCAACATATTTCTGAGCGGCTGCTTGAATACCGATATGCTCGATAGGGTGGATATCGTTAGCAGTAATCAAGTAATCTGGGCTACTAACGCTGTTATACATACTGTACCACTCAGGGTCAGCAGCATACACCATATACTCCCCGATCCTGTCGTTACGTCGGTAACCGAATGCAAAATACGGCTCAATACCAGAGTTAGCTCCAGCTAGCAGTGATGTGGAACCGGTTGGCGCTTGTGTAAGAAGATAACAGTTTCGAATACCGTGCTCCATAATCGCACGTTGAATGTGTAGAGGAAGTGTCTTAACGAATGCAGAATTTAGGTACTCTTCCGTATAAGCAGGGAATGCACCACGCTCTTTTGCTAGCTCTACACTAGCAAGGTAGGCGGCGTCTCTGATTGTACGATATATTTCTTCTACAATCATGATTGAATCATCTGATCCGTACCTGATACCTAGCATAATAAGTGCATCTGCTAAGCCTAAAATGCCGATCCCCATTCGTCGGATACGCTTCTGGCTTTCTTCGCATTCTGGTAGTGGATACGATGAGTAGTCAATCACGTTGTCGTTGAACCGTACTGCTGTTTTGACTACTTTGGCTAACTCTTCTGTGTCAATTTCGCCCCAACCGGCGTGCTTGATAACGAACTTGCTTACGTTAACAGCACCTAAAAGACAAGCGCCGTACGGGCCTAGAGGCTGTTCACCGCACTGTCCTGTAAGGATTCCATTAAACACACCTCTTCCGCGTGACGGCTCCGTAAAGCAATACACCTTGTCTGCGATACCGCGCTCAGTAATGGACTCCACTACAGGATATCTCTGTGCGTTGCGTTGTGGTTTAACCAGCATAAGAGGAACTCTATTGACTGGTAGACCAAGCACCCCTAGCGTATAAGCTGCTGAAGAAGGAATCGTTAAACGATAGCAATTCTTAGTATCATAAAAACCTCCCGGCATCCTCTTAGACACCTCGGCAGGTTTCATCAAATCGATAGAACTGCTTGCTCCGAGGGCTCTAACTAGAAGCGATGTTTCCCTTAGGAACTCGCGATTAGTAGAGGAGATTTGGTAAGCAAAAGCTTTCTTGTCTTTTCCGTTGTAAGCAATATTTCCGTCAGAATCAAGTAAACCGGCAAGCCATTCAAGCTGAGTATGTGGATCAGCTTTAACAGGAACAGCAGTTTTACTTGATTCTCCTAGATATCTACCTATCAGCCTATCTTGATTTGCATCAAAACTAGATATAGATACATGACCTAGTTCATTAAGCTTATATCCGATTGCTTGTTTCTCTTTTCCGTAAAAGAAGATCCATGACCTATCGGCACGCCCTTCTTCATGAGAAATTGATCCGTCTCCAGCGAAAAATCCTTGTGCGTAGGCTGAGCTATATGGTTGTACTTTATAGTTCCCGGAGATAGGGATATTAGTTAGTCGCTCTAACTTCATACCGGCAGAAAGCTGTCCTGCTGTGCAGTAAGAGCCGTCAGAAAGATAGAAACGATGATTTGGAGTGCAGTCAACGTAATGCCCGTTTGTGAGCGTTACACGTACGATTGGCTGATTAGAGCCAGTCTGTCGAACATGCACATTAGACCATGCTTCTCCATTCCATACCTCTACTACTTGCCCTTCTAGGCTCTCTATTTGCTCCCACCCAGAGCGAGTAAGTATTTGTGTTTCACCAACAACACATGGATTGCTAGTTTCAATTGTCTCGAAGTAACTGCTATTAGCCATCTGATTGGCGCGCTCCATAAAGAACACACCGGGCTCCCCTGACTTCCAAGCAGCTTCGCAAATTTCGTTCCACAGATCTCTGGCTTTCAATGTCTTACCAACTACTATTTCGCCAGTCTCTCGTGATTGCCACCGTAATGTCCAGTCGAGGTCGTTCTTTACTGAGTTCATGAATTCATTACTAATACATACACTCATGTTGCATCCGCCAAACTCGCCGGGAGTTTCTTTAGCATGAATAAATTCTTGAATATCAGGGTGACTGATATCGAGCATAATCATAGCAGCGCCGCGACGAGTGCCTCCTTGCTGAATAACCTTTTCTGTAATGTGCGAGAATGGGTCAGCCCAAGATACAGGGCCAGATGAGTATCCGTTAACCTTCTTCACGATAGCTCCACGCGGACGAAGACTAGACATGTTAATACCTACCCCTCCGCCCTTGGACTGAATCTCAGTCCACTCCCAGAGGGAGTCGCGAATAATCCCATCTCGTGAATCCTTCGGAGCAGGAATTACATAGCAATTCATAGCTGTCGCGCCACGATTCGCTCCCGAGGAGAATAGAATTCTGCCACCGGGCACATACTTAAAGTCCCTCATCATCTCATAGAAAGCCTGCTCCCATGTAATGCGATCTACTAGTTCAGGCTCTACGCTAGCAATTTCTTTAGCTACACGTCTCCACATCTGCTCCGGTTCAGTCTCTAGTTGCTCTCCCGTATTAGGATCTCGCAACGCAAACCTGTCATTAAACACAGTCCGCTGTACTTCAGTTAGCTTCATTATCGCCTCTCATTCTTCGTCTGTTTTCGGATGGGAGATTGAAGTATCCCCCCAGTACATTCCAATCTTTACGTCTGCTGGAAGAAGCCAGTCTTCTCCAAGAAGTAAGAATGGAATTGCTTCCATCGTCTCCTTGATAATCGCTGCTGCATCTTTTGCTGTTTCTATAGGGGCTTCGAAATAAAGTGCGTCATGCAGTGACATGATAGGTATAGCGCCAGTATGCACAAAATCGTTTAGAGGATAAGAAATCAGAGACGATGTGGACAAAGACAACAGGTCTGAGCCTGTGCTTTGAATTGGGAAGTTGACGGACACCCGAAGCAGATGCCCTTTCTTACCAAACCATTTCGGGTCATATGTAGGCTGCTGCCCGACTTTTAGCGCGCTTAAATGTCGCCTGCGCCCGAATACATTATCCTGATAACCATCACGTAATGTGCTCGCTCTAATCATCCTCATCCATCTATTGACTTCTCGATGGACTCTGAACCACATGTCGATGTAGTCTTCTGCTTCTTCGACAGAAATACCAAGTCTAAAAGACAGGGCCATAGCGGCCATACCGTACGCGATACCGAAGTTAATAGTCTTTGCTGTATCTCGTTGGGCTTTCGTTACTTCCTCTTCAATTACATTGAAGATTTTCATAGCGGTAGCTTTATGTAGGTCACCTCTTCGGAAACCTTCTTTCATAATTGGATCGTCTGCCAGTATAGATATAATCCGTAACTCTAGCTGCGAGTAGTCTGCTTCGATCATCGCGTACCCTTCTCTAGGGATAAACATTGATCTGATATCTTTGTTCCTAGCTATGTTCTGAGTATTTGGATTAAAAGACGAAAGTCTACCAGAATCAGTCCCATCTACTCTGTAATTAGTACGAATCCTGCCATCATCGTCGATAAACGGTAGAAGTCCTTTGCTTTTCCCTCCCGGCATGCCAGTAAGAAAGTTCTTCTTGATCTGAATACTTCGCTTCAGTTCGATAAGCACAGGAACGCACTCATGATACGGAGCTAGGCGTTCCAGTGTACCAATAGCAGTAGACGGAGCACCTTTCTTCGTAGTCTTGATGACTGGAAGTTTCAGGTCTTCATACAGCAGTTTCTGTAGTTGCTGAGGTTTGGATACTTCTACCATCACTCCAGCTTTTTCCCAGAAGTCTTGCTGTTGTTCTTCAATCTTCTCACCATACACAGTAGATAAGAACAATAGTTTGTCCTTGTCTACTAGTACGCCGTTGTCTTCGATAACACCGATAGCCTCTTGAAGAGGATGTGTGATATTCCTATAAACTCCCTCAATTCCGTCTGCTCTAACGAGCCACGGACAATAGTCTCTTACGTCTGTTGTCATAGCTATAGCCGGGAGAAAGCGGCTTTTACTCCTCTTGATTCTAGTCGTATAAGTTTAACAATCTTCTTAGCTACACGTAACGCGGTATCCGCATCAGCGCCTGCGTATTGGTCACGAATGTCAGCAGGATACAACGCATAACCTGATTGCTTGATGTGTTCTTTTTCTTCAGGAGTAGCGTTATCTTTGAATGAATCGTATCTACGCATAGTAGTGAATATTGTCCTAAGATGGTCAAGACCATGCGGTCTCTCTTCGTGAATCATCGAATACCCTAACTGGGTATCAAAGAAAAAGTTGTTTACTTCAATTCCGTGTACTTTACGAATATACCTCTTGTCGAACTTGCCGTTACCGGCTACCTTCGGTACATGATTTTCAAGAATTTCCTTGACAATCTCAAGTACAATCTCTTTGTCTTCTCTGTTCCATATCTCAGCAGCCCATTGCCCTAAGATTGGAATTACAATAGCTTCTCCTTCTTTCACGGAGAAGCTGTAGCACAGGATATCGGCATTTGGCTTAAACGGATTCAAGCCTGTAGTTTCAGTGTCGAATGCCATCATATCGGCTTGCATGAGAGTATCATACGCTTTCTGCAAGTCATCTAAGTCTTTGACGACAAACACATCCGTACCTTCTTTCTTGAAGGTAGTTCCTGTAGCTACGTCTCTAGCCTTAGTGATGTCATTCATAATAATTTCGTAGTTCTTATAGTCAGCGAAAATGCTTCCAGCAGCAAACGTAGGCACTACAGGGATAAAATAATCTTCTTCAACCTCTAGATTGAATACTGACCCTCGCTGTAGTGTGACGCCAGAAATCCCTAGAACAGATTCTAGAGATGCCTTACCCATCGTGATAATCACGTTAGGCTGTACTATATCTATGTCTTCAAACAGATAGTGCTTGCAAGCTTCCCTGTGCTTCTTGAGGATGTTCTTACCAGCGCATCTGACGCTGCTAGTGATGAACACATCCTCTTCAGAAATGTCGCAGGCAGACAAGATTTTGCCTACAAGACTACCTACTCCTCCTGTTAGTAATTTGCCAGCAGATTCGTCAGACGAGCTAGGCACGTCTATGACAATCATGTATGGCTTTCTAGCAGGAGAATGCTGGACTACTTGAGCACGTGTTTCACATCTGTCGCAGTCTTGGCAATCATTAGGCGCGGGCATCTCGCCTCTTTGTGTATTCGGCTACGAAATCTCCTACACTATCGCAGACAATTACATCTTCGATAAAATGGAAGATATTTTCACGCATACCAACCACATAGCAAGTTTTGCCCTTTCCCATTGCATAGCCAAATTCGACATGCCTTCCTCCTCGTAAGTGCGGAATAGTTGGGTCTTCTGAAAATAGCACAATAGCATCCGCTGCATCTACGTCTTCTAAGTCGATAGTTGCGTAGTACTTCAGTAGATCATGTTCTCGATCGATATTCCCTTCTCTGCGTACATTGTGCTCTTTCTGCTCCTTTTCCCAAGAAGATCCTGTTTCTTCAATGTCATGCCATCTTGATGTAACTTCGATACCTGCGTGACGAATAACTGGGGCTACGCTATGTCGCATTTCTTCCTTGCGTGAATACATTGAAGCGATATATACTTTTCCCATTTATATTGCTCTCTTTCTTGTTTTTCCTACGATTGTAGAAAGTGTGAGTGGTTTTGCATGTAATAGTTTGTCTCGAAGTACAGGTTCTGGAGTGTTGCCGGGGTCTTTACCTTCTTCGAATTCTATGTAAGTTAAGTTCGTATGTTTACTAAGTGCTGTGTAAATATCTGCCACTGCGCTAGATTTTCTACCATGTTCGATAGTCCAAGCATCGGCGTCATATCCTAGGGTAATCTCTTTAGCCTGACATTGCAAGAGCATAGCCATTTGAGTCGTCGATAAGTGCTTTCCAGATGATGCTACAGCAATGTCAGGTAGCTTCAACATATCAAATGGCCCCTCTACAAGAAGTATTCTGTCATTTCCTATGGTCTTATCGATGTTAATCAGGAACTGGCTGTTGTTAGAGCCTTTTGGGTGCAGAATCTTTCTAAACTCTTTGTTATCTCGATTGAATATTGATCTAGCTCCCCACCCGACTAACTCTCCTAGATACGTGTATGGTATTATCACTCGCATAGAGTAGAACCCAGTACGTACATACCCAATCCCGTACTCCAATACAGTGGATGCTGGAATGTCTCTGCTTCGCAAGTAATTCCAAAAGGCTTTTTGTTCAGACGTGGCAGGTTGTGTAAGTAGTTTGAATCCCTCAGGTAATTCAATACCAGTAATGCCGATATCTGGCATCTCTATTAGCTTACCTACACCTCTACCGTGTATTACAGTATCTAATACTGCGCCATACTCGTAGCCTGTAAATTCGCTCATCCATCGGATGAAGTTTTTCGTAGCATAGCCACAATTGTGACAATATGCTTTTCCAGTATTGCTGTTGAGATACATCCTCTTCCTAGTATCATCGCAAAACGGGCAGTTGAAGAATAATTCCTCTCCTGCTACACCATATTGCACACCGCGCTTACGTAAAAGTCCTGCTTTATCGAACGTTTTAATTGCGCGTTTTACCTGATAATCAGTAGGCATTACCCAGCCTCGATAAACTTAGAACGAGAAAAATCTAAAGCCAATCTGAGCGGCGGTGGAATTTCGTTGTTTCTGGCTTTCAATGCAGCCAAACGTGCTTCGTTATTTTGAAGTTCTGCTTCTGTCTGGGCCAATGCTATAACATAGTCTGCAATCTTTACTTTATCCCAAGAGTCAGCCACGTCAATGATAAGTGGAGTATCTCTAGAGAAACCTTGCCTGTTCGTCTGCGATGCTGACCATACTGGTACTTTGTAGCTTTGCCCTAAACTACGGATGTCCGTGTATACCCACGCTAGTTCGTCTTTACGTGAATCATATCTTCGGTCTGATTTCAGCAAATCACCATAATCGATGCAAATCAGGTCAGGTAATTTATCTTGCCGTGTAGCTAGTAATTCAATATGCCCCTTCAAATCGCCCACAGAGGCCGTCTGCGCCTGAAACTCCTTAACTATGAGTCCAGCGTCAGGATGGGCATATTTTATCTTCTGTAGGTGCTCTGAAGACCTTCGCCGTGCTTCTCTGCCTCTTTCATCGAAGTCGTTGAACGGTACGTCGATAATTCCAGACAGAATTCGTTGCCCAACAATCTGTGCCGACATCTCCAAAGTGTAGTAAAACACAGAGTATCCTAGCATAAAAGCAGTTCTTGCAACAAAGCAAAGCCACTGTGATTTTCCTCTACCGGGAGGTGCCATGAAAATTCCTAGCTCAGATCCTCGAAGACCACCAGCTAACATGGCATCTATACTAGGAAGACCTGTTGGGATACATAACGTGTTGCTGTCTGCTGGATGATACTTATCTTCAGTTAGCTGCCAGAAGGATGCTAGACCTTCTTCTTCGTCAAGCAGCATCCCTGTTTCGATTTCTTTTACTGCGGATAGTTCCGTTGGCACATCAGCGAGAATTTGCTGCGCTGCGTCTACTTCGCCTTGTTCAATCAGTTGTGACGCTTCAAGAATTCTCGTAGAAAGGATAATCTCTCTAGCCCAAGCGTCTGTATGGTCAATGATGAATTCTTTCAGTCCATGTGTCTCTACTGGTAGAGCGTCTTGGAACGTTTGTAATGCTAGTTCTTTCGAGAATGAACGCACATCAGGTGCGTCAGATAACCACATCTTGTACGCATCTTCTGTGATTAGTTCGTCGTACTCTTCGAAGTGCTTGATTGCTGTCTCGATGCAGTGTGCTAGCTCTGGGCCTAGCTCTCTTGTAGCTCTCTTGATGTTACCTGAATATGTGCTCACATAGTCAGCATCATTACAAAGCAACCACACCACATGTCTCAGGAATGTGCTATCCGGTATCTTCATTCACTGCTATCCCTCCTCTTGAATCGAGTGCGTGTGGTCATAACATGATTATTACGTCTTTCCTTCAGCCTCTGCATAGCAGACTTTACCTGCCGCGCCGGGGCTTCTTTCTTCGCTTCTTTAAGTTCTAGTGCTTCATCGTAAGCGGCGTCTGCTTGGGCGTCAGCTTCAGCAAACCTCTTCTCCCATTCTTCATCAGACCTACGACGTTCTTCTTCTCGCTCTGCGAGTCGTTGCTTTTCTTTCTCTATTACATCCAAGTCAGTACGAGGTACAAGATAATCAATTCCTGCTCGTTCTAAGTGCCTCCTGTACCAATCATCTTTGCCTTTGTACATAGATCTAGCTTCTGCCGCGTCTCTTGAAATAATTGCGAGGTTGGTAGCGAACGTATACGACAAGTCTCTGGCTTCTTTACCGAACCACTTAAAGTTTGGCGCGTCTGCGTATTGTCTCTGGTTGTTCAAGAAATACGTCAGGTGTGCAGCAATAGATGGGTACGAGTTGTCTACCAGCAATCGTCGGAAGTTGATAGCTACTTTGTCTTTCGGCGCAATCTTGTAACCGAACAGGTCGCAGAAGTAGTGGTGTATAGTCCATAGTTTGTCTACATCTGTGGATTCGTCTGACGTGGTGTTCAAGATAGAATGCTCTGCGTCATCCATTGCTGATTTCAGGTATAGTGTGATTTCTTCCAAAGTAACTCCTTCAGGCACAGGTGGTGCAATGATTATATAACGCTCATGGTCGATGTTCTCGGTGCATCGAATCAGACCTGTTTCTTCTAGCAAAGGGATAGACCTATAAAACCTGTCCTTCTTGATGGCAAAGCTTGTGACATAAAATGAGTTAACACTGCTCAAAGCGTCAAGCACAGCGGCTAGCTTTCTAGCTCTCTGTACTTCTAACGACACATTATTTCGTACCCAACGTAAGCTCCACGAGTCTGCTGGAGCATACGGGACTTCGCTTAGCTTTACTACAGTTACTGGTGCGACGGTCTTGAAGTAATAGTTACTGGAGGATGGTGGATCTGCCATACGGGGCTATCTCTCTTTCTAAGTGATGTAGATCGTAGGGTACGATCGAATCTCCAACATGTCAAGGGTGAGAAGGGTGCGAATGCTAAGATCTTATATTCACTAGTGATAAGTGACTATATATATATATCTTAGCATTCTCACCCTTCCCACCCTTCGCACCCTTCCCACCCTTCGCACCCTTCCCACCGTTGATACACTAGCCGCATCAGTAATCAATGGTGGGAATGCTAGGGTTACCATCTAAGCAAAAAGCTAACCACCCACACAGGAATATTCGCTTGACATGTTTTCTGACCAGTGTTACCCTGTGTAATACACACGGAAGATATAGGAGACACATCTATGATCAGTTTTATTCAGACACTAGTCCTGACGCTACTTCTCGGCTGGAACCTAGTAACAGCACCTCAGACTACTACACCAGAAGCCATCGTCACATCAGACCCTAATCACTGCATTAGCGCTATCTGGGAGTATGACACAGAGACTTTTCTAGGTACGCCGGTTTGGCGAGGTTACTTCCCGAGTCAGGCAGACACCCCTCTAGTGGCGAACCTACACGTTATTCGCGAGGGACGAGCCTATTGGGTGTTCTCGAACAATAACAGCCCGTGCAGTATGTCATTCATTGACGGTCGAGTCCATGCTGTCCAAGCTGTGTACGGTAACACAGCGCCTCTGGTAAATAGTGATGCTGTCATTGGAGAGGTACTGCACGCGGCTGATGCCTACGGGACTGACTGGCGACTACTATTCGCTATCGCTTCAGCAGAGTCTTCGTTAGGGCGGTTCGCTTGCGGCGGTAATGCTTGGGGATACGATAGTTGTAACACTACATTCGACTCTTTTGCAGAAGGCGCTGCGTTCGTAGCTAATATGTTGGCGAATAATCCACTATACAAAGAATTGGATACTCGCGGTAAGCTATGTATGTGGGTAGCCGGGAATGCGTCTTGTCCTACCGTACATTCTATCGAGTATGCCGACACTGTGCTATTCTTTATGAGGTTGCTTGACAGGGCTCTTGTAGGTGATTACCCTTGAACGTAAAGGTCAATGTTATTGCTGACGACGATGTAGATCGACTTAAGATAGGTCACGTATGGGCTAGTAAGTTAACACCAAGAGAACGCACAGCTTACACTGCGCTTGCGCTGGTAGCGACTCAGCCCATACCCACAATGACACTAGATGTATTAGCCAGACAGGCTAATATGTCAAAGTCGCAAATGCAGAAATGTATTTACTCGCTGTCCGCTCATGGTTTAGTAAGCGGACTAGCTTAAGGAGGCAGTAAGAGTAGTCGTCTGGTTGTCTTCTCTAAGTGATGTTTCAGAGGACAAGGTAGTACCTCCTAATCGATATCTATGTGTGTGACGGCTACTCTTACTCTCTACTCCCTGTGATACTTATCTATCAACCTTACGATATCGTTTTCTGACTTGACGTTGTAGGCTATTTCGAGCACTACAGCAGGATATTCGTCTTTCCCTCGATTTGCTATTGTATGAACTTCATAAGGCTTAAAGGTATATGGCTTGAATTTTTTCATCTTCTTGCCGTTTATATATGCCTTACCTTCGACCAAAATCATAATCTCTGTTTTGTATAAGTGGAACTGAGTACTTAGTGCTCCGTTTTCTTCTAAGAGCATGTACTTCACTACAGTTCCATCGTATCCAGTGTTGCTGATTATAAATTCAGCGCCCCAAGGTTTCTCTATAGCTGTATCTTGATTTAGTAAAGTACTAGTCAGTACTGTAGACAGCTTAAGTTTGTGTTTACTTATCATACTTTATTCTGTTTCCTCTTCGTTGATAGGTTACTAACTATCATATAGTGGATACTCCCTGATTAACATTTCTCTGTCGTCATCTGTGATGATGTTGTTCATCCAACAATATGACATGATCCCTCTGTACACGTCGGACTCATTTCCATAGCATATTTTTGGATTGATGTAGTACGTAGAATCTGTGCTTTTATAGATGTGGTCGCCAAACCCTAGCATGTGCCCTAGCTCATGCTTTAGATTCCACTTGATGTAAAATTCTGGCTCATTTCCGATGTATAGCTTCGGGCCAGTTGGGTCTATCATATTCACCCAAGTCCTACCATTAGCATCAAGTAGCACATTATGTGGTGCGTTAATCTCGATAACTCCGTTTGTCTCAAAGCACGGTCTTACGAAGTTCCAGCTACGTGTGGCGTTGCGTAGTTCTTCTACGATTGCTGGCCTCTCCCTAGCCAAACTAGGATGAATGTGAAGTGTTATAGGTAGCTTAGGTTTATTTTCTGGGTTAATCGCTAGATGACACATGTGCGTCCCTCCTATTTTCTCTCGCAAAGTCGCCAATCATACGATAGATACTTTCTTTCCGTAGAACCTCTCTAGCTCGTAAGCCAGAGCAGGGCCAGTCTCTGATAAGTATACTGTGGAATCGTAAATCAGTGGATCTAGGTAATGGATACATACGTATCCAGTGTATGTGTATGTTGGTTTAGTTGTGTTTTTCATTCAAAGCTTTCAAAGTGCTCCTCGCACAGTTCATATAGATAGCCCTCAAACTTGTGTGTTCGACATGGGAAGTATACTGCTTGTTTTGTATTCCTCTTGATTATGTATAATTCTTCGCTATGATCTACGCATTCATCACACAAGTGTATTGCTGTAGTCACATCGTCTGTACTTACATACATCAACTTTGCTCTTTCTTAGGTTGTTTAATCGTTCTGTTGCGCAAACGGGAGCATCTAGAACAACTTGCCTCCATGCTTATATGGGCGCGTATCGTTATATGCCATTTTTGCTTCCATAACGTGCTCGATATCGACCTTAGCCGAAAATAGTGTATCAAAGATACGAATGACACAATCGATTAGCTCTACTGCCCACCCTTCAGGCTTAGCTCCTCGCCAGTACACATCCTTAGCGTCTTCTCTTTTAGCCTCTAGCGCTTCTGACAGCTCAGAGTGCATAAGTGCCACCATTTCTCCGAAGTTACGTTCTTCACCCTCCCACCAGCCGTGCTCTCTCGCTGTATTGTGAATCTTTGCTGCTGCTTCATTGATATTCATGTATTACTCCTAATATATTTGTTGTCTAAAGTTTGCACAATGTCCGATAGTTCGAAAGGTGTCTTTATTACGCTAACTGGTATGTCATTAGCTTTGTACGCGTTTCTTCTAGACACGTTATGGCGTTCTACCACTTTGTGCCCTGTATCTACGAAATCTAGCACAATGCAGTAAGGTTTACCTTTCTTTCTGATTCCCCGCCCTACTCGTTGAATAGCTAAATGCTTGGCCTTTCCGCCTCCAGCTAACACCACCATAGAGATCTCAGGTATATCTACACCTTCAGATACGACTGTCGATATGATTCCATTTATCTTTCCAGATGCCAAATCGTTAAATGCTGATTTTCTTTTGGCTCCTGACCAACTACCAGTGACGAAAGGATAGCCTGTGTCTTTACTTAATGCTTCACCGTGTGCAAGTTTATTTACAATAACTAGCGTAGCAAGTTTAAGTTCATCTGCTTGGGCGCATAGGTTTACTATTGTTTCTATTTTGTCTTTATTCTCGATGATAAGTGTTTTCTCTAGAAACTCGTATGTGTATTCCCCGCTTACAGATATACCAGACTTGAAGTCTACGCAGTATACATGAGGAGGAACCACGACAGAATCATTAACACCTTCTTGCATTCCGTAAACAAAGAATGGTCTAGCCGTAGCGCCGATAAGCCTTAGCTCAGACCCGATAGGCTCCTTGAATGGTGTTGCACTCATTCCGAACCTATAGAAAGCGTCTATATTGTTTGGTACCTTTGCCCAAGCCAAAGCTGTCGATGTGTGATGTGCCTCGTCAATAACCATACAACCAAATTCAGAACATATCTGCTTAATTTCTCTAGGAGAGTACCTAGCGAGACTCTGTAGTGTTGCGACAGTTATATCTTGTACATCGAATGTACCGTCTCCAATAACACCTACCCTAGAGTTCTTTAGACGTTCCTGCATTCTTTGGGCTGTCTGTATCATAAGGGACTTGGAAGGTACTAGGATGATTGTCTTTAGTTGTAATGCTTCTATAATCCCGGCAATAGTTTCTGTCTTACCAAAACCAGTAACTGCTTGTATAATGCCTCTTTGTTTTTGTACTGCTGCTGCTACGGCTGCTCGTTGGCTGTCTCTTAGTTTGATTCCTGTAATAGACACAGGAATATCTAATTTAGATACATCGTTGATAACTCTATTGTCTTTCCTAGACACCAAAACGTCGCTCTCCTCGCGGAGAGCTTTCAGCACTGTCGGAACCAAACCAGTTGGCAATTTTTTCTGTTTGGTACTAAATAGATGAATGTATTCGTCGAACTTTGGGTCATTGTTTTTGTACCCTTTCATGAATTGAAATCCATCTTTTTTATACCGTGTAACCTTATCTATTAAGGCTAATATGTATGGCTCGTCTGTTTTTACATCAGTGTATACATTACCGATGTCAAATCGTACTTTAATTTGGTTCCTCGCTTTGGTCAACAATCAACGTAAGAAACAGAGAAGTGTCTGTTCCACCTAGAGTATTAAGTGTATTACCTAGGTGAGTAAACACAGTTTCCAGCATATTCTCTTCTAGGTTGGTTCTTCCATCGTATGATGTGAACACGCCTGTAGTTTGCTCTACTACTACGCCTTTGAATTGTACAAAGAACTTATCAAACAACTTGACATCGCCTGTGTCATATCCGACACTTACAAGAACTGGTGAGTTGCTAAGAGGTTTCGCCTGCTGGCTGGCATCAAAATCTGGTGTGTAGATTTCACCCTCTAATCGCACCAATACATCCCTGTCTGGGTCTGCGTATCCTAGAAATTCTCCTAGCGATTCACGAAGTGCTTCGTTAAGCTCCTCCCGTACACTAATACCGCCTACTGAGATACGATCATCTGGTAGGTTAGTTTCACTTAGGATTCCTTCTAGTTCGATTCCTCTGTCAATATACATTGTTTCTCCTAAAGTAATAGATTGGATTTGATAGCTACTGAGCTATATCCTTTATAATTCTCGTATTGTTCCATCGTTTCTTGAACCATCTTGGCTACCTTGCTCTTCTTAATGCCCGTGGCTTCCCATACTGCCGATGCTACGGCGTCAGCGCGGTCTTTCCCATAAGCATCATGATCAATTCTTCCGTTTTTATACTTCAAGAACAGTAATTCATTAAACAGATCTTCGTCATCCGGCAGGTCAATGAAATTCGAATATACAAGTAGTTTTAGGTTTCTGTACATCTGAAGCTGTTGGGCATTGCTGAACGACATATCGTACGCGGCGATGTTATTCTGCCACAGCTTCTGAATAGAGTTTGCCGAGTTCCACTTGTCAAACGTTACTTTCTTAATTCCGTAGTATCTTGCTATTTTTAAGATAACCTCGTCAACGTTTAATACATCCACTGGAACGTTGGACTTAGGTTCCCATGTGAGAACAAAGTCTACTACTACTTTCTTTAGCTCTCTTTCTCCTTCCTCGTCTGCGATTATGATTGTTTGTGGCAGAGTGTGGCATACACATAGAGAGAAGTAGTCTTTCACAAGACCGGGGTCGCCGTGCATGAAATATTCCGCATCGTTCACTGCTAAGGGTAACCGCTCTATGTCGATATGTACATAGGAAGTTTCAAGAGTTTCGTCTGATGCTGCTGTCTTTAAGATAGCTCTCTTGATTACAGATTTAGATACTACTGGAAGCATGAGTTCCTTGTTTACGGCTTCAGATAGCTTGACTGGTATTTCAAAGAACCCATCTTCCTGTGGAGGCGGATCTGCCATGTACTTTGTTCTGGCATCAACTGGGTCTTTCTTGAAGTGTTGAGCGTACGGCGCAGGTACTCTCAAGTTGAGGTCTTCTATAACTTCCCAAGGAATGTCCTTGTACAGAGGATGTGTTTCATCCCATTGTGGGTTGATATCCCACGTAGCGCCTTTGTCCCCATAAATCTTAGGATTCGCCGCAGACTCTACCCACTTGTCATACGTGAAGTCATTAACCTGCTTACGAGGGAATGAAATCATCATCCCAATCCAGCGATATGAAATAAATCTAGTGTCCGCAGAAGAGTGTAACGTATCGTAGCATCTCTTTGCGTTATCTGTACCAGACCTAGTTCTGAACGCTGAAGCTTCGTCCATTACCCAAGCGATAACATTAAACCCCTCCCAGCCTTCATTCTCTGAGTGTTTTGAATGTAGACGAAGGTTTATAAATGGAAACTCAATTGTTTCTTTTCCTATTTTGGGGTTGAACTTGTTGAAACACTGTCTCTTAATTCTAGATGTTAACTTGGTAAAGAATACTTGATTAGCTTGTCTTGCGTTTGGCGCAATGTTTACTATGTCTAGTGCTTCGTCGTCCGCCATTCCGAAGAAGTTATGAGGATCTTTCATACAACATATTACATATGAAATGTATGCCATCAAGTAAGAGACTAGCAGATCTTTACCGCTACCCTTTCCCCACACCAATGCAGCTTCGTGAGGGAGATCCATATTAGTGAAAATCTTGGTTGGGTCATTTCCTAGGATAGCATCCATAGCTGCTTGCTGTCTTCGTGACAGTTTGTGCTGCCCTAGATATTCTTTAGATACTAGGAACTCCTCGAATTTTGGAGGAAGCTGCTCCCATACTGATTCTTTTACGGCCACGTTACTAGATTCAAGACTGGATGATCCGCGTGGCATGAGTATTTTAGCTAAAGCATCGTATGCTTTAGTAGTGTCTTGCTGCCTAGTAGCGTTTTTATTCATCTCCTGATAGCACCCAATCAGCCAGTTCAGGAGTGTTCATTACTCTTTCCATGAATTGTTGAATCTGGTTGTCATCCATAATATCGCGGATAATATTTGCGATAGTCTTTAGCTTCTCTTTTGCATCCTCTTCGATCTGGAATGGGGAACCACCGTAGTTATCAATCAATTCTTGCTGTAGTTTAATAGCCGTCAGTGTATCTTTTGCGCTAGGGATAGCCCCATTCTGTAATGCTGTAAGATAGCGAGAGACAATGGAGTCTAATGTTTCATAGTTTCTACGCATAGCCTCCGTAGCGTTAGATATAACGTATCCTTCCATCGCTTTGGATTTACGCTCGCTAGCGTATCTCCAAAGCATATGGTACGACATCCCCTCCGCAGCGCCATTATCTACCAGCCATTGATACACTTGTTTGGCTGGTATGTGTTCGACGAATAGTTTTTCATCTATCTGTTCTTTATACTCGTGTTGCAAGATAGGCTGGTAGGCCACCCTAGGCCCACCTACTACCCTGATACTCTCTACGATTCTGCTCTTGCTCACTTGTTACCTCTAAGTTATACTGTATCTACAGTATACTTAAATTGCATGGAGGTGTGCAAATAGCAAAAGTTGAGTATGACGAGAGTGCAAATGTATACTACCGAAAGAACAGAGGAACACTGTCGATGAGAGCAGTTGAACAGATAAGAAAATCCGCTCAAATAGAAAAAGTATCAATAAGGCCGTCCCAATCTAGACTCAGGAACGGCAGGAGAAATTAATGGAACAGTTTTTTGCTACGTTTGATCCACGCATGTTGTCTATTGTATTTATGCTATTTTTGGGTGATATCTTATTTGGTGTAGTTAGGTCTATCAAGGATGGAAACTTCCAGCTATCGAAAGTAGGGAACGGCCTAACGCAGAAGACACTTCCTTTTGGTCTTGTTTTAATTTTTGGTAAAGGAATGCAGATAGCTGCCGAGGGGTCAGCTTGGGCTGATTACGTAACCATCTCATACAATATTGTTTGGGGTGTAGTAGGTGTCACACTTGTTGGTTCTATTAAGAATAATATCGAGAAAATTATGGGAGTATCTCTGCCTAATTTCTCGATTACCAAACAACCTGTGGTAGAGGAGCCAGTGCCGGAAGACCATAGCACAGATATTTACAGTGACTTAGATCCTAAGACTCCGTACTCTATTAAGGCAGGCGGCATGGGGTCGCCGTTCAAGCCATGACACGCTTACGCCACGTTGATTTGGATAACGCTGAAGAAGAATTCCTAGACAGAGAGGAACTATATTATCCAGTTAAGTCTCAACCTAAGAACAGGCATGGTGAAATAAAGTGTGCCTTCTGTTATAAAGTAGGAGGCACACTTGTAAGCGCCAGAGGCAGTAGATTAGTACATACTGATTGCAGAGAGTTCTTCGACGCGGCACATGGTGAGGCACCTACGCGTCGCAGAATTAGAGACAGGTACTAATCGAATTCGTTTTTCTACTTACTACGGTGTAGTTACTCCAGTACTTCGTTAGAGTATTGATGTCTTCTACTGGCACGAATGCTGTTTGAATTCTGGTATCTGTATGTTTACCGAAGTCTAGCAAAGCATCGCCGTTACCTGTCAGGTTTTCTGCGCCATTGCGATCTAGAATTACTCTAGAGTCAATAGCACTAGATGTGGCGAACGCAACTCTAGACGCGATATTGGCTTTTAGTCTTCCTGTGAGGATGTCTCTACTTGGGTGTTGTGTTGCCAGTATTAAGTGAATACCAGCCGCCCTACCTAGTTGAGCAATCCAGATAATGTCTTCAAGCGTAGTTTTCAGCGAAGCTACCAGTGCAGCAAGCTCGTCAATCACCACCATCACTCTTGGCATCTTTTTATCGCTTACCTCATTGTAAGATGAGATATCTCTCACTGTCATTTCGAACGCACGGTACCTACTATCCACCAATGCTTTAAGTGATTCGATAGTGTACGCTGCTTCTTCGGGGGAGTATGAGTTAGGTGCTAATAGGTGTGGGATTCCTTCATACGGGCCAAACTCTACGCCACGTTTCAAGTCTACCAAACATAATTGCACTTCAGTGGGCCTGTAGTTAGCTAGAACAGAGCAAATAAGCTGATTTAGGAACATACTCTTCCCGGAGCCTGTAGTGCCTGCTACGAGCAAATGAGGCGCTTCAGCGAGGTTTATTTTTGTGAGCAAGCCGTTTGTGTTTACACCGGCTGGAAGTGTTACTTTATCTGCGTCTCGACAGTTAGCCACTACCTCGCTTAAATATAGTGGCTTGTATGTTTTATTAGGTACTTCGATCTCCAAAGTACCGTATTGGTTGTTAGGAACCACGCGGACAGCTTCTACTCTAAGCTTGAATGCTATCTCGTTTTGAACATTCCTTATTGTAGAGAACCTAGGCATCGATAAAGGACTCATAATGTATTTCGAGATACGCGGCCCTCTGATTACGTCTACCGCTGAGCATACAATGTTATATGCTCTTAGCGCGGTTTGTACTGTATCTAAGTTGAGTTCGTTATCTACCGCGTGTTTAGGTGGCTGTACTAGTAAGTCATTTGTAGGTAAGTTGAATGCTCCGTATTCAACTAGAGCGGGAGGTTCTATACTAAAAGACGCTAAGGATCTTAACTTCTCGATCAGTTCGCTCGGATAATCTGTCGAACGAGTCAATAAAATTTGCTCCATAAATGTTACGTAAATACTCTCCAATCGAGTACCAGATTTTTCCTAGAATCTTGTCGTCAGCCACAATAGTGACCATATCTACATCTTCCATTCCTGCTATTACTAGCGTTGGGATGCCACTGTTCTTGTGCACGAATGTATTAATAGTATTCGCATCATGTAGAATAATTTGCGGTACAATCATTAAATGACCTTTCCGTTTTCTCTTATCTTTACGTCTGCCTCATGCGCTCTCTTAGCGGTCACTACTTCGTATGTTGGTCTAGTAGGAGACTGATCAAAGATCCATAGCGAATAGTTATCTTTTTCTTCTTCTTCCATAAATTTATTAACAGCTTCATACGAAGGCGCTTCTATTAGAAGTTTATCTCTGTATTCTCTTCTAACTGTTACTTGGTAGATTGGCATACTCTTCTAGTTCCTTTGATACGAGTTTTATTTGCTTTATCGCATAGTCAATGTCGATTAAAATGTTACCTATAAGGTCTTGATAGTCTTGTATTCTGGCTAAAGCGCCTCTTAGCCAATAAGTGTATGCTTCTACTGGAGTAGGGGACGCATATGTGACTAAGGTATATGCTTCCTTTTGTCTCCATTTAGGAATGCCGTATTTAGTTACTTCTGTGCAGACAGCTTCAGCTAGTTTGTACCCAGATTCAACTCGCACGTACCATCCGGTGTCGCCCTTTTTAGGGAACCATCCTTCTTTTTCTTCTGTCATTATGGTTCATTCCAATAGAAGTCATCATTGAATCCTGCGTAGATCTTTACGTTATTCACATTCGGGTTAGCGGCTACTACGCGTTCCATTACTTCTAGTATGTCCCTGCTTTCTGCTCGACTAAGCTTAGTGTGTGCGCCACGGTTTCCCCAGCTAGCCCACGTATCATACGGGTCAGGTAGATTTTCTGCTTTGATAGCTTCGCTAAGCGCAGCTAGTGCTCTTTCATCAGCCCAGATGATACCGACATTTACTAGCTCATTGTTGCTTTCATTGATAGATACTCTAGGCGTTGCATGTCGCATACGATCTACTAGACTTACTTCGTACACAGAGAACCTGCGTCCTACAAAATCGTCTGCTTCTAGTTCTTCTGCTGCCCACACTGCATTCTTTTCACTATGCGCAAAGAAGGTCAGAGACAGAGGCTCCATTTCAGGAGTATCATCAACTAGAATGTATCTATTCCAATCGTACGTGCTTGGGGGGCGAATAGCGTCTAATGTACTTAGTTGGTAGAATCCCGTGGAAACGTAGTCTCCGAACTCGTCAACGTATTCTGCTAGCTCTTCTGCTAGTTCTTTTGGTGTTAGTGTTTCGATGTACTTCTTTTTACTCAATATGCATTCTCTCCTGTGATGTCCTCTCCGAACAGCATAAGCCCATAGAATGGTTCCCACTGCCCTTTCATTGCCTCATCATCTGCCATCAGTAGCAGGAAGTCATATGCTGCCTGTGAATCTCCTAGACTTGCTTCGTAGAAAGCCACTCTAAGGCTATCCGTCATTTCTTTCTCATCATCATCTTCTTCATATACGCCATCTTCGAAAGCCTCTAGACAGTCTTCAAAGAAATCTGCCAGTAGTGTGAATACTTCTAACGCAGCAGTAGTATCCCCTGTTCTGAACGTGTATACTTCATCATTATCCCGATTAATAAACGACAGTAGTTCTAGTTCAAGCATTGTTAATACTCTCCTTTGTCACAAACTCCTCTATATATACAAATGAAACGTTATCGTCATCGCAGCCAGCGTATTCCCATTCTTCCATAAATCTAAGTACATTGTTTACGGTAGGGTTATTATTTGCAGTTTCCCACGCTTCCTGTAGCTCCGCGACTCCTGATTCTTCGACTAAATATTCTGCTTGACCATCGTCCTCAAAGAACATTAAGACAGACGGCATTACTTCATCGGCAACCTCAAACATGCGTTTGTACCCATGGTGCTCACGTAATACCCAGAACTTATCTTTTGCCCTATCAGTCATGTCGCGTTTGTCCATAATCCCATAGCCTCTTTCATCCGTTTGATATGCTGGTTTGATTCGTGATCTTCTACCGTATCTAGGAATCGTTTGATTGCTGTCTTCATTTCAGCGCCTGCTGAGATTTTTTTCTGGAGGGCTACCAAGTCTCTATAAGTGAGAGATGCCAGATTCGTTACTGGCATCTCTCTTAGCTCGAACTTAGGTTTACTAGAAGTAGAGGCTGCTGTCGCTTGGTGCTTGTTTGACATCTGCACTCCACACCTTATTGAAGAAATTCTTAATTGAAAATTCGTACTCAGAACTGATGATTCGTTTGCGCTCAGCCTCTTGATGCATTCGGATCTGCTGTGTACGTTCTAATAGTCGCTTTTCACCTACTGCCATGTATCTATTTACCCCTTCTTGGTATACTGATGTTGAATTCTCGTTCAGCTAACTCTGCCATTTCTAATATTACACTATCTGGAACCTTTCTATCTCTGGTTGCGTTGCGCTGTAAACAAACATTTAACGGAACGTTCAGCAAAGACTTGCGAATTATATGTGCGCCGTACTCTTCCCCTAGAAGAGTTAGGGTCTTCACACTTCTCCTAGTAAGATTGGTCGTATCTACGATTACTGAAAGCTTATGCCCAAGCGCCTCTTTGATAATGTGTACTCTGACATTGTTGATGATGTTAGCTACTCTAGTATCGAAATCATTTCCTGTCAACATTTTAGTCAGATCATCGTTTGATACCCTTACGATGTTATTTTCGCTATGTAAGATGCGCATCGCCTCAGTTGTCTTCCCGCTGCCGGGTAGTCCCTGCATAATGTACAGGGTCAATTGTGTTTCAGACATATTCATTCCAATTACTATGTATGTTATTCACGCGGGGAATCCTGCTTCATCGTTCAGTAGATTATGCAGTGCGCGTAACATGGATACAGATGCAGACGCATCCATTGCGATTGCAATTGCTGTTGTGCCAGTGGATAGGAACCCAATACCTACTTTAGAGATCCAGACGTTATCGTGAAGAGTAGACTCTATAATTGGCTTCGGTACTGGAGACGATGTAACACGATTGTTAATAATTTTCTGTAGCAGCGTATTAACTAGAGGAGTTACGCGGCCTTCATCTTTAGACGACAGATATGGCCCAGTGTTGTTGAGATTATACAACCTGAAAAGACCTCGAAACCAATCGTATAGATTTTCTACTTCTTTGTGAGTTAGTGCCTGATTTGTTTTTACAGCTTGCATAAATTTTTTCCCGCACTCCTTATCTTTTTCCGGGCAACAAGCGATAAGTGTTGCATTAACAGCAATTGGATTAGCGGCCCAGTTGGTGTTCGTTGTGAATAACTTTTTTCCGCACCAAGCGCAGTTCATATGGAGATATGGGATGTACCCGAAGGTGCGAAAATCTATATTTGTCGTTACTGGCTTTTTTAGGAATACCTCGTTAATCGCCATTCCGCTTGTCTTGTTTTGCTTGATTGAGTGCTTGGTTCTCTTTACTTCCGCGATATTAGATAGCGTAAGTGTCAAAAGATCCTCCAGTTTGCAATCTCTTCTTCCTCTTTTGGTTGTTCTTCTTTTTGTTTACGGTTCGGATTCAGCAGGAACAGAGCAGTTACCGCGCTGCCTGCCGCGAACAACGCAATGTATGCGATTAGTTCTGAAATCATATATAGAACTCCTGTAATTATCAGAGCTATCGGAATCAAGACTAATAGCACAGCGCATCCTAGTGCTAGAGGTTGTGTAGCTAGACCCCACATAAATGCTATAAACACACCTATTCCGACGTATGTGCTACGCATGTACTAGTTGTCTATCTCCGGGGTCATCTTCGTCTAGAACGATTACACCCTTTTTATTGTCTCCCTCACCTCCAAACTTCTCGTCTAGTTTTTCCTCTTGTAGGACACGTTCCCACACTGAATAAATGAGATCTTTAATTGTGATTCCCTCGCCCCTTACCTCGCATAGTTCCCCGCAGTATGTCATTTTCAGGTACGATGAGGATTTCTTCCAATGATAAGCTGTGCCACAGTGTACACAATAGTAAATAGCGCCTCTATCTTCTAACACGATATTCATCGGCTGCTCCTTTAGCCTTTATAATACTCTCCTTAAACATAACACGATATACTTTTATTACACAAGTGCTAATCCTATTGGATCAGCTTTACTGCCACTTTAGTCTTGCGTTTACGTTTGGTATTTTTACGAGTCGGAGGCGGGATATACGCATCCTTCCCCTTAATAATCGCCTTACCTGTTTTCTCCGCCACAGGCGTAGAAGTAGGCGCAGAAGTAGGCGCAGAAGTAGGTGCAGACGGCGGATACTGGTATGGAGTTTGCTGCTTAGCAGATATAGTCACTGACCGTGGCACTACTTCTGTTGTTGTTACTTTTTCTTTCAACTTTACATCTACATTACTTTCCTTCGTATCTGTATCTAATACAATATTCTCGTCCTTATACGGTAAATGCGATAGAGGGGCCGCAGTTTCAGAAGCCTTACGATGTACATGTTGCATATCATGATCACTCGCTTCCACGAAAATTCCTGATGGGTGATGCGTAGATAGGCGACGATATACCTTACGTCCGCAGATTTGCTTTGCGCCTTCTACTTCTAACACATGTGTGCAAATCGTGTACCAACCTAGTACTGTAGGTACTACTTCTGTATCTAGACTAGTCATCGAACCTGTATGACCTCCGGCTTCTGTTTGACTTTCGGTTTCCTTTGTACTGGATATCGCGTTTACCTGTTGCTCTCTCGGCTTCTAGCCTTTCGATTGTGAATAAAGAGCGACCAGACACTGACATCTTTCGTTCTTTCTTCCTGTCACGCTCTAGAGCGTGACGGTCTTGGTAAATATCTTCCTCCATTGGAGTCTCCTCTGCGATTAAGTATCTCTTCAACTTACCACAGATTCCTGCTGAAGGCTAGAAATTAGAGCATCTTGCTCAAACTCCTTTAGTTCGTCAGACTCTGTCACAATTCGAATATCTCTAATTTTAACGTCACCGATACTAATTTCTACGTTATCTGCTACGCGTTTAATGAAAAGCGCCGCTACAGACACGTTGGAGCGTCTGTATCTGCCTGTAACGTTGCGCAGGGATGGGCTGAGAACAATCCAACTGCCCCGCAGATGTGTTGGGTATACGCGTACATCATCCTTGAATTTAGCGATTCCGTACGTGTGTTGAGAAATACCAGCAACAGACTGGATTCTGGGCATTTCTGTCATTGCACGCCCTACATGCACCGCAGCTACTGAGATAATAGAACTAATAGTATTTAAGCTATTATAGTGCCCAAATTGGCCTGAACGTGCGGCTTCTTGCCCTGCCTGTTGCAATGATACCAACGCATTTAGGTAATGGGTATTAGGCATTAACTGTTTCTTTCTCCTCAGCTACTTCTTTTGTTTCTTCGAATGCGTCGTCTAGCACAGCCATTAGTGTTTCGTACATGCCCGTCTGGAATTTGGTATGGCAACATAGCTCTAGATTCGCATCGTCAATAACATCTCCACTATATGCTAGGTGAATACAAGGGATGTCTCTATCGAAACACCCTTCACATAACTTGGAAGCCCAAGTGTCACATTCAGAGTGAATCATACCTACCATATCTTTATATGCCACTAAGATAGATGTGGTGTTTTCCTTTACCGCTTCGTCCTCTAGGAGCATGTAGCAAGAATAGCAGATTGTAGTCTCATTCCATCCAGTAGCGGAGATGATGCATTCATCCTCCCCTCCTGTTAAAACATCTTCGTTGCAGTAGAAACATAGACCTTCTTTACGGTATCTAGCGTACCCTTCTTCTGTGATCTCTTCTAGTTGATTGTCTTGTTTTAGTTTCTCCTCTAGAGTCTTGCCTTCTTTGTTGTAAGAAGAGTTCTCGAATAGCCACTGCTGTAGTGCGGCGTCATCCGAATCGTCATCGTTCGGTACTGGCTCCCACACTCCCGGAGAGCGGAGACGATACGTAACATTATTCATAACCATGTAGGAGTCGCTATCCGCGTACTTATACTCTTTGCGACTTTTATTTTTCATCGGCACATACTTACTATTCCTACGATTATCAGTGGACTTAAACCCGATGCTCGCGCCAGCCGTCGTAGCAGCAGCAGATCCCCAAACTCGGGATGCTGTGAAAGTATTATTCGAGAACCAACGCTCTTCATTCCATGTGCCCATAGACGAATTGATGATATTGACTTTGCGGTCAGTATCCAAAAACGCCAGCTTAGAGTAACCAATGTAACTGCGGACTAGTTCGCGCATTGCTGTGTGCGCCTGCCAGCCGACAGGCAATCGCTTTAGAATTTCATCAACGAATACACGAGTGTCTGATCGAGAATCATTTACAGGAATATCGATTTTGATAATACCGTTGTGTACAACAGCCTCTTGCTCTGTAACTGAGAACGGGTGAACATTGTCGATGCTCTTGACTCCATGCGTTCCGATGCGCCAGTGTAGGACGAATGGACTGTCATCCTTGTATTTATCGTGGTCTGGATAGAACATCTCCATAGCAGTGGTAAGTTCCATTGCCTTTTTGATTGTCAGTTTGTTATTCTCGTCTACATACATGTAACCAAAGCCGTCCGGGTTGTTGGCCCAGCAGTTCTCGAACTCTTGCTTCGTGATTTTCTGTTCAACATTAAGGACACAAATGATGCAAATAGTAGTATACCTCTTTCTTAAGATACAATTACAGATGGCAGTACTTCTGAAAGTACAGGATATCTATCAGAATTACTTAGGACGAATTCTTTGTACGTATTGCTTACCTCGTACCTGACCGCACCGACAGGGTATGGAGTGCCCTGGTTTACATCCCAGATACTGATAGGTATTGTCTTAGAAAAATTCCACATACTGTGTGCGAACTCTACGCTTTCACGCAAGAACTTCTCATCTGCTTTAGACTTGAAGTATCGCAGTTCTACAGTGTTATTTGGGGATAAGTTAAGTCCGAGATACCGGGTACTTGCTAGGCGAATAATGCGCCTTCCGTAGGCATAATTCTCGATTTCACTTTGCGACCACGTATCCATACTGTACCTACAGTAGTTATTTGGTTGCCTGCCAGCCATTCCAACGATAGTAGGCCGCATGTACTTGTGGAACATGATGAAATTGTACATGGTAGACGGGTTGAACGAGGATTTACTTAGATGTAAGTGCATACCAGCTGTTCTAGCTGACGTACGAATCCCGTTTAGCTCTGGGTGCTCAGCCTTTCCTCTCCTAGAGAACAAGTGCATTGGGAATTCTTTTTCCCACCACCCAAAATCACCGGGATCTGTCACAATCTCTACTCCGTGGAGTAGAGAGCCGTCGTTTTTTACGTACGCGAATGGTACTGATGCCCCATCGTTAAGCAAATTTGTGACGTAAGCGGTGAACTCTCTTCGATTGACATCGCGCTTCAGCTCTACCTCAAGCTCCATACCAATGAAAAGGTTGTTTACACTATTTACGTACTTTGTTGTCTTCTTTTCCGGTAGTCGGAAGATTGGTGTTGGTTTGTAGCCGTATGGGAAAATTATGCTCTTCTCGTTTTCTCTTCGCTCACATTCACAACACATGTATTCCTTATTAACTGCGTCAACAGCGCACAGGTCTCTGCTGAGGTCATTATATGCGTCTATGATTACATCATAGCAGGCTACACACCTATATTGCTCATATTGGTCAAGGTATTTTTCTCTACATTCAGTGCATACTGCGTAATACAATCTTTCTCTTATCCATTGAGGCATCGGCACACTATTGACTACTCGTATGTATCTAGCTACTGTCTTGCCCCCTTGCTCGTATATAGCCCATTTTGTATTACCGCACTCAACACAGGCTGTGACGTTACAGTTATGATTCATAGGGACTACAATTCTGTTTTCATTGATGGTTAAATCGATGTACTCTCCATTCACCATCAAGAACGAGTCTTCACATGCTGTACAGGTGCCCGTGTCTAGTAATTCTGTACATTCGTTACATATGCCATTATGGATATTAGTGTTATTATCAATTAGTTTACATAATGAACAGACCCCAAACGTGTAATGGAACCCTGCTGCATTACTGCCTGACCCTAGGATAGAGACACCAGTCTTTACACCACGCACTTCGTAATGACGCGTTTCTAGAAGTGCAGTGGGTTCGGATATTACAAGAACACGATTCGCAAGGCTAGTTGGTTCTACATTTAGATGGGTACCGTAAGGAAGCCTTCCTGTGTTTATGTAGACGCCGTAAGGAAGTCTCCACATAATAGCCGATTGATTTGCTGGCTCGCCCCCTGGGGTGTATGCTGCAATCGCTTCTGGGGCGTAAATCATAGTTGGTCTAGCGTTTGTGATTCTAGTTATATTCGTAACAGTAGTAGTTCTATTAGTTGATGCTTGCTGCGACGTGTTTACTGCATGTGCATTTGTTGTCACTGTTACGCGCACATTAGCTGTACTTGGCAATTTTTACTCCTACGCCGGTACCAGTTTCTTTAGGTTATGATTGGCAGTGCGTTCCAGATTTTCGATTCTCGATAGAGTCTTGTTGTACACTTCCTCTAGAAACGCGTATAGATGAGGATATGTTTTGCGATTTCTATATAACCACGCTAGAAATTCCATAGTGTTGCTAATCTTCCACGCTGGCATATCACGAGTATGCGCCCACGCAGCATGCGCAAACTCAATGTTCTTCATGATGCGTGAAGGGTTGATGTTGGACTTAAAGTAGCGTAGTTCGATAGTATTATAATTTGTCAAATTAACTGCGCGATAACGACTAAAGTTGTGGTGGCCTCCGCCTCTCTTTAGTGTTTTGACAAGGTGCGCTTTGTACGCTGCATCATTTTCAAACTCCCACCAGTGGTTCTCTCCTCGTTGCGCTACACGGACAATCAGATTTTTGTTTAGATTATGGAACATAACAAACTTCCAAATGTGGAGCGATGTGAATGAGTTACGAGAAATATGTACGTGCCCACCTGCTGAGGATGTATGGAAACCCTTAAAATACTTCTGCAACTCTGTAGCGTAGGTTGCGAGGCTATCGTAATTCTCGTGCCAATAAGCCAGAGATGCTGGATGGCTTACGATTTCTACACCATAATTGAGGCTTGAATCTGGCTTGTACCAGAAAAACCGCCCATAATTATATTGCTCCTTCCAGTTAAGGTGGTGTGTTGCTAGCAAGCCTTCCATCGTAGAGTGTCCACTGCGTGTCTCTACTTCTAGCTCCGTGCCGATGTAAGGGGTTTTGAAAATGGCTTTATCGTTTCCCCCTAGAATAACGCGCCTGCCCATAGTTTTGAACTCAGTTAACGATTGATGGAAGTTGATTGCGGGATTCTCGTAACGGATGTTAATGTTCTCGCCAGTACGAGAATCGTATGTCGATGTCGTCTCATCATCATCGTCATAGTCATCATCGTCATAATTGTCGTCATATCGTTCGTTGTCGTCATATTCTTCATCGTCATAATTGTCGTACTGCTCTTCTTCTACTTCTTCCAGCGCAGGTGCTGTTGTGTACGAACTAGGCATTGTTAGATACTCCTTCTTCTTCTGCTGATTCTACTTGTAGGTTCTTGCTTACTTCTTCCCAGACTAGTAGATCCCTTGCCTCCCGTGCTTTGATAAGAATAGCGCTCCCATCTGCTACTGTAAGTAGAGTCTTCGGCCCAAATAGCCCGAACTCATTCCACAGCGCATTTCCACATTTACCGCATAGAGGCCAGAATGTTCGTTCTTTTGCTTCTGACGCACTTTGATCAATAGCTACTCGCCCTGCACGAGAGGAGCATTCCTTACATCGAGCAAAATAACCGTTACCACGAAAGATATCTCGTACTGGAATTTTGTATTCACGGCCTAGTGTAAATGTAAAAGTATCAGTCATAGCTTAGTACCAACCCTGCTTCCTTTGTCATGAAGTCTTTCAACTTTTGTGCTAGTTCTTTGTTGGAAATAGACGCCCCCGTATTAGCGGGCCGCCAGTAAACACGTTCGAAAATAGGGCACCCATTACGAAGCATATCTAAGTCTATAATTGCTTGTGTGCGGTCTTCGCTGCTCACATCATACAATACGCTCGATGCAGTGAAGCGCCCAGTAACCTCCCCTAGCAGAGCTAGGGGATGGGCATCGGGACGTTCTTCTAGAAGGCGAATATACTTCTTAGCCAGTTCATTAACTTGCAAGTGTTACCTCTTCAATTGCGTCGTCTACCTCGGTGTTCTGCTTTTCATTGAACATGAGGCAGCTCTTAATTACCTCTCCCATGTTTCGTACTGATTTTGTAAGACTATCTTCTGCTTTTACTAACTGGGCTGCTTTACGCATTTCTATGGCATCTACCATATCCAAGTAAGCACAATACACATCAACAGTGTAATCGTAAAGACGCATCAGAGTTACCATAGCATTGTGTAACTCTTTACAGTCATCTAGGTTAAGAGCGAGCCAGATTTTTTCATCCGGGTCATTCTCTTTGTCTAGCTTGGAGATACAGGTGTTTAAGGTTTCATATAACTCTTTAGCGCGACTACTCTTCATAGGCGCTGTGTGTCTACCCACCTACTACTACTGCCTCCCCGATACGAGGGCTAAGATGGAAATCAAGAGACGGAGAATTGATTGGGCTGGTTACAGTGATGCCTTCAAACATATCTTGTAGGCTTACCTTTCCCCCTTCTTCTGGAATTAGATTGTATTGAAGATGGCCGACCGCATCTGCGATAGCTACATCACGTCCCCACTTCCTGTTGTAAAGCTGTGTATCCGAACACACAGCGATGCCTGTGTAAATACGTCCGTTGTTGGGGTTGTATACGGATACAGCGGTCACACCGCCATGCGGGAGGAGGTTCTTGCCGCTTCGGTCATACTTGCGACGATGTGCGAACTGTACCTTGAATCCGAATTCTTCGAGACGCTTCCAGTTAGTGTTTACCTTGTTAATAGCCATGTTAAGTTTCTCCTACGTGTAATAGATGTTCTTGATTCCGGCGTCAGAAAGTGCTTTAGCACATCTCTGACATGGGCGGGAGAGCCTAGGATGTCCTGCCTTATCTATCCTAGCTACATAGATGTCTACCCCTTCAGTGTGTTTAGCTTTTCTAAGTGCGTCTATTTCTGCATGAACACTAAGACCGTACGGAGTCTTTACAAAGTCAACCGAGTACGTACTATTGCGTTGCTTGTTGTAGCCTGCTGCAATAATTTTTCCTCCGTTAACCAGTATGGCTCCGTGCCTTTTATTACACGTTGATTTCAATGCTTCGTTGAGTGCCATCCGCATGTAGCGGTTGGCTACTGTTACTTGTTGTTCCATGTGTATTCCTTTTAGAAGTCTCCGCTAGCTACTTGCAAGCACGTAAGCCCTAGCTCTCGCCACATAGTAACTACTCGATCTCTATCGTCAAGTACGAACAGGACATTATATACTGACTCAATCCTGTTCTTGTAGATTTCTTCCTTGATGATACGGTCGTCTCTATAGTCTTCGCTACTGCGCATGTATAGAGGAAATTCTGATAGCCACCTTCTTGGGTTGCCAATTGACGGGAGCGAATGCAGCCACTCTAGTGTAGGGGCTCGATGGTCTTCACTTCTTCCGCTAACAAATACAGGAGCTACTCCCATGCTATCGTAGATAGCATGAATGACGGTAAATACAGGCACATTTACCGCATCCGTGCGCCCACACACGGATGCGTCATATGGGCTACGCATACCGGGTGTTAGAACGTCTTCTCGCTCCTGAATCTCCCAGTACTTACCACGCTTATTCTTATTGAATAGAGCCAGCGTGCCGTCTAGGTCTACTACGATTGCTGGCCTACGCGTGTCGGCGTTTTGTAGCTTCGCGAGGAACGACCAAGACGATTCTACCGGAGAAATGCTTGCCATTTTTCTACTCCTTCGTAGTCAAGTAATGTAGCTAGAAACGAGCCGAACATATAACATGCCGTAAGATACGCTACTAACAGTAGCTCTTTAGCCAGCGTCACTTAAAACGCCCTCTAAATCTAGCACTATATCTTCGATGACTTCAATTTTTTCTTGCGTGGTTAATAGTTCTCCTAGCTCTCCGCTAGCGACGCAGTCGATGATCGTTACTGTCATCTCTATCATGCAATCGAAACAAGCCGGGTCTGTGTACGTTTTCTCTTTTGTAGATGATTGGTACATATATTCGGCGGGGCTTCCGCATGATCTACATACAATATGCAACCACCTACTGCTGTGTGGCATTAAGAATTTTATTTTCATATCGAATAGCAGACATATAATCGACATCTACGTTCGACCAGTCATTATTGTTCCTGATTGCCATATCGAAGCGGAAACGCCATAGGATATTCGCGAGGATCTGTACTGACTGGCTGTCTTTGCCAAGCATCTCGGCAAGCAGAGTGATGACTTTATCTGCTTGGTCTGCAATATCTGTATCATTAAAGATCATAGGGTCAAATCGAGTATCTTCAGTTTCCACTACGTGTTCTCCTCTTAGTGATAATCACTGTATCCGGGCCTTGCGAAGTAACCTTCGCTTTGTTCTTACTGCCGGGTGGCCGTCCTCTTCGTTTGGACTGCGAAGGTGGCGTTTCTACCGGAGTTTTCACTACTTCCGGTGTGTTCTCCACAATTACATCTTCCTCGGCGTTAGCGTCAAACTGCGGCCTCTGGTAAGTCTTTTTATCTCTGATGTTTCCATCCCTGCATATGTGATAGTCTGTTGAATATTCGTTCTCAAGTCGCTTATGCGTGCTTTCATATGGGCGATAGTTAACCCAATACATCTTGGTGCATAGCTTACCATCGTCGCATACATATACGCATCTGTTATACCAACCGTGTGGCTGTTTCAGGTCAAAGTTCAACGGTTGTTCTGTGGCTTTACGTTTTACCATAAATTGTCCTATCTTTGAATAACTCTTTGACTTTTATAGCCGTAGTGCTTAGCTGTTCTGTTACTTCGTTTCTGATAGTCTCCAATTTTCGTAATGACACTTCAGGTGAATTCCCCACCACCGACACATTAAAGAGTACTTCATTGTCTTCTCCTCCATAAGCCATAAATCTAATTGCAACGTATTCTGATTCATCGCGGGGATACCTTTCGACTTCTACGTAAAGCCCTTTATTGTGCGCGATAATCGCCCAACAATCGGATTGATAACTGTAGCTAGAGACATCCCATCCGTCAGTTTCAGCTTGTAGGCCGAAGTATTGCTTGGCTTTTTGTTTTAAGTATTCGTCCGATACCACATTAACTCCTGTGCAATCTCCTTAACATTATTACCGATGTCGGTAAGGTGCACTAGCTCACCATTAGAGATAGTGACAACTTTGTGGTCATTCCATTCTTCTCCAATGGAGCCTACATAGAAGTCAATAAACTTCAAGTGTGATTTTGCGACATTCAAAATAGCATTGATAAAAACCTCAGGAGGAGAGCTAAATCTATCTGCGCGAGGCTCTCCATTTCGATAGAATGCCATACTCGACTCTGGCATCTTTTCATATAACACGTCTACTACATAAGCAGTTAGTTGTTGAGTTTTACCGAATACATAATAATAGTAATCAGCACTCATGTATCACTCCCAATATGCTTTTCTAACCTTGAGGAGAAACTCATTGATTCGATCTAAGTCTGGTTTTTTGTCTTTATAGGGAGAATTATTGTACGCTTCGCGCAGCCTGTTTTCAGCAGGCTCAATTATTGGCACAATATCCCTCAACGATAGCGCCTTACTCGTGTGCTGCCATCTACGTAGCGTGTCAGCAGTATGATAAGTTTGAATGTTTAGCGGAAATTTGCCGTATGTATACAGTATTGTTCCCTGCTCTAGTGTGCGTAGCCAAGTTACAGCTAGTTTATTTGTCCTAATATCTGTGGTATCTCTTTTGAATAACCTGTCTCGTTGGGAGGCAGCATACCCAAGATATGCTCGATACGCTTTTTTACCGTCCCAGACACTGCTGAACATCCGCCTTAATTCTGTTTCAAATGCGGACGATTGCAGCGATTGGGGTTGGACTTGCTTTCTATATACATTAGAAGCCATGTACATCTCTAGGATGGTAGGATTGCTAGCTGTTGAAAGTTGCAAAAACCTACCTACTTCGATAGATGTATAGTCGTCTCCTTCCATGATTTCTTCAGATCGATTACCCTTATCAGCTAAACCGATACTAAGTAACTCTGCCGTAGGCTTGACATGTACTGCACGAATGTCCCAATCGGAATCAGGACGCCACAGCCCGTAAGCCCTAGAGCCTGTTAGGACGGATAAGATTACCGGGTATTTATCAGCCATTTATACGAGACACCTCCAATCCTACTAGGGTAGTCATTATCTTTTCTCCGTTGTGCTCGACTTCGATGTATGCTTTCCTGACAGGTATATACGTACCGCCACGTACGCCTTGTTCAGATATATGCATACCACTCTCTTTGACCGTGACAGTTTTATGCTCTAGTGAGCCGTCAGGCCAGCGCACTACGACGCATTCACCGTTTCTGAACTCTCCGTAGGCATCCTTATCTACATAGTTCCAGTTACTTGTTTCTACTACCTTGCTAAAAATCATTGCTCTCCAAACTGCCTTTCTACAAGCTTTTGCTTGTACCATTCGGCTACGCCACGTCCCCAAGGTAGTTTAATTTCTCGTTTGAACATCCGCCATAGTTGTTCTTTGATTTCTTCCTTACCCTCTTTAAGGCAGTCTGCTTGTACTTCCTTGATGAGTGCGCTGATATCCCGTACCGAATGTTCGATTAATCCTTGCTCTTCTAGATGAATAAGAGCTTTGTTCCAACGAGGTTCTGTATTATAAGACTGCCCTAGGGCGGCAAGCTGTTCTTTAGTGTTTGGATTATCGTTCTTCCAGTGTACCTTTTGTACTTCTTTGTACTCTGGTCGTACATACTTAGCCATTAGTGTACGCTTACTGGCGTCAAACACGCCATATGCTTTGATGACTACGCCTTCAATAATGCCACCAAGCATTGACGGGTAGGTAAGGAAATTGTCTAGGTCAGCCTGTGATACTACGTTTCCGTAGTACATGACTGGTGTCACTTCTAGGCCAAGCTCCTTACCTAGCTTCATTTTATCGTACAGGTCTAAGTACAGTTCCTGCCCAACTTCTACGTCGAACAGGACAAAGTTCCCATTAGGTACTCGCTCGTAAGTAATCCCATTATGGCGTAAAGCCATAATAGATTCGCCACGATACACCCATCCGGGAGTAAGTACACCGCTATCATAAAGACGGAGCGCCGTATTGCAAGCACCTGCGAACAGGTTGTCTGCTGCATGTACGTCAACGACTGCTTTCTTAGAACGAGCTTTTAGCTCGCCCGTCTCTGGATCTACTGAGAAAGAGAACTGACTACCGTCTAGCTTCTCTTCGATTAGTACGTGGTAGTTAAAGATATCTGCCACAGCAGGATGCCCTAGATTGTAGATAGACGGATAGCTCCGTACTCCATTAGACACATTCGTACTCCTTCTCCGCTACTGAGTCGTATTTTAGCTTCGCTGTAGCGATTACTTCGTAGCAATCAGCGCCATCGTTATAGTATTGTTTGATGGCTTCCTTCTCTGCTGCTAGAGGGCTAGGAGCATACACATCGTATAAGTTCCATAGAAGACCATGTTTACGTAGCATGACTGTATAGAGTTTCATTTACGATACCGTTCCTTACGTACTGTAGGAGATACTTGCGGGAATGCTGCTAAAATAGCTACTGTTACTGTAAACAGGAATGAAGTCAACATAATTAATGTGCTTGCTAGCAGGATGAGTTTACTTAGCATTTATACTTATTGTCCATCAATGACGCCTGTCTGCTTTACTGGCTGAAATATCTTGATTTCATTGTCATACAAGACTACTCTTCGCTGTTTATCTTCGCGCTCCTCGACAGCTACTATAACATATCCTACACGCACACCATCAATCATGACCTCTTGTGCGCGTATCTTAACTGGTCGCCACCCATCTTCGATAGTGTGATAAGTTATAGACCAACTCCACACACTAGATGACCAAGCTACCTTGCGCTCTCGTTTGCCATTATCGTTGAACTCCCTGTAGTAGAAAGCCTCTGAGTCTTTAATGGGCACCCATCGTGACACGTGAAGATGCATCCTTTCTCATATATTCTTTTTCCATCGTTGGTTTAAGAGCCACTCTACTAAGCACGATATCGAGCATATCAAGCTCGTTCAAGTGGTTAATAGTATCGTTAGAGTTTGCCTTGAAGCACTTATCAAGTTCGTCTCGTACACGATTCTCATCTGCTGTATAAATTAGTTCCCGATTACGCTGCATCGCTTGGAAAGTGTCAATATCGATCCAGAAATTAAGCGTAACTGAGAATCGAATAGCTCGAAGGATACGGAGACTGTCTTCTCTGAATCTTTTCTCCGCATCTCCAACGGCCTTAATACACTTCATGCTAATATCGTCTACACCGTTATAAGGGTCAGTCACTTCTCCGCTTTCAGTGTCTACTGCAATAGCGTTCATAGTGAAGTCTCGTCTAGCTAGATCATCGTAGATAGTACCAACCTCTACGTTAGCAGGGTGTCTTCCGTCTATATATTCCCCATCCTTTCGGCACAGAACGTAGTCAGCAGTAAGCTGCCCCGGAATCCGCGCACGAATAGTGTAGTATTCTGGGTGCTCCAAGAAAATTTCTCCGCCCCACAGTACGATATACTCTTTCATCACTTCGTATGATGGGGCTTCCACGGCGTAATCGATATCCTTAGAAGGTCTATTGAGGTATGCATCTCTAACAGCACCTCCTACATAATAGAGCTTAATCACAATACCTTACCTTTAGCTATCATCGTCCTCGTCGTCTTCTTCGTCCCACTCTCGTGGTTCGTCGTGTTCGTTTTCTTCGTTTTCTGGCATCATCCATGTGTTGATGTTAATGTTTCCGAACCACATATTACCGCCGTAGTTTCTGCATTCTGTTTCTTCGGTGAACTCTACTACGGTTCCGTACTTTTCGATAGACTGCCCTAGCTTATCCTTATCTACGTACTCAAGTGGTACGAGTCCAATCATACCTGAGTCTACCGAGTAGCTGTATCCGTCAGAACCGGGATATACCCAGTCTCCAAACGCAGTACCAAAGCTAAGCACGTAGTAATTAATGTGCCGAAGATGGCCGTCTTCATCGTCTTCTAATGCGGACACACCAGCAATCGGAGAAGTCATAAAGCAGCCAGACACATCTAGAGCGTAATCGTAATGCTTTGAAGGCATTACATAGCACGGATCTCCCAAGTAATACTTACCCGGAGGCACAATCACTTCCCAAGACTGCTTCTTAATTTTCATTCGATAGTTATTCTTAGTCACCATTATTAAACCTTACCATTACTCTTAGACTCTTCGTATAGCTTTTCAAGCTCTGAGTTGTCCATCCCGTTGTACTTATCCAGTTGTTCCTTCACCTTGTCGAGGTTTGTGCCTGTAATACATACATCGTATGCCCGCTTCCAATCGCTTCCGATCTGCATACGTTGAAAGGTACCGTACTGCACCTTCACTTCAGGGCGACTATTCCATGCTTTAGCCATATCAGGAATATACATAGGATAGTGGAAAGTCTGAAGCACTTCACCGTCTTCTTTATCATAACTGTAAGAGAGAGGAGCGACTTTACCGTCATCTTCCGTACACAGACTGGCACTGTAGAGATATTTGATATCAGGCATTTCTCCTTCGTAAAAGAAGTAAACCTCTTGCACTTCTAGCGTTTTATCCATAGCATCTCGGATGCGTTCTGCGTGCTCCTTCGACTCAGTAACTGTATCTGGGCCGAACACGTTCCCATCAGTATCGGAGCTTACAATTCCCCACAATACTTTCATCGATCCATCCCCTATTTGTTTTTGGCGCGCCCGACAGGACTCGAACCTGTGACACGTAGCTTAGAAGGCTACTGCTCTATCCACTGAGCTACGGGCGCGTGTATTACTTAGTCTTGTTTATTGGCGCAGTATGTTTCCCATTCTGCTTTGAACGCTTCTACAAGTTCTTCAGCAAACCCAAGTCGTTTAGCCCCTGCTACGGCTTTGAAGCATGAATCTTCCATTCGGGAATGATTCGTGCCATTGTTTGAGATACTCTTGTTCCCGTAGAGAGATTAACTCTCGCACCGTCATCAAGTCGTTACTCATTGACATAGCTGTTCAATTCTTTTTGCATATTGATTCGCGCTTGAGCTTCAAGTTTATCATGGAAGAAATTCGTAAGGTAGATCCTAGGGCGAGCTAGGGTGCTTTCCAAGAACTTTTTACGTTCTTCCACGAACGTCTTGTGAGAGAACCCGGCATCAGTATACTCGTTATATACACCCCACCTGTATTCGGAATAGTTGTACATATCACCTAAGATAGCCATGTCTAAGTCCATCAAGATATCATGCGTTCTGTACGTGATATTACTATTATGGCTTTTAGTGCCGTTGATCAGGCAAGATACGCGATCAATGGCTCCTAGTGCTAAGTCCGACGGTAGCGCATTTAGAAGGAATGCTGCTGCTACTTGGGCGCTACGTTCTTCGTTGTCAGTGCGTTTAACATCATAAACGACATCGTGGAACCAGATAGCGCACTCGAGTTCCCATCTTTCCGTGGCAGTTAGCTTAAGTTCTACCGTGTTCTGCATGTCTTCTAACATCTGTAGCATGTACATTACATGACTAAGATTGTGGTAGTACCTTCCACTATAATTCGAGGTAAGCGTCCAGATAAAAGGCCATCCATTAAAATAAGAGATGAATCGCTGCCACTCTTTAAGTACTGGATATAGGCGTGGTTCTGTACCAATCACTACAGGAAACTCCTAAAGGTATATCGAATGCAGTCAGCGATCTCTTGGAATGTGTAATCCAAGGTGTCGTTTAGCTCTGATGCTACCACATACACGTCTCTACCTTCCAGAAGGTCGTCTTCAATCCCTTGAATTGCGTCTTCTAGCTCGATCGTCGCTTCGTCTATAATCGAGTAGTATTTTTTAAGAGTCTTACTGATCAACCAAGGAGGAATAGCGAGAGGAATATCGCTACGATTGTTAGGTTGTTCCGTAGCCGAGCCCAGTTTGGCTGCCAACCCTGTCGGGATGTAGCACATAGATTCGATCGTAACAACGTCCTTGTCTTCTTCGACTAGGTAGTATAGTTTGCCTATGGATTCACTATACTGCGGGTTAATCGTCCATGTTCCGAAATTGCTGCGGTCACACAATACCCCGAGACAGCAGAACCTGCCATTTTGTCGTAGTTTTCGCCGTATTTGTGAGTACCCACCAGATTCGAGCGCATCAATCCACTCCTTAACCAACTGCACATCTACCATCTCATTCTCCTACAGTAAATTCCTATTTGCCTTGTTTATACTTTCCGCTTTCGAGTTCATCGACCCAACTCTTGATGAGTTCGATATTAAGAGTCATAGAAAGAGACACATTCCTTTCGAGCTAACTCTGCGTTTTCTTCGTACGGGCCTTTGATGTATCCGTCAAAGATTACCGCTACTGTGCCGAGTTCACCGAGTTCATCGACGGCTGCGACCACCCGGTTTTCGTCAAAATCAGGCGGGTCACACACTACCCTGATAAGCAACATGCGTGTATGTTTTGGAATCTCAATGGGGACGTACATATTTTCTATTTTCTGTGTTTTATGGTGGGCCTGCTGGGATTCGAACCCAGAACCTACAAGTTATGAGCTTGTTGCTCTAACCGTTGAGCTACAGGCCCTAGCTTACGTTAGGGTAACATATAACGCGTTACTTTGCTAGCGCGTTCCCGCCGATGTGAATGCGCGAACCATAGTAGGATTGCCGCTAAGGGACACAGGAAGCCCAAGGCGCTCGCTGACTTCGACATTCATCTGCTTAAACGAATCGCGCCGACACTTCATGCATCGATTGTTGAGATACGTAACTGTAATGTCGAATGCGCGGCAACCATCACACTCGAACTTGGCGTTGCGGATAGTAAAGACCTCTGGAAGGATGTTCATTTTGTTTCTCCTGTTAGTTTAGAAATCGATGAAGTCGTCTTCAACACCACCGGCAGCATCGTAGTGTGCAGATGCTCATTTCTCCTTGAACTTGATGTTATCAAATGGTGTGCAAGTGTGCTGATCTCCTGATTTAGTCTTGAGTACCACGATTACTTCATCCTCGAAGCACTTAGGGTACTGACGAACCGTAATGATAGCAGTCAGTGAGATGGATGTGATTGTAACGGCGATAGCTACAATCAGTACTACAAGTACAATTGCTTCTCGTCTAGTCATCTGCTGCTTCTACTGCACTCATGGCTTTACGCATCGCTTCAAGCACAGGCAAATTAGCCTCCGTAGGTACGTAGATTACCTCAGAAGACCCATCATGCAACCCTTCAACCCATCGCCACAAAAGATATTCATTTGTAATACTGTTCCCGATGATACGGTTAGCTTCTGCGATACCACGCGCACGCTCTTCGTCAGTTTGCCGCTGAAGCTGAGCAGCTTCAAGCGCCGCCTGCGCTTCAAGTACCTGAATCTTACGGTCTTGTTCGGCTCGTTTGTAAGCCGCTTCGCCAGTTTTTTCTTGCGAATAGACGCGGTACTTAGGTACTCCCCAACAAGTACCTCCAATCAGAGCTACGACAAGCACAATAACTGCCATAACCATCAAGAAAAATACAGCCGATCCAGACTCATTGCTTCCGGTTTCGTTATACACTGGTTCCACCTTTCTTACTAATCGCATCTAGCGCCGCCTTAACTTTGTTTCGGATTTCCGTGTAGATTTCCTGTTGCCCCTTACCCGACAGCCATTGGCTCATATTGTGCAAGAAGTGGTCAAACGTAAGCGGGGCAATCAGAGTGAGATCATCTGTGTCAGTTACCCATTCGAACGGGCTCGGACATGAACACCCTGAATCTAGCGCATAGTATAGCTTTCCTGTTGCCTTTTCTCTCCATACGACGAGCATATTGAACGAGTACATTTCGGCAATGTCAACATCCGCGATAATCTCGAAGCCTAGTTTTTCGGGATGGTAGTAGATGTTGTGTTGGAATTTTACTGGCCCCATTAGTACAGCCCTCCTAACAGTTTATACGATAGAAGCACCGCCCACATCACGCCTAGAGCGATGACTGTCATTCCAAGCGCAAATTCGATTGCGAATAGTGTTAACTTCAATGGCTCATTGCCTGCTTTCAATAGCTGCCTTAGCTTCGACATAATAGGCATCCGCCTAGTCCATTTCTATTTGCTGCTCGTAAGATTTCAAATGCTAAGTACGCAGCTAATTCCCCCGCAGCGTTCGCATCAGGTGTAGCGTCTCCGTTTTTGTCTACGAACCCGCCGTATTCGTCTCTAGCGTGCGGATTGTTACGTGCGTATTCTCGAATCTCAGCCACAAGGAGTGAACCTAGATGCCTGATACTTTTTTCACTTTCTGCTAGTGCCAATACGCTGCTCCCTACAATTATTCTCGTAGATTTGACGAGTAATAGATGGACATTCTACATAGATAAGTTCCTCCCTATCTTTTACTCGAATAGTGCAGCTAACGTAGCCGTTATCATCAGAGTCAAACGTGCCGCATTTAGCTGCGATTACTTCGTATCCGAGGTCTTCGGCCCACTTGGTGGCGTTATCTGCATTGTTATCAGCAATATCTCCGCATCCAACTGACAGCATTCCTACTGCTGCCAGACTGACCACAAAGAACTTCTTGTACATCTACTTACTCCTCTTCAAGGTCGATATCTCCACTCCCGCATCGCGGGTATTCTTCTACAGGTCGTTTGATGCGCTTACCGCAGTCGTAACACTTGAACATTTACTGGCTCCTTACGCTCAGTCTTCTTAGCCGAATAGTGTATCTAGGGTTGCTATCACAATAGATAAGATCAAGACAGTCCAACCGACTACCGCTATCACGGCGATGATTGAAGGAGGATACGAGAACATAACTACCACCGGAGGCGCAAAGCATAGAGCAAATAAGAATAAGATAGTGACTATGGTTATGAATACAACCGCAGTCTTACGGGTTATCTTGGATCGTTGTAGTAATGTTTATCGTACGGTTTCTCTCCTTCCCAGTGTGGTTCAATCCAAGTCAAAGGCGGAACCTTTAGCTTGTTGTCTTCATTGGCTAAGCAGTACTGGCACATACACGCTCGTACAATCGCTCTCTGCACTCCACAACTGACGCACTTCGCGATACGTGGTAATGCCCCGGCTGTGTCTGCGATAAACATCGCGATGTTGCCAATATCTGCTGTTAGTTCTCTGACTTTATCTACATCTCGTCTCTTTCGTATCTCCACGTGTAGCTTGGAGACGTGATAGTAAAGCTCTTGTAGCAGCGTAGCCATGTCAAGGGTAATCCACTCGCCCTTCCAAGCGTTAGCTTGTAGCTCTCTACGCATCTCCATAAGGTACGCATTAGCTGCATTGTTGTTTGCTAGGTTGTCACTCATACATCTTCCTCTTTATGGCACGAACAATGACAGGATCTACCATCACACCACTTGTGATTACCTACACCGCAGTAGTATGACTTGATTTTCATCAGTCAGCGCTTCTCTTTCTGTTTATCCATTTTTCGAAGCTGATTAGTGTATTGTCTTCTTGCTTGGTAGGCTCCTCCTGTCGCTGCGTAGGGGGGTTTGTGAGTGTGTGTACGATGATTGCTCTCGCTTGCGGGTGATTCATCGCCCTGACCCACATAAGGAGAAAGTCATCAATCTCCAACTCATCGCCCCACAGATTGCATTGCGTGCACTTGCTTTGCTTTTCGCCGCTAACACCTGTGTAAGCGCGAAAGCCGTGCCCGCATTGTATTTGCTTTTCGGATGAGCCAATGAACATTACTCTTCAAACTCACAAGCGCCGCACATATAGTCAGCGCCAGACCCTCCGGTGTAACGTCCGTGCTTGCACGTGTCTCCGGGATACCCAGTCCATCCTTGCGGATAGAGTGCTTCGTATCGGGCGAGGCAATCGTCACAGAATACCTTCTCGCCTCCCCTCCACTTGCCGCACGGATAGATGATAGGTGTACCATCCTTCCGTGTCCCGACATCGACTTCGTTGGTGCATTCTGTAGGCATTGTTCTTACTCCTCTTCTTCGTTGCGAACGCTGCGGTTACTGCGACGACGTTCAATGCGCTTCTTGACCACGCGAAGTTTACGATTCCAACCGTCATGCCCGAAGCAACAGAACCAGAAGTTCTTACCACGATGGCGATGCGCCTCAGTCCCCAACATACGCTCTTTATTAGACATAGCATGTCCTCCTCAGTTATTGCTTACCCGTATACGATCTCATTGAACAGACCAAGTTGCACGATAGCGTCAGCATCATCAGCGTCGAAGTCTGTGTTATCAGCATCGAATCTCCCCGCAATGACGAGCTTAAAGTCGTTAACCATCGCCCTCCGATAATCGTTATCTGTATTTTCGAACTTGGTAATAAAGCGTTCGACACCGCGCTTAATCATTTCACGGTTGATAATGCATGGTTCTTCGTCTTCTTCGTAGGCACGACCCCGCGCTTCGTATCCTTCGTAGTCTTCATCGATTCCCTTGTTGTCTTTCGACCAGCGATACGAAGTAGCTTCGAACCAGTAACCAATACCTCCTTCCATTGCGGTAGTGAAGATGTAGTGATAAAGCTTATCTTCTTCTGTAGCCATTATTACCTCGTTCCGGGTGGCGCATACGGTGGGCGCGGTGCTGGCGGCGGCGTATACGCTTTAGATGCATACAAATTTGCCAAGCTGTTAAGTGTGTTTGCCTTCCTGTACTCCCAATCCATGTCGCCTTTATGTATTGCAGACGTTAGCTCATAGAACGCTAACCCTATTTGGTGTTTGATTTCACTTTCGGTTGGCAACAAACGTCTTCTCCTCTAGAATTTCGAGGATTCCCTTGAGGTAGTAGTACGTGGTCGCGCTAGGAAGAATCATCTTGGTAGCAAACAGGAGCGCGACAGTTTGCAGATACGTCGGCGTGAATGACACATCGAGGCCGCGCGAAATCACCGGGGTCAGAGCCCAAAGGATAAGCGCATTGATGAACAAACCCACGTACGTGGTAAACAGGCTAGAGATATATGCTTTAGTTGACTTCTTCGTCGGTTTCCTCCGTATTGTTGAGAATCCAGTTAGCTACTTTTCGTGCTGCGCTTGACGTGAGAAGGATTTGATCATAGACGCTAACATCTGTCATTCTCTGAGTGATACCTACGCCTCCGTTTTTTGTTTTCTGGATCTTCGTATCACCAATTACGAGATGGTTTGACGCAGTATTCTTTACTAGCTGCATCAAGTCCATCATTAGACCGTGCACATGCAAGGTTTCCCAGTTGAACAGATGATCGAATCCGCTTGTCTCGGCTGCATGTACGAGGCTATCTACAGCCGTGAATATAAGCGATGGTGTCGAATAATACTCACCTTCCTTAGAGGAATGATACACCTGTTTAGCTTGAGGGCAAAACATGCGTACAAGCCACCACTCTAGATCTACGTCGCTATTATGCAGTAGTAGACTAGTACGGGCTTTCTCTAGTACATCGCCCCAATCGGTATCTTCTTTTGTTAGTTGATTGAGCGCGACTATAAAATCCTCGTAGAAAGTAGTTGTCGGGCAATCCCTGATGAATTTAGGGATGATTGTTTTGATAAACCAATTACCCACAACCACGTCATGTACTGCTTTGTTCTCCACACGTCGTGACATACAGAGCGTAGGCAAAATATTTTGTTGCCATTGTGCTCCTAGGAGAGACTCTGGCAAAACAGCGACTTCCATGTTATCGATAAGCAATCCAATAGCAGGATTGATGAAGAACGGCGGCATATACTCGTCGTATTCGTCGTAGTCGAGCATTACCATTGCTGCTCGATGCGTAGGAGGGAGCCACTTTCTACGATCGATGTACCGTAGCATTGAGTTCATACTACGGAACTGTTTGAGTTCCTTTTCAGACATTCCTTCTGGCATTAGTTGTTCTCGTCGTGTTATTCGTACTTAGCGAACAATGAGTCACGGAATGACAGGACACCCATAAACAAGGCGATCAGATTCCCATTGTAGTGTACTTCGAGCACTCCTCTGTCGGCTGTGTAAGTCATAGTCGAGCTACTAGGGACACGAAGAAACTTTCGATCATAGTCCGCGAAGAGGATGACGATTTGCTTTGTTGTCTCGTTACCCATATTTAGCTATACCTTCCTGTAGTGTGGCGCTGGTTTGAGGTCGAAAAAAGTCCCGTTTAGCAGATTGTATGCTAGGAACCCAATTCGCCCGTTACCATCTATCCACGGATGAATGTACATGAGTTCCTTGTAAAACTCGTGCGGTGTAAGTGCTTTTTCTTTGACAGCCCCCATCAAATTTTCGAATGCACGAGGAACTAACTTATAGTGTAATGAAGAGCCTCCATTCTGGAATGTTACAGGAACTTTTCGTAATGTTCCATGTGGATAATCATTACTATTTCCCATAGCCAGCCGGTTTGCTTGGCATAGACTATACGCTGTAAGCGGCATAGAATTATTTTCGGAATACACTCGCATATACTTCCATGCTTCAAGCAGATTGATTACTGCTTTGTATTCTGTTTCTCCTTGCCGAATTACTTCTTCTGCGATAGGATGCATTACAGAAGACATGAATTTATGTGGAGTGAGATTACTTATTTTGTTTCTCCTTTCGAGTCGCCAATACTTTCAGTCAAGATACACGCCTATATCTTGCCAATCCCATCGTGCAATCAATTCGTTTTTAAGAAAAACGCATTGTCTATCTCCTTTCTCCATAATGTCTGTAGAGTATACAGATATCTTGTATCCGTTGGAGTGCAGCACTTCTTCGTATCCATTGAACCATTTCTTCAATAGCTCTAAAGAATGAAAGCCGCACACAAATTGACTGTTTGCTTTGCGCCACAATGGGATTCCAATGTCTTCGTGTGGGTCTTTGTGGTAGGACGACTCGTTGTGAGCTTTCATCATTTCGTCCATCTTATAGCCCAATACGTTCGCTCTATATGGGCCTTCCCCGTCGATGTTCTCTACACGATATACAACGGTTTCCATTGTAGTATTCCTTACTAGTCCTCTTGAGTCGTAGAAAGTATCAAACTAGCTCCTGTGTAATCAGATCGCTAGAGTTTACCACTCTCTGTTTGAATGGCGCAATGGCCCGTGTGCGCTGGATACTCAGCCGTCGTTTCCATCGTCTGTAAACGCAAGCCGCACAATCACCGGGACGAGCTGGCGTCTGTACTCCGCCAAAAGCGGCGCTTCCTTGCGTTCGTACTCCTCCCAAAGCGGAGCGCGCTGCCGTTCGTACTTCGCCAAAAACGGAGCGCGCTGCCGTTCGTACTCCGCCAAAAGCGGAGCGCGCTGCCGTTTGTACTCCTCCCAAAGCGGAGCGCGCTGCCGTTCGTACTTCGCCAAAAGCGGAGCGCGCTGCCGTTCGTACTCCTCCCAAAGCGGGGCAGGGAACCGACGTTCCACCGCCCATTCCACAGCGAGACCAACGCGGAAGGCCCGCTCAATGTTCTCGACCGTGATGGGCATCCCCTCTGGGAATGTTGCCTCGAACAACTCCCGCTGCTCCGTACACGCACCCCGCAGATGTTTCGCCCGAATCGGGTTCGGTATCCCATTCATTGCACCACCGCCTTCACAATGCCCTGTTGCGATAGATAATAACGCTCACGAACTATCCTCCTCTGTTGTGTTCCACACATTTGTCCTGTTCCCTTCATTGAAGAAGTACACTGTGCACAACGCGCCATTGTGCTTGTTCATGAAATACCTGATAGCCTCGCGCTTTGTAAGGGCACGAATGCTATCGGTACTTCCATTCACTGATGCGTAATAAACGCGTGTATACTCCATCCTACACGAAGGAGTTACGCGCATTGCGTCGCATGGATGCGACATTCGCTGTGATCTGTTTGACGGATTGGATTGGGTTTTTGTTGCTGGAGATATACGGCTTCCAGATAGTTTCCGACACCCACAGTGGCGAAACTCCATCGCGCAACGTACCGTCAGGATTCCATCGCGCGGCAGTCATCTGCGCATCCGGTTTCGGGATGTACTCCCTGAGCATAACGTTCGAGGTGATCGCGTCATCCAGATACACTCCCGGAAGAAAGCCAAAAACAGACATAGCTAAGGCACCCTTTCATGATGCAATTAGCGCGTTAAGTTCACCATGTTTAACGCGCTAAACGATTTGCAAGCTGCTGTAAATGTCCAGCCCTTCTTGCGCAGGATTATGCAAAATCGCACACTCGTTGCACGATATACAACCAAGGTGACCGCCATTTATGCAACGCGTTAAAGGGCAGAATACGCCTAATAATTCGGCCCTTTAACGCGTTATACAAGGGTATCGGACAAAGGGGTATTGCAATTCATCGCTTTTCATGCAATCCCCTTTTTGCCGCGTTTATCGAGGCCCGAACATGGCCTCGAAAGCAGCCAACTTGGCGCGCCTTTCTTCTGCCTCTACAGGCAGAGGTTCGCCACGACCGGGACGTTCTCGCATCACCCGATCGATGCGAATTTCGTGCACGAATTCTTGCTTGCTGGTGGTGACCAATTTGTCCTCTCTTGTGGTGGAATGCTGGGGCTTAGAGCGAAACGACGAGGAGGCCGATCGAAGATTCGTTGTCAAGGCATGCGCCACAAAGCGGCCTTCCCGTCAGGATATACACGCCCTTTGGGTACGCCCACTGGGCGCACCTTGAGCATTTGGTAACGATGTTCTTCTTGAGCATTTCTTTCTCCATCATGCGTGTTAGATGCGCATCCCCTACTGGTTGTACTACGTGTAAGGCCAGAGGCCAGACACAGATAACACGATGACGATGGCTGCTCCTAGTAAGCAGCTAAATGCGCCGATGCTCACTTGATCACCCCTTCTGCGCGACTGAGCATGTATCGGAAGAAGTACTTTCCCGTGCCCTTGGGCTTCTTGCCAGCGAGCGCGAGTTCGGTCATGAAGTGGATAAAGGCAATGCCTTCAGGGGAGCTTTTGCTCCACATTTCCACACTGTCGTGCTGCTTCTTCAGCTTGCTGAAAGCGTGGTGGGCTTCAAACACGTGCATGTCGATCAGCGTGTCGCGCGAATTCGGCCTCCTCATGACGAATCTAGCCGCATTGTCAGAGTACAATGCGGCTAGCGTTTCAGCCTCAAATCCGCCATCCCGAAGCGCCTCCTTGGCTTTGTTGAAGTCATAGACCAAGACGAACACATCGAGGTCAGACGAATCAGGCACCTTCTGGCTGTCAAGGAATCGGTATGACCCGCCGATAAAAGCCCCTCCGAGATTCTCCCATCCAAAAAGCGCCTCCATTGCGGCTTGAATGTTTCCGGCGAGAAGCGCCTTGTAGTTGTTCTCCAGCGTGTATGCGTCCATTGTTCAGTGCCCCTTACGTTCAATTTCGTCGAAGATGGCGAGTTTTTCGATCGCGATGCGGTCGAGTTCCTCTTGATGCTTGCGGTATTCACTGGCCGTGAATGCCTTCGTCGGTGTCACTTCGTACCGCGCACTCAGAGAAGGCGCGGTAACTACGAAGTTCATGCCATCACACTCGATAATGGCCTCCTCTCCTTCTTCGAGCCAATCGCCAACTAGGTATTTGGCGATTTCAATGGCGTCTGCACACGTGGTGAAGACCCCAACGATCTCATTGCGCACATGATAGAAATCATATGCTTTCTCAAGCAGCCACAGCTGGTTAGACATTGGTTATTCCTCCTCTGGGAACGGAAGGCGGATTCCACACCACGCGCAAAAGCGCACATTGTGGGTCGCCTCGAAATCGAGGCATACCATCCATGTGCGTTCGTTTGTAGCGTAGCCGAGATACACCCACGGCGGCATCGTGATGCACACGTGCATACCGGACATGTTCACGTCTTCACCCCACCCTTTGAACGGCTCGCATTCGACGCCGATCATGGTGGTGGACTGTTCGTTATGCTGGAGCATTTAACGCCCTTTCTGTGCGTTTCTGGTGCTATGTACTAGGGTAATACACACACCCTAGTACATAGCGTGGTGCGTTGTGGATTAACCCAGAACGGCGGCGCGTTCCTGCTGAATCGCCCACTTCCAGCGGTTCATGAGCGCGGACATGTAGACTGGGCGATTCCATTCCCAGTCCTTGAGGATCTCGGGGCGCGCCTTCGTCTTGCGCCCACCCTGCGGGCCAGTGATGATATCCCGAGGACGAATCCACGAGAAGTCCATGCCGGGATTGTTATCCCGGAGTTCTTGCAGGTACGCCGCAGCGTCAACGAGCGTACCCTGTTGCCCGTATGTGCTCTCCCGCGCCTGCTGTTCCTGCTGCTCAAGCTGCGCCTTGAGCCTGTCAAGCTCGTCGAGCTTCTTCAGGATGCCAGCCGAAGGCTGCACTTGCGCCTTCACCTGCTCCATGACAGGCTTCGGAGCCTGCTTCGCAGGAGCCGCGTAGGCGTTTTGCTTCGGCGCATGCGACCCGTTTACAGGGGCGTGCTTCCCGAGATTCCGCCCTTCATCGCGCGTCATGTTGACGCCTCCGCGCGCTTCGGCCATCAAAGCCGCTTCAGCAGCCTTCTGTGCTTCGCGTTCGATGGTCGCGCGATTCCGGCTCCCCGGAGGACGCCCGCGCCGTGGCTTCGGCGTAGCCGTGACCCCGAAGTTGTCATCGAGGTTCTGGCGAATGGACGTGATGTTCTGAGGAGCCTGCACAGGCGTCCCGAGGACATTCGCAAGGGCGCTTTCAATCGCGCCGTCGATGATGCTCCCGACGAGCGCATCGATTACCGTGCGCTCAATCATGGGGCCGAGCTTTTCGCTCAGCCGCGCCTGAATCAGTTCTTGAAGCTTGTTCACTATAGTCTCCATGCGTTTAGAATCCGCCACCCTCTCTTGAGGCCCACCGTATATGCGCCCACATACGATGGAGCACGACTCTTACGCCGTGGCTTAGACTTCCGAGTGCGTGTGTGTGTGTGTTAGGCGAGCTTGCCGTCTGCGAGCTTGGCTGCGAACTGCCCGTTGTTGCCATCCGCGAGCGTGCTACCGCCCACGAGCCGGGACTTCTTCAGCCCCTTCTCGCTAGCGAGCGCAGTGTACTCGCGCGTGGTAGCCCAGTTGCCGCTTTCCCAGCCGCGCTTATCGCGGTTAGGGAGTTCGCTGAACCCCTCGCCCGTGGTAGGCGTATGACGCCTCTCCGCCCCTGTCCTGTGGTCGCTGTTCGGATTGCCGAGGTTGTACACCGGGCGCCCCCGAAAGTGCCCGACTAGGCCGGGCGTTTCATTCACGCCCGACTTGTGCACGTATGGCACGAAGGCAGGGCCACTATCGGCCCCTCGCTGAAGCACGCGCTTGGGTTGCGCAGGCTTCTCTGCAAAGCCTGCACTCATGGCGTGTGCCGCTGTAGCGGCTCGCAAGGCACGGCGTTCTTCACGCGCCCTATAGGCTGCTTCACGGTCAGCAGTTGCCTGCTGCATATCGAGCGTGACGACGTAACCCATGATGAACCCTCCGAGTGTGTTTGTCGGGGGAGCATAGCTCCCCCTAGGGCGTGTGGACTAGGCGAGCTTGGCGGGCGTCTTGGCCTTGGCGGGCTGCTTTGCAGCCTGTGCGGGCTTGGCGTAGCGGGCCGCAGCCTCTGCCTTGCGGGCTTCCCGCTTCGCGGGCTCTTCGACCGACAGGTAGCAGGCCATCCGGCCCTCGCGGTTCACCCATGAGCGTCCGAAGTACACCCGGTATCCCTTCGGGATACCGTGAGCCTTCAGGAAGGTCGTTGAGAACAGATCCTCCGCAGCGGCTTTGCCGCTGTGTGTCCGCATGTCGTGGGCGATGAACGCCACGACTCGGAACCCTTCGTGGTGGGCTTCCGCACGGACACCAGTCTTGCCCTTGGCAAGACCCGTGATTGCGGACTGGATTGCATTGCTGGACATGGTACACCTCTAGACAAAGCTCGCGCCTTTTAGGCGCGGCATAGCGAAAATGTACCTTATTTTGAGCACGCTTCCGCTAGGCCGCGTGTAAAACACGCTTTGCCTTCCCCCGTCCCCCATAAGCGCATATCTTCACTTGGCGGGCGCAGCTCTCCTACGGACTCATAACCCGGAGGCACGCGGGCCTCAGAGCTGCATAGGGGTTATTACGAACGTTGGCACCACCCAACGCGCTTATTGTTAATGTACTCTAGGCACAGCTACCGCCGCGACATAACGTTTCGGCCACGGGTGGCTTGCGCTATGTGGTGAGCATAGCTCGCGCCAACCCTTGACGTCCCGGCTTCGCCTTACAGGGTCAGCCTTCCGTTCAACGGTAACCTACCTATCGAAGAGTGTTTTGGACATAGCTCACGCCTGCCTGCTAGCTGCCATGCTAAGGCTCGTTATTGCTATCCCGCGTCCCATAGCTCGCGCTTAAGGTGTCTTGGCTGACCCCTACCGCGTTTGCCCAAAGCTACCGCTCACGTCCGGGACAAGTCAACCGAACGTCTAGCTAATGGAATCACTCTTTAAGGTGCGACCGAATCGGTTGAGATTGGATTCGGCAAAGGCCGCAATCGGCCTCGACCCCCAGAGAATGAACTGTTTCGGCGGTTTTGGCAGGATGTCCTCGGGGGTCTAACCCACCCGCCGTTTGCATTTCCGCTAGGTTTGCGCAATTAATACATACACTCGTATATGCTATGTGTGTATGCGTATGTATCCTCAATAACGGTATCATCGTATATGGTATGGTAGGTATATAGTATATCTGTGGTGTATGTATGCTATGTGTATAGTCTACCTGTGATGTATGTATGGTAATGCGGTAAGGTATACGTGGTAGCATGATAGTGCTCTACTGTCATGCTCTATGAAAATGTACTCCGGTACAGGCTTTGAATGGTAGTCAAACATTTGAGAGATTTTGTGAATTTGTTAGTAGAGGGGTATCTTACTACGTTTGGGCTCAGGTAATAAAAACCCCACTAGAGTATAGTGGGGTAGATTTTTTGATAAATAGGCGATGCGGGCCGTTGTGGTGCGTTTCAGGCGGTATTATTTATGTGTTGCTGGAGAATAAACTGGTGATCCAGTGTGGGCGGTGGTGTAGTGGGTCTATGTTGCGATCGAAGATTACCAGTCCACTGATAGATGGGAATTGGTTGGTATACTCTTCGTACGCTCGGCGCATAGACCCTCCAGTGGTATACACGTCATCGCATATCAGGAGATTGAATCTAGCGTATGAAGTGTATTGCTCCATAGCTTTCGCTAAGCGAAGTCCTCCTCTGGGGATGCCTACTACGTCGGAGAAGGGTGGGAGTCTTTGGGAGGCGATATACGCCAGTGTTTCGATGTCTCCGTCTGTCAGCGCGTCACAGTCTATTTTCCATTCGGACTTTAATCCGCTATTGAGTGTATAGTCACCTATTTGGAATAATGTCATATTATTTGTCTGGCTCCATTCTGTCCTTCCGATTTGTTGTATCTACGTCTCTTGCGTGCAGTACTTCCATAAGTGACACTGTACCGAAGGTACAGTAATCAGAATGCTTCCACTCGTACAAGAACTCCAATAAGTTGGAGAGGGAAGGGTCAGCGTCCAGTACGGAGTATAACCTTTGTAGTTCGCGTAGTGTGGCTCCGGTGCGTACGGCATCTTCGTACTCTTCTACGTTGTCGAATAACCAAAACTTGAAGTTTTGCGCGTATCCTACGTTAGTGGATAGGAATTCGATTAGCTCTTTGATACCGTTTACGGTGTCGTAGAATAGCACTACTGCTGAATCTTGTTCGAATACTAATGCGTACTCTGCTACGTCATTACCCACGATTAACCTCCGGCACATTTAGTAAGAATACCCGCCTGTAGGCTTTATTGATTTGCACTCTTTGGCCTCCAGATGAGAAACATATCAGCTTCTCCACTATAATACTCTCAACTATACAGCTCCTTTTATCTCTTCCAAAAAATTTCGTATTTGTTCTTCTCCTTCACTGTGTCTGCTGATAGCCCTGTTATGATTATTCTGTTTGGTAGGTATTGGTTTCGTGTTTGTACAAGGTTTGTCCAATCTTCGTTAGTTATCTTCTGATCATCGCAAGCGATGATTATCGGGTACATTATTGACTCGCACTCTCTTGAATGGCCTAGCCCTATGCAATGCCCGAACTCGTGTATGGCTATCACTACTAGGAAGTCTATGTCTAGATTCTCTAGTCCTTTCTCTTGATACTCACGTTCGTAGTATTCTAGTCCATCTGTAAATCGCACATAGCACGTCTGGAGCGGCGCAGGAGCAGCATACGCCAGTACACTTGGGCTTTCGGTGTCTGTATACCCGATGTCGAAGTTTACACCACTGTAGCCCCATACAGCGGCTGCGATGTACATAACGATGCTAAGTAATGCTGTCATACTTTTCCTCCTATTGTAGTAGGGTAACACACGTTTGACGCGTTGTAAAGCGCATTTGACGCGGTGATTCGTCTATGCTACCCTTAGTATATAACGCGAGAGTAGGAGAGTTTGATGGTTAAAGTATTTCACCTGTCAGTAGTCGATGAACAGTGGAACGCAGATATTGAGTTAGGAATTTTCTCCTCACTCAAGCAAGCAAAAGCGATTGCACGAAACATCTTTCCACCGCAGCCAGAATGGTACTTTAAGGACGAAATTGCAACATATATTGCAGAAGTAAGCGGGAATACCGGGGTACCGTACACACTTTCTATCTCTGTCTGGGAGATGGACGACGAGTCAGCAGTGAAAGAATACAAAGAAAATTGGCTAGGGAAAGGAGGTACGGATGACTAAATTCAAGTGCTTCTTCTTCGGACATGAAGATATATTCAAGTTGTTCTGGAAAGGTAAGCTAAACCTGCATAGTGAATGCAAGCACTGTGGGGATTTCTTCAAAGAATACCAAATCCCTGCGTCTGCTCCTAAATATCTAATGGAACAGATGATTGAGAGGCAAAGAAATAACAACTTCATGCCTCCCAACTACAGCCACAAATGGGGAGGGCCATTATGGGAACTACGCCCCTTAGCTACAAAACACATACGACGATAGAAGAAACTGGTAGCTCATTCAGACGGATTTGCTCTATCTGTAAAAGTTGGGTTATAGACCATACTTTTATCAGGAAAACAGATCACACAGACGAATGTGAATTTCAGAAAGTAGCGATAGACGACACGGAGGAAACAATGCAAATCAGTTATAGTAATGATCAAGACCGCATGGATCGATTCGACCAAAAACTAGATGTTATTATGAATCGACTTCTGGAAGTCGTGGAAGAGATAAATAGCGTCCACGATATTGCTTCAGCAGCGTATGACGCAGTAGAATCACTAGCTGCTGAGATGGAACAGTTTCGCGATGGACTAGGCGAGAACGTACTTGAAGTCGAAACTGATTAGATGGCTTTTTCAAAAACCAAAAGACGAAGAGCGCCCTCCTCAGTGTACATGTATAGTGTTCCATAATAACTGGGAGGGCCAAGTAATCGTATTCTCTACCGATTGCCCGTGGCACGGTGAGTATGCAGAATATAATGTCGGGCACAGGCTAAAAGACCCGTGGAAAGAATAATTTCAAACAGCGTAGTACGAGAAAAAGGAGAGCATATGGAGAACAACGCTAAACCACCAACGCAGGTAGTCGGTGTAGAATCCGTGGAAAGCGGATTCGTGGCAGGAGGATGGAATGACAAGGAAGAAAAGCCGGTTGAACAGCCAACCAACAAAGGCAGTATTCCTCGTATTCGCTGCCCTTTCTGTCATAAAGATTTCCGGTCTATTTTATCGGCTTCGCATCAGAAGGCTTGTAGAAGCAAATTTATGGTCAAGTGCGAACAATGTGGAGAACGTGTACTCTACGTTAGTATTGCCAACGGTACACATGGAAACAGGTGCCTTAAGAATGACTAGGATTATAGCTGCAAAGGGAGCAGAGTTACGCTGGGACTCTGATTGGCCTGATTACTCTGAGGTCGGTAATTGGTGGCCTGTTATCGAGAAGAGCGGAAAAGTAACAGGTTTAGCTATCATCTGCCCTCAATCGAAATATAGTTTTGGTGTGCCTCATCGCCATTGGATCGACTTCATCGACGATAACGTGAAGTTTAACAGGCGTAATAAGACCACCAATCAGTTCACTTTCAAACACCCCTGCGATAATGTTTCAGTGGAGTTCAAAGACACAGGGCATATCGAGTTCACAATTATCGAGGAAGTAGAAGCGGAAGGCGCTAATGCCTGAAGTAAACGAGGGCAAGACCTTATGCAAGACTTGCAACATAGTGAAACCTATAGACGAGTTCAATATCATGAAACTCAACGACCGTACATTACCTGTAGTGTGCTATTCTTGCGAAGAAAGAGCCAGCAAGAGGAGTAGAGAATGAATCGACTAAAGCTAAACAAGAAACCAGTTATCCATGCAAAACCAGTAGATTGTCTAGGAAGATACGTAGAAGTAGGCGATATCGTGTGCTACCCCGTAAGGGCTGGTTCTTCGATGTGGCTTCAGGTAGGGGAGGTATTAGAGATTTGCTGGGAGGATGGATCTCCTAGAGTTAAGATCATGCGAGAGGATAATCGTAAAGTAGTGTTTACTTCTTTTCCACGCTTAGCAATACTATCAGTCGATGTAAGTGAGCGACTACCTAGAGAGAGGGTTATTGCGCAATGAAAGACTTGTTTAAGGTTGCGAAAGAGCGAAAAATGTCCGATGAGCGCGGCTCATTAGCCAAACTAATATCTGACGCTACAGTGCATTTAGATAGGTGCGGAGTATGCTCCTCAATAGCTTATGTCAACAACATAGACCACGTTTGCTGGGACTGCAAAGCATGGCTGGAGATGATAAATGAGCGCACCGGGTAATATGCGTAGAAGGCTAGTGAACTCCAAGGATGATTGGAGAACCCCACCTAGCTTGGTAAAAGCTATAGAGGAGCATTTTGATGTCTGGTTTACTCTAGACGCAGCAGCAGACTATAACAATAAAGTATGCGAAGCTTACTTAAGCGGGCCGCACCGCGACAACTTAGGTTGTTGGTGCGGCCTTTGCGCATCTTGGCAATCTAAATTTTTTGTTTGGTGTAATCCTCCTTATAGTATGACCAAACAATTCATCAAAAAAGCTATTGCTGAAGGCTCAGACAGACACGTATCTTGTTTGTTAGTGCCTGCTGCTACCGATACTCAATGGTGGGCTGAAGCTTACGCTAACGCAGATATGACCGTTCTTCTTACTGGAAGAGTGCCTTTCTTGGACGGAGAAACAGGTGAAACTTGGTTTATAGACAAAGATGGCAATAAGAAACAATCCAGTAACACTACTGGGAGTACTTTATTCTTCTTCGGGAGAGACTATTTGAGTATGAGTAGCTTTGATGTGTGGGATTGGAAACAATGCATCAAACCATAGTATAATAACATCAATCGTGTTTTAAGCTGCAAGACGGCTCTACATAGTAGGAGGAAGGCTATGGGAGCCGTTATTGATATCTCGAATTGGCAATCTTGGATGCTAGGAAAATTCCCGGCTCTTAAAGACCTAGGAGTAGAGGAGATTATTGTCAATTCAAATAACATTAGACTAGCTAACAGCTTCATCAAAGAAGCAAGAGCGGTTGGCATTCGTTGCCGTATGCTGTACTCCTATTTATATTTTGGATTTAACGGTAGCAACGGCACTATAGATAGAATCGGTGACGAAATCTCTAAGGCGATTACAATCGCTAAAGAGAATGACATCCGTACAGTAGCAGTAGATATAGAGGCTGTCGGTGAATACGAGTTTCCCGGCACTACTTTTGATGGGCGCGTTAGGGACACATGGAGAGCTATCAGTTTGCTAGAAGAAGCTGGGCTTTCTGTTATGGTGTACACTTACCCGTACTACTGGACTAATCAAATGCGGAATACCGCACAATTTAGCAAGTATCCTCTATGGTTAGCGCAATGGGCCGATAATGCTGGGGGATACAGCGAGGTGCGCACGGTTAATTTTGGGGGATGGATTAACGTAGACATCCACCAGTGGACTTCATCGACAAAAATCATGGGAAATGACGTAGATCACAACACCATATTTACCAATATACTAGACACAATAGGGGAGAATGACATGCCTGATCCAAGAATAGACAAATTAGTCAAAGTAATGGGCGGACAAGGGCTTATAGATGTGTGGGAAGCAGACGGAGATTCTTTGTTACTAGGCTACGAGAATCTCCAAAATACAGTAAGTCAACTTGCAGTAACAGTTAATGAGCTTACTAATACTGTTAACACCATGAAGGCTGAACAAGCCACGCTAGCGTCATCAGCAAAAGCCGACTCTGATAGAGTAGTAAATGCTATAGTGGAGCTAGTAAATGTACTTAAAAACAAGTGAACCTAAGCCGAAAACTGTCTACGAGATAGACAAAACCATGTATCAGCTACGCGCTATCGGGTATGTAGCTGAAATCTTTTCCGTGTTACTGGTGCTTGCTTGGGCTTTTCCTTTGTTCTTCTTTGACGCATTTGAAAAGCAGACCGTGTACTATGCCAGCATGTTGGCAATTATGCCAGACTATATGTGGGCACTATGCGCTTTTGGTTGCTCCATTATAGACGTAGGAAGCCATATAGTAGGTATAGGTCATCGAAAATCAGGAATGTTGATGAGAGCTTTAGGTACTGCTGGTATAGCTGTATTTTTTGGAATAATAGCTTGGATAGGACTGTTGACCAACTGCCTCGTACCATACCCATATCTTCACCTAGTGATGTCTGCGCTAGCATTGCTAGGATCTTCTTTAGCATTAGCAGATACTAGAGAAATAGTAAACAAGGAAGAGGCTTTTGCTATTATAGTTCCTAGAAAAGGGAGTGGCGAATGAAGGACATAGGCGCTTTAGAGCCTCTTATAGGCTTAATCGCTACTGCTATTACTGGCGGGCTATTTACGTTTATTATCAATATGTTCATAGTTCGACAGAAGAATGGCACGGTAAAGGCTACTGCCGCCGAGGAACTATGGGAACTAATGGCCAACCAATTAGAGCGTAATAGATTAGAGATCATTGAAAGTAAAGCAGAAATGGCTGCGTTACGTATTGAGTTAGAAAAGACTAAAGCAGATGCAGCATCCCAATTACTATCAGCTAAGGTAAGAGAAGCGGAATTACTTAAAGAAATAAATCTGCTTCGTGAGCAGATTACTGAACTAAAGGACAAAATAGTCGGTGCCGGTATATAAGTATTGCAATAAATTGCAAATACAGATATATTAGATGTATCTTACATCTCGAAAAGGGAGATACATCTATGCATATTCTATGGATGGGCGATGCCGGTAGTAACACTGGATTTGCAAGAGTTACTGACACTATTTGTCGAGGCATGCTGGCCCAACGAGACGACCTACGTATTGACGTATTGGCTGTAAACTTTAGAGGAGAGCTACCAGCAGCGCTAGAGAACGTAAAGTTTCCGTATAAACTTCTAGTGCCTACAATTTATAATTCTTCGGACTTGTTTGGCGTTTCACGTATTAAAGAGTTAATGCTGAAGACCAAGTACGACGCTATTATTATTCTAAACGACATACCAGTAATTCGAGAATATATGACTTATATCAAGTCGCTTGTAGGGCAAGTTCCTTGGATTCCGCCTGTTATCGTATACACTCCTATCGATTCGTATAACATGCCATCTTCGTGGAGCGAAGTAGCGAACTCTGTTGATAAGGTAATTACTTACACAGAAACAGGCAAGAAGGAACTTATTAAGTGCGGGACTAGAGAAGACCTTATTAGGGTAGCACCGCACGGTAACAGTAATGAATTCTACAAAGCTTCTCCTGATAATCCTGCATTCGTGCCGGACTGGGAAGGTAAGCCAATCGGCGCTTGGAGCAGAGATCATATAAAGGCTGCTGCCGGTATGGATGGGCGGTTCATGACTTTATGGGCTGATCGAAATAGTGAGCGCAAGAATCTACCCGGCTTCCTTCGTGCAATAGCTCCTCTTATGCATAAGTACAAAGACATGACTGTGTGGTTGCATTGCTATAAACAGGATGTAGGTGGCAATGTTCAAGACCATGTAGAGACTGCGGGGCTGCTTGATACTGGTCGCGTATACATTACTCCTAATCTATTCCCCGGACATGAGATACCAGATTGGCACCTCAATGCTATTTACAATCATGCGGACTTAAAAGTGTCTTCTTCCCTTGGGGAAGGCTGGGGCTTGACTAATGTAGAGGCATTACAAGCAGGCACTCCTGTTATCACGCTTAATAGTCCGATTAACGAAGAGATCTTCGGGGCGTCTGTAGCGCAAATTGATAAAGGATGGACGCAGTATGCTGCCAGAGGCGGAGAAATGTACTACCCAAGTATCACACACATGACAGAACTTATTGAGCACATGTATGAGCATCCCGGATACCGGAACTATGTGGCCGAACAGGGGTTAGAACGTATTAAGAGATGGGATTGGAATGACTCAATTAAAGTATTCTTAGAAACGCTAGACGAGGTAGCATAATGAGTAGTGAATTAGAAGAGTATCAGGACTGGGTAAAGTCTAGGCCACGATACCTTAAACCTGACGAGGTTATGCCTACTATTGTAGGCTTTTTGACTGAATTTGGTGTGCGTGATGAATATATTTCACAAATCGAGTATGATAGAAAGGAAAGGGTTGTATTCTTCCCTTTCTTAGATCCTTATTGGTTTCGCGCTGGTCGGGTGTGGGAGAAGTTTTCGAACCTATCTGAAACACGACTAATGCCTCTCCGAGTACAGCTTGCAGCTTGTATCAGAGAAGCGGAACGTAAAGATGAAACGCATATTCTTTTCAAACCTACAAAGGGCGCGCAGCATCGAGAGAGGTTAAAGCATCTCGGAGGAACGTGTAACTAATGTGGTTTAGAAAAAAGAACACCCAAGCAAATACTCTTGAAAAGCTAGAAGAGCGCCTCTCTGGAGGCGGTATTGGTGTGCGCTTAAATTCTAACAGTGATTTAGCTTTGGGGGGCGATAGAGGGATGCGTAGTGCCACGGCCAGCATTTCTATTGCAGACCTTATTGAGTATGAAACAGCTAGACGCCGCTACATAGATAGTGGTGGCACAGCTATGGCTGCTTCCGACTATACTCTCCCAGAAGGCTTCGATCCCGGTGCAGAACCTGATATCTCAGAAAGAATCAGGCAGCGTGCTACTCAGACTACAGTCGGTGGCGGAAATGTGCAAATCCCTGAGACGGACTCCACAGATATTCGTGGAACCAGAAGCACACAAAGCCTCCTGTACTATCTGAGCGATGGTGTAGCTCACGCAGCTATAGACACTCTATACCAATACGTTATCGGCCCCGGCTTCGATATTGATATAGTTTACGATCACGATAATCTTCCACCTTGGTTCGACTCAGGAGCAGATAATGTTTCAGTCGTGAAGCGTAATTACACTGGTAGAGCATCAAAAAACAAAGATCGAAACATCTTCTTTGGATACCTTAATTACAAAGCTAATGACCTGAAGGATAGGTTGGATTTGGAAGAGATAGCAGTCGCTATCGCTAAAGATTCTCTCATCACAGGCGATGCTTTCGCCTACAGAGTAGACACTATTGGCTTGGACACGTATCTAGAATCATGGCAGAACGACCAGCGAGAATTTCTAGAAAACGATGTGTTCAAGATAGACGTACTCAATCCTCTTGCGGTTACTGTTGAAACTAATGAGTTCAACGACCTCATTAAAGCACAAGTAGCACAGCTAGGCGGACAAGGCGGGTCAAACAATAAGACACCTATTCCAGATCTTACAAAACTTATCCGCATGAAGTGGGGTGGAGCACCATACACAGTGTATGGAGTACCTCATCTTAACAGCGCACTTTCAGAACTAGCCCTAAAGGCGTCACTAATTAGGGCTGCGAAAGCTTCTGCTGACCGATTCTCTATTCCTATTAGGATGCTAAAATACGGCGTTATGGCCCCCGGACAAGACGGCGGCCCTATCGCTTCAGCAGCTATGCGGGCTGAAGTAGTATCGGCTCTACAGGTTTTCAACCCTGCTAATGAAATTCTAGCTTCTCCGTTCCACTGGGACTTGAAGCTGATCGGCGCCGAAGGTCAAGTACTTGACTTAGCCTCGCAGATAGCTGAGTGCGATCGTAGAATCATGATGGCTCTAGGTATTCCGCCTAACTTTTTGGATTCTAACTACACATCTTTTGCTACTGCGAAAATCCAGTTCTCTAATATGATTCTCAAGCTACGTGGTCTACAACTACAAGTCGCTAAGACTATAGAAGACGATATTCTTGCACGTTGGGCTGAGATGCGTGGTTATCGCACGCCTACTGGTGATCTCATTAAGTTCAAAGTACGATGGAAGAGAGCAGACCTAGAGAGCGATACTGAAATTATCAAGCTAATCGGAACTCTCGCTAAGATTCCTAACCAGTCAATCCTTAGCATAAAGACAATCAGAGAGACATTAGGTTTTAATGACGAAACCGAAGAGCAGAACTTTGCTGTGCAGTGGGAGCAGGAAGATACGCTAGGAAATAATAATCCTAATGCAGGCCCCAACGCTCCAGCATCTAAAGACAATAACCAAGACAGTAAACCAAAAGACAATTCGCCTCCAGAAGGTGGGTAGGAGATAGACAATGGCACGAAGATTTTGGCAATGCGAAGGTACTATTGAGAGGTACATTGACCCTTCAACTGGTAAGCCTAGGCGCTGTACACAGAAACTGATGTTTTATGACGATATCCTTGTTAGCTTAGTCGAGCTAAGCGCAATGGTTGAGATTAAATGCCCTAGATGTAGAGCCATTTCTGGCAAAGCGTCTGACTAGCACGAGTTGACAATCGTAAAAGTGTATATGTATATTTGTACATATACACTTTACAATACCAAGCTGTTGGAGTATTAATGACACAGTTTTACGGCACAACGTATGCAGCATCCGCAAATTCAAAAATGAATTTGATGGAGATCTCGTACCCTCTAGTACATGAAGGTAAAAACCTCAATGGGCACATCTTTACTAGAGAAGAGATGGCCGAAGCATACGAGACACTCGTAGGTACCCCTATCGACCTAGATCATAGTCAAACAATAAACGATGTAGTCGGTAAACATACTGACGCGGAATTCAAGATCGAAGACGGTACAGCAGTAATTTACTGCAAGGGATACATTTACGCCGATTTCTACCCAGAGCTAGCAGCAAAACTTAGGGATGGGGTAGTAACCGGTATCTCCATGGAAACCCACTACGAGTGGGCCGAACGAACTGCTGATGGAATGGTATTACACGGGCTTAATTTCTTAGGCGCTGGTATCGTCCGTACTCCAGCAGATCCGATGGCTAGAGTAGTGCTTTCCGAAAATAAAGCTGTTAAAGAAATAATGGCTAAAGTAATAGAGTCCCTACTTACTTCAAAGGGAGTGAAAGTATAATGGCTAGAAAAGAAGAAGTAATGAAGCTTATACATGGCGCTACTTCTACCGAGTGGGAAGAGGCTATTAACACAGCTATAGCCAGCATTATAGGCGGTAGATCAGAGGCTGATGAAGCAGAAATACTAGACAAAACTGCTATTGCAGAGCATAATGAAGAAGAAGATGTTACACTAGTAACAGAAGCTATGTCTATTTTACGGGAATTAATTGCCCGTGAAGCAGTAGACGGAAATCAAGAAGACATCTATAAGCTCTACCTGATTGTTGAGACGCTATCCATGCTAGCTCAGCTACATTGGGAAGAAGAGTGGGATGTAATGCGTAAAGAGTACGAAGATACTGTAGCTGAAGCATCTATGTCTCGTAGAAATAGAAAAGAAAAAGAACAAGAGTGCAGTTCGCTAGCTGAATCTGAAACTGCTAGCGTTGAAATAAATGAAATTGAAGGAGATGAAGACATGGCACTTTCCGCAGAAGATAGAGCAGCCCTGATCGAAGCTACCCGAGAGGGTGTAGTCGCAGGTCTGGCCCCTATTCTAGAAGCCATTTCTTCACAGGTTGCCGCAACTACGGCTCTCGCAAACGCTATTAGCGAGACGCGTGCCTCTACAGAAGTAGAGGAAGCTGTTGTCGAGGCCGCTGATGAAGAAACTGAAGAAGTGGTCGAAGATGCCCCGACCGCAGAAGCAGTCGCTGAGGCTGAAGAAATCGTAGCTGAAGTGGAGACTGAAGCAGAAGCTGTGGCAGAAGTAGACGAGGAACTAGAAGCCGCTGTAGCAGAAGCAGAAGTCGAAGTAGCAAATAGCGTAGTCTCCGCAGGCGTACGCAGTTACAGAATGGACACCACAGAAGGTCGCAAAGAATATCTAGCTTATGTAGCTAATCCCAACAACGTAAATCGCACACCTGAGGGTGGTCGAGTTCCAGTTGGTAAAGTAGCTACGGCTGGAGCCGAATCAAGGGGCAGCGCAGGAGCTTCCCTTACTAAAGAAGAAATTCTAGAGGCTACAAAGAGCCTCTTCAAGCGATAATCTAGGAGGAATTAGATATGTCTGCAACACAGGTAGGTATTGCGCAGGGTGTAGCTGCTCTAGGGTTCGAAGTCCTAGACCATCGCGAAATCGCTGCTGACGGAATGAGTGTCGCTGCAACAGTAGCTACTAAGGGTGACCTTATGTTCTACTCGGCTGCGAACACTGTTTCACGGGCTTCCGGCGATATGGCTGCTACCGCCCAATACGCAGGTTTTATTGACAACACTGTAGTCTCTTCAATGACTGGGCTACGGATTGACTACCACGGCGAAAAGATTCTCGTTAGCGAGGATAAGGCAACCCTATGGCGAGTCGGTCGCTATCGAATTACCAACGTCAGTGGCACAGTTGGTGACAACGTAAAGGTTTATCCTGCTGACAGCGGCGCTCTAAGTGCTTCTCAGACAGGCTCCGCTCCTGCTGTCGGTATTGCTCGCAAGGGTAATGGCGGCGTATCTGGAGATCCAATCGAAGTCGAAATTGACTTCATCGCACGCCTAGCATAAGCGAGAAAAGGAGAATTAGTTAACATGGCACTTTCAAAGAATGCAATTTTCGCAGCCGCGCAGGAAAACCTAACCGATGGGGAACTTTCTGCTGCGCTTGCAACTGCTGCTCTAGCTCCTATCGCTGAGCAGGTAATTGAGAACGCAAAGATGCGTCAGCTACTTCTTACTGACCGGATTAGCTCTGGGTCTAGTATTGAGTATCAGCTAAAGAAGAGAGGGATTGCCTATGTGTTCCCCCGCTATGGCCTTCCTGCTACTCGCATCGTACGGTACACCAAGTTCGCAGTCGAGCCTTGGCTCATCGCAACTCGGCCCAAGATCTCCATCCTAGACATTCAGGACGCCAACTTCAATGTTGTTACTGATATTCTAGAAGATGCAGGTAAAGAAATGGCTGTCATGGAGGACAAGGAAGGATTCCGCCTATTCAACGTAGGTGCTCCTCTTCCCGGTACTGCTTGGCCTACAGCCGGTTCTGACGAATGGCCGACTATCTCTGACGGCCCCGGTGGTATTGGGCGCAAGCTCAGCACCAACATTGTCCGTCTCGATGGTAGCACCGTGCCAGTCCTTCAGGACTTCGTTCGCGCTCAGTCGCTACTTCGCGTAATCGGCTATGAGCCAAACGGTCTTCTCATGAACCCTTATACTCTAGGAAAGCTAATGGCTACCAACGAGTTCCTCCTTTACACCAACAGCGGTTCACGCGAAGTTGTAGAGACTGGTAACATCCGTGGTGCCCTTGGTGTGGATATTGTCACAAGCAATCTTTGCGGCCTTGAGGATACATGGATTCTGGATGCCAAGGAAGCTGCTCGATTCGTCGAGCGGAATCCTCTAACCGTAGTCGCCAAGACAGACATGCTCATCAATGAGTGGCTGCTCTGGGAGCGAATCGCAGTAGTTGTGCTAAACGCCAACGCAATGATTCGCCTGTCTTATGACGAAGACGCCTAATATTTAGGTAGAACATTTCTTTGGGGAGGAGGGGTAATCCTCCTCCCCATTTTTCATTCAATCACATAGGGGAAACATTATGTATCACGTAGTTCATGCCAGTGCAGGATACAGCATCGTAGACGAGGATGGGACAGTAGTAAGCTCTACTCTCGATGAAAAGAAAGCTTACGCACAAGCTAAGGCACGGAATGAAGGACGATACGAAGAGGGCGGGAGTATTATGATTCCGGCTACTATCACTAGGGGACGGTAAATGGCGCGACCAGAAGACTTACTTGAATACTTGAAAGCTGATATGGGGTTTCTTCTTGAAACTTACGTACCAGAGAGATATCTTGTACCTAATACCAGCTTTACTTCTTACAATTCAAGAGAGTCTAGCTGGTACAGCAGACCTCCAGCAATTATCAGGAAGAACGGGGCTATCCTTACTGCCGGGTACACGGTTGACTATACTAACGGGATAGTCACGTTCTCTCCTGCGTTAACTGCAAGCGATGTAGTTACAGCAGAATTCTATTTCTCTCCTATATCTGACTCTGCGCTTATTATGGCATTGAATGCAGGAACTAGAGAGCTAGCCTCGCTTATAGGTGTAGCCATATCTCCTGCTGCTGATGTAAACGCTTTGTACGAAATCCCAATTGTCGATTTAGCTTATAGACGGCTGTATCGGCCACTTATGGCTGCTACTGCTGACTACCACAAATGGGACGCAGACGGAGTGTCGTACGATAAGAATCAGGTGTTTAAGAATTACGCTGTAACAATCGAAGAGAAATCAAAGGCTATCAATCAGGCTATAGCTAGGCTACGCCTAACAGGGCTAATAGGCGGCATTAACGTGGAAGTACTAGACACAGCGGGGCAGTAAAATGAGCAACATTCCTAGAGAAGAATTACATCAAACACAGATTAACAGGTACTTAAGGAGTTCGGCGTATCTTCCCCAAGATGAGGAAGATTACGATTACGATGAGTACCTAGACCATCTAGAGGATAACTTGAAAGGGCCGATGCGTCAGTTCAGATCTGCTATGCTGGATCTAGGAAATCTGATGACAGCAGACTACGCACAACGAAAAGTATTTCGAGATGTAGTATTCGCTAAAGAAAAAGAAATGATGGCACTCATGGACGACTGGATACATTTCTATCTTCTTCACTCTGAGGCTGTAAAGGATTCAATCAGTTATGAGTTTACATGCAGACCGTTATCATCTGACTAAGATAGCTACACACCTAGTTAATATATACAGACTAGACGATACAACAACCCCGTATCGCCATACTGTCATATATAACGACTGGCGTTGTACTTTTTCACCTACTAACGAAGACCAATATCCGGTAGTAGCTAGCTCAGGCATACGTGCCCAGTACTGGTCAGTGTGGGGTGTGGTTTATCCTCCGTTTGAGATAAAGAGAGGTGATCAGCTTCAGAACTTACGCAATGTTAGCACGCGTAGAGTGGTAAAAGATAAGCTGAACGTAGTAGAAGTTATCCCTGTGTCTGCTGATAATGTCGTTCATCTCATAGTTTCTGATAGCGGTACTAGATAATGGGAAGTGAACCTAGCTCTGGGCAGCCATTTCGTGTATCCTTGGAAGCCAAAGGCATTAAGCGAACTGCGCCAAAGAAAGTGCCCACAGTCAAATTAGACGAAGCTTCTATTCGTGCGTGGAGGAACGCTTCCCCCGCTATGCGTGCAGTAGTAGCGAAGAATTTTACTAAAGCCGAAGTAGCGGCCATGAACAGAGCCGCAGGTGTACAAGGACAAATACAGGCCGCTAAAGCTAACGTAGCGCAAAAGCCAAAAACCCCTGCCGCGAAGAAATCTGCCCCTGCTAGACAGCCTAAGACTTTTGCTCCGAATCCAACTGTCCCGGAGCCTAAAGCTACTAGCGCGAGAATGGCTAAGGCAATGGCTGCGCCCAGCTTATCAGAAGCAGAATTAGAGAAGGCAACAAAAGCCTATAGAGCTAACAAAGCGAGGATTAGTGCTGCTGAAAAAGCTGATGCTGAATCTCGTCGTAGAGCCAAAACGCAAAGAGAAGGAAGCAAGAAAGGCGGAAGGCCACGCACAGCTACGCCAAAACCGTCTAAGAGGGAAGAGAAGAAGCTAGCCGCCGCACTAGACCAGAAAGCGCACGAAGATACTCTTAGGCTTAGAGTAGGTGATAAACAGTTTGGTTTGCATACCCCTGCCGCGAAGGATTCTATGAGGAAGCCAAAAGACTTCTTTAGTGGTAATCCATATTACAGAGGAGACAGCAGGCCGGGCCGTATTAAACAGCACGGCAGTATGTCTGAGTCTTTTAAGATTCTAGCCGGTAAGCTAGATCGCGCAGGAAATGATAAGTACCATTTCAACTTGTTCTTCCGTAACATGGAAGCAATGGCACAACGTGTTTATCAAGATTTACTACGTGTGACACCACCAGAGATGAGAGACACGTGGGTGTACACTAAAACCAGAACTGGCGACAGTCTAGAAGTAACTCTGTACAATAATCACGTAGCGTTTCCGTATAAGCTATACGGTACAGCTACTCATAGAGTCTGGCCTGAGAAGCGCGTAGACTACCCTATTGTACCGGGGGCTGCTGGTGACTTTGATACGCCTGCACAGAGACGCGCTTACATCAAGGACGTTCAGCGTGGAAAGATAAGGAGATATGAAAAATCTGTAGAGCCAGAACAGAAGAAAAAGAAAAGCAATTTTCTTTCTGACCCAGATACAGCAGCAACAGCAGCGCAGTACCTGCGGGAGTACCAAAGTACTAAGCATATGGGTAAAGCTGCTGCTGACTACTTCAAACAAAGAATGGACGCATTAAAGTCCAGTTATGAGAAGAGATTCGCCTACGAAGAGGATTATGAAGAAGACGGCACCGGCCCCGGCAGGCAGACCCAGTATTTTCTAAAACTTGGCGGTCAATGGATAGACGGAAAGGGAGGAAAAGCAGCTTTCGCTCCTTACCAAACCTCTGAGTACATCAAATCCAGACAACATGACTCGCAACAAGTTAGTGCGGCTGGGGTGCAAGTCGAATTCAGAACATCTTCTGGTGGTAAAGTAAGCTTCGTTAGAAAGACTAGGAAGAAACAATCTAACAAGCGTGGGGAAGTGTTTATCCCGTATGTCGAGCATCACTATGGTGTACGGCCTGACATGAAGCTGTATAATACATGGAGGGCATGGACTTCTGGTAAGAAATATCGACAGCTACGTCAAGAAAAGCATTCGGTACAGATCGACCAGATCATGAAGAACTTTACTGATATGTCAGCTCAAATGAACAAGCAGTTCAATGCCAATCCTGTCGATATGCAAGTGAGGGTATAATGTATACAGGGCCATATATTCAACTGATAGATAATATCAAAGCCATTCTACAGAATGAATCTAGTAAACGAACAGGTTCGCCACTTACTAGTGCATACGGTGATTTTACCTTTTTTACTAAGAGAGTAACTAACTGGGATGAACTTCTAAACAGTCTTCCAGCTATTACAATAGATTTGGACGGAGGCGGATTCGACTACATATACGAAGATCAAGGAGCCTTTAGGTTAATACCAGTAGTAATCGTTCTGTACATGCCATTATATACGTATGGTAAAACAGCGGATGAATCTGCTACAATAGAAGTAGCGGTAGACGAAGAAATAAAACTACGCTTCGCTGACCTCGAAGAAATAATGAATGAAAATCGTGCAGCGCACGGTACTGCATATGAGTTATTAATGGTTGAAGGCGGTGGCATTTTCTATGAAGCCTTCGATTTTGGCGAACCAATCAACATGCAACTAAGACTTGCACAACTCAATCTAGTCGCGAGACAGCGCATACAATAAGTGTTCCCACTTTCTAAGTGGCAAATTTCAGGAGGAATAACTAATGGCAAGAGACGTAATTTCCCAAGCACGCGCTGGTTCTCTACTAGAATCCCATGGTGGGCCAGCAGTTTTGTTCTACGCGCCTCTCGGCACTACTTTCCCAACGGCAATTAGTGACGTAATCGATTTCGATGCCGGTGCAAACCAGTTCAAGGCCCTAAGCCCTTGGACTTCTCTAGGTATTACCCGCAGTGGTATTACTGTTACAAGAGGTTTCGAAGATATTAAGCGAGACGCAGATCAATCATACGGTGCTTTTGACCTTCGCCCAACCGGTTGGTCAACAATGGTTTCGACCGAACTTCTAAAAACTGACCCTGTTACGCTACAGCTAGCGTGGGTTGGCGGTGCTATTACTACCGTAGCAAAGGTTTCTACCACACTACAGGTAGCAGTAGCAGCAACCGATACAACCATGACTGTAAACAGCATTTCTGGTCTATCCAATGCTGATTACATCATCATGGGCACTGGGCCTTATCAGGAACTATGCAAGATTTCTGGATCACCATCTGGTAACACTGTTACCATCGCCGTAGGCGCACAGTATGCTCACGCATCAGGTACTCTTGTAGCTAAGCTAGAAGAGAATACCATGCCTTATGGTACTGCCCGAAACATCCCACCGTATCTACTCGCCGTAATTGCTCCGGTAAACTACGACGATCCAGCTGCTGGTGGTGTTGTTAACGGCCTTAGAATGTTCGCATTCCGTCGCGTAAAGCTTGAAGCTGGGCAGCGCCAGATTAACCACTCAAACGGTCAAGACTGGACTCTCCCTGTTAGCTTCTACGCATTCCCTGACCTTGATCAGGGTGACCCAGACACCGATACCTTCGTTGTCTACGACCTAGCATACTAAGTCTTAGTAGCTAATACACGTAGTGACAGCCCGTACAGGGTGTTTCACTTTTACATCATCACACATAAGGAAACGATATAAGATGAGTGACGCATTTATTCAGAGAAGTAAGTCCATTTGGGTAGGGGCTGAAGAAGTAGAGGTAAGGGAAATGCCTCTAGCCAGAGTAAAGAGATTTAAGACTGTAATCTCTGGTTTCGCAGAAGAGTACAACGAACTAATGGATACTGTACGTGCTACCATGGAAGCGCGAGACGAGGCCATCGAACGAGGCGAAGATCCAGTAACCGCAAATCTAGAGCTAGATATGTGGAGCGACATCGCAGATATGATCTTTGCACGTCCGCACGAAGTGCTTAGTGTCCTAGTGCCTAATCTGCCGAAAGAACCGTTTGAAGACGAAGAAAATGGTGTAACGATCCCACAGTTAATCGACGCATTTGATACTGTGTTAGAAGTTAACAAGATAGAGTGGGTCAAGAAGAGCCTCCCTTTCATCCAGAGTTTGATCTTGAGTTCGGATCTGAACTTCTTAACCAAGAAGTAGATGAAAAGTACACAGAAGACAGAGTGCTAGCACGACTGTTCTCTAGGACTTCTATCAAACCTGTAGACGCGTTAAACGAGGATACAGGTTTAACTTTGTCGCAAATACAAGTTCTCTTAGAAGAAGTACAATATCAAGACAACACTACCCTAGCGCTGCTATTGCAAGCACAAGCAATGACTGTTCCTGCAATAGCTAGTATAATGGGAGGTATGATGGGCGGAGGAAGCCCTGATGGTGCTACCAAGTCGTTAGAGGCTATCTTAAATATGGCACGCACTCTCCTCGAAGGAAAAGACTCAGAAGAGACTGTTGCGGAAAAGAAGATGACAGAAAAGCAGAAAAAGGAGGCGGACGAGTTACTTGAAAGACATCCGCTATTCAAGCAATTTTATGCTGAGCGAGGAGCCGAGAGCTTAGATGAAATCAATGTAATGAATCCAATTAGCATTGGCTGATAATAACGATACCCTTAATCTATTGTTCCGGCTCTCAGCCGTTATTGACCCTCAATTCTCGCAGACACTAAAGAAAGCTGCGCAGGAGGTAGATAAAGCTGGGAAGAATATTGAGGGGTCATTAAAGAGAACTGGCGAAGCCAATTTAGCCAAGCTTACACAAAATCTAGGCGAAAACAGTACTCTAGTTAAGGGGCTACGCGATAAGATGCGAAGCATTCAGAAGTACACTTCTGATGTCGGCGCTCAGCGTAGGCTAGTACAAGAAGAAGAAAGAAAGTTACTTGAAGGGCTTAATCAAAAGGATAGGGCTGGCCCCGGCGCGGCAGCTAAAAGATACAGTAAAGCTAAAGGGATCTTCCAAGCAATTGGCACTCCACAGGAGATTAAGCTTCAAGTAGCTGAAATAGAAAGCAATCTACGCAAACTCAGAGCTATATACATAGAGTTAGCTAAGGATGACCCTAAGCTTTCTAAATCTATGTCTAACTGGTTTACTACTAATAAAAGCAAAGAGCAAGAGTGGGTAAAGCGACAAGGGGAGCTTAAAGGGCACCTACAGCAGTCTTCTGCCGCTATGAAGCGATATGAGCTGGCTATCGCTAACATGGCTAGATTCAAAGGATATGACCCGCAAAGAATTACGGACATCAAACGTGACCTCCAGTCTTTGCTGACTGGTTTAGACCTGAGTGAGCAAGGTAAACAGTTTGCACAGGCTCAAGCACAACTTAAAAAAGCACTCGAAGATCGTAAGAGACTGATTGATGATTATCTAAAGAAGTCCGGCATCACCAGCCCTACAGCTATGCAGCAAACACTAGGTAAAATTAGCGCCAAGATGGCTGCTGGTACTGATGCTGCTGGAGCTAAATCCAGTGAAACTGCTCTCATTAATCTCTACACTACTTGGCGAACTAAGGCTAATGAAGTAGCTACGGCTCTATCTATTATCCCCAAAGAAATTCAAGATACTGTACCATATATCCAGCAGATTAAAGACGAGTGGGAAAAAGTAGGCAAAGAGATTGAAGATCAGATGGTTCTGTACAAGAACGCTAACAATTTCTTACAGCGCCAGAAGGTTTTGACTGATCAGATTACATATGACCGAGGAGACGGATACCACACTACAAGCGGTAATTTGAATGCTATGCGCCGCCGCTATCAAACAATAACAGGCGGTATTTCTGAGCGCCCACAAGGGTACGCTTCTGACTCACAGCTACGCGGTATGACTCGTCTTATTCAAGATGCGCAAGAGCGAATCATGGCTCTCAAGGAAGCGATGCGCGTGGCTGGCGCAGAGAACGATGATTACTCGGACGGACTTTCAGATCAAAAACACGAGATTCAAGGAATCATAAAAGAGTACGAGGATTGGGCGGAAGCTACTAAGGAACTCTACAAAGAGCAGAAGAAGTTAAACACGGAAGGTCGGGCGCAGAATGCCCGCTATCAGGCTCGTAATGCTATTGCTAACGCAGTAGGTGGTATGCGCTTTGGTATGATTAGCCGTGGCGTTCACGGCGCTACCAGTTTGTTTAAGACTAGTTATGATGATGGAGGTATAGCAGAAGTAGGTAAGAGTTTTGCCTATGTAGGTGGGACTATTGCTGCTATCGCTATTCCACTCAAGATCTTCGACCTAGCTATGAAGGCTATCGTAGGAACTTTCCGCACATTCACAAATGTAATACGCAATGGCATAGGTACAATAAAGGGATTCATCTCTTCGTCTGTTGCAGCGCACCAACAACTAGTAGCATTTGCGCTCCAGACTGGTCTGTCTATTAACGAGGCTCAGAAGCTTAGCGCTTCGTTCCGCGTTCTTGGGTTGGATACTACTTGGGTAGCCGTTGGTATGGGTGCCTTGAACAAGTCTGTAATCGAGAACAACGCTATTTACGCTAAGTGGGGGATCGCTACAAGAGATGCTACGGGTAACGCACGTCGTATGTCTGATGTGCTTGATGACCTAAACGATAAATACCAGTCCCTGAACGAAGGAGACAGGATTAACTTCCTAGCCGATCTCCAAACTGCACTCCCATTCATCAGCATGATTACGCCGATGATTACTACAAATCTTAACGACATTCTAAAACCACTTGAGAATATGAATGTAATCCTAGACGAGACTGAACAGAAGGATATGACTCGTGTAGTCGCTTCTGTTACTGGCATGAAGCTAGCGTTTGAAGGATTAGCTAACACTGTAACTATCGCTTTAGCTCCTGCTATCGAATCCTTCGCCAATACTGTTATTACAGTACTGGTAGCCGCTATGCCTAAGATACAGAAGATATTTAGAAGTGCAGCAGAGCAAATTCGCGACTTTTTCTTCGCGCTAGGTGGCGGAGATACTGGCCCAATTAGTGCGTTTGCTGATGCGTTCAGCAACACAGAGAAGACCTTGGAAAGCGGTAATGGTACGATGGGTCTTTATACAGATACTGTACAAGACCTAGATAAGGAAATTGCAGCCAACGTTCAGACTATGGACGATTGGCGCGAGCATATCGAGGATCTGCGTGGCCCTATGGAAGATATGCAGAAAGCTATGCAAGATGAGCTAGAAGCTATTAACGATGCCAAAGAAACAGTAAGTGATGCGCTTAAAATAGAAATAAGCCCCCTTGAAGACAGACTCGAATTAATCGAGAAGTCCAAGGAGTCTTGGATAGAGGAGAGGGATACTGCACTAGAAGCTATCGATGACGAAATCAAAGCTCTTCAAAGAGCCAATCGTCAGCTATCTAGAGATGAGCGTGCTGAACTTAATCCATTAAATGATGCTTTAGAAGCTCTAAAGGAACAGAAAAAGGCTTTAGCTAAGGCAGCAAAAGATGCTAAGAAAGATGTACCTGACTACTCTGAGGAGATTGATGCTCAAAACGCCATTAAAGATGGCCTACAAGACCAGATAGAATCCATCAGAGACGCTACTGACGCTTGGACGGAACAAAAGGAAGCTATCATAGATGACTACCAGTCACAGATAGTTGTAATCGACGATATAATTGATGGTATCCGTAAGCAAGAAGCTGCTGCATCAAAGGCGGCTAATGCTCAGAAAGAGCTTCTACAAGATCAAATAGATGCTATCCAAGAAGTAGGCGAAGAGCAGACACGGGTCGCGCAGGATAAAGAATATTGGGATCAGAGAGCGTACCTCACTGGTCAGTCTTTGCTCGCTCAGCTAGAGGCACAACAAAGAGCACTAGATAATCGAGCACAGCGGCAGCGGCAGCAGGGTGAATCCGATACAGATTACCAGCTACGTATGCAGCAGCTTGCTCTTGCTAACGACATCGAAGAGGAACAGAGAAGACTATCCCTGTCTGCTCTTGACGAGAACAGATTGCTGGAGGAAGCTAACCGCGTTAGAGAAAATACCATCAAGTTGCTTCAGGATCAGATTCAAGCTATCGAAGATGCGTTTGAAGCACAAAAGGAAGCTAACGACACACTAATTGAAGGATACGACGCGCAGAAGGGGTCATATTCCAGCCTTATCGACGGAATCAAGGATGAAATCGATGCTCGCAAGAAAGCAGACGACGCTACTATTAAAGGGATCGAGAACAACGTCAAGGCAATTGATAAGGAAATCGAAAGGTACCAGAACCTAGCTGACGAGGCACGCAAGGCGCAAGACGCTGTTGATGAGTACTACGATAAGCAAATTGAAGATCTAGATACACAAATCGATTCTATCTCTGACGCTATCGACAGCATCAAAAATAAGTACGACGAACTCAAAGAAGCAAATGATCTGAGAATCGAAGACCTCCAAGAGCTGGCCGAGAGTACTCGCGATACTTATGAAGGCATCATTGACCCAATTGACGAAGAAATTAAGAAGATCAAAGAATCTGTAGACGAAGCCAAGAAAGCAGCAGCAGAAAAGATCGAGCTATTGGACGATCAAGCCGAGGCTATCCGTGACTACTATACCCCTCTGCTTCGTGCACAGCAAGATGAGATCGATAAATGGGAAGAAGCCATCAAAGTGATGGATCGTTATAATAAGGAACGGAAGCGAGCACTAGATGAAGCAATAGGTCTACAGGAAGCCAATGCAGCTAAGCCTGTTTCAGGAGCATCTAGCTCTTACACTATCGGTGGAGTAGACGTAGGGAGTATCGGTACTAAGATCGGTAAAATCGTGTACGAAGCAGCTATTGCTCCGTTTACAAAGGAAATAACTAATCCCAAAAAGAGAGCAGGGTCAGCTGGTATAGATGACCCTGATACTGTAACTGTGTTTGCATTTGACTCAGAGGCTATTAAGGAAGCGCTACACAATCTAGTAGACGATATCGTACAGCCTACAGTGGAGTATTTCTGGAATGAGTGGTGGAGACTGTCTGGGGAATATGCTCCTAAAGGCGCAAAGGGTCTTATAGGTATACTGGTAGCGGAACTCGTAGATCAGATGATTAATCATCTAAAAGATCCTAATACATGGAAAGACATGACCAGCGGTAAGTTCATGCCCGCAGGGGTCTTCTCCAATATGGGAGAGAAAATTGGAGGCTGGATCATTGAAGGACTTATCGATGAAATAGGGAAGAACATAGGTATAAGTAGCAATACGCGAAAGAAGTGGATAGAGTTCTTTGAAGAAGCTATTTCCGCTATGAAAGAACTCTTCACTCCAATGAACTGGGCTATCTATTTCTATAGATACATAGTTAAGCCACTAATTGACTTGATAACGGAATGGGACAAAATGATTCCTTACTGGGAGGGGTTTTGGGAAGAAGCTCTTATTGCTGCTGGCAATGTCTTCAAAGACATTGCAATGTTCCTGTATGACCATCTTATTAAGCCAATCATAGATTACATCAAAGATCCTTCGTTACTTAAGGACGATGCGGAAAAGCTATGGGGCAGTATCTTAAAGGCTGGTGAGTTTGTATTCAGCACGCTTACTAAGTGGTTAAGCGATACATTCGTTAAGCCTATAGTATCTTTCATAGACGGCACTATCAAGGTCGGTGGAGAGCTGTGGGATAAGTTTAGCGATATGTGGGGCGCATTCTACAGATCAGGTGAAAAAGCATTCAGCACAATCGGTACTTGGCTAAGCGATACTATCGGAAAGCCTATTACAGAATTCTTTAGTGGGTTAGGCAGTAGCATTGGAACTGCCTTTGGTGGGGTTTGGTCTGTTATTCTAAAGCCATTCGAGACAGCGTATAAAGGTATAGACTGGATGTTCGAAAAGCTAAGTGCAGCAATCTCTAAGATTGCTGGTGTTGCTAGGCTCGACGTTCCAGATTTCAGCCTTCCTGATTGGCAGAATCCATCTGCGGGTATTGGAGACGCGTATGCAGGCCAGCCTCCTCCGGGGTCTAGCGCGTACCCTGAGTTTGCTGAAGGCGGTCGAATTGATCGACCGACTCGTGCGCTAATTGGTGAAGCCGGGTATCCTGAGTACGTTATTTCTACTGATCCGAGTAAGAAATCTCGCACTATGGGACTCCTCCAAAACTTCTTCAAAGAATTAAATGGTGGACGTCAAACGGATGGCGGATTCGGGTCTAGTAGAGGCGGGCCGTTTGACTTTATCGATAGTGCATTCGGCAAGGCCGGGGAGTTCTTCTCTGGCGCGTTCGCTGCTGGGAAGAAAGGGCTCGATGTAATTACAGAAGCACCATCTCAGTTAATGTCGCTTGCCAAGGATCAGGCAGCCAAGATTCTAAAAGCTGCTATTGAAGAAGCGATCAGTGCAACACCCGGACAGCTACCGCTATTTACCGGCTTAATGAATTGGGTTAAGGATGCCATCATTAAATGGTTCACCGGGTCTGGGTATGATGCTGGAACGTTCTTCGACGCAGAAGATATATTCGGTAACGGCGCAGTTATTCCTACACAATCATATGGAGATACTACGTATGCTCAAGGCGCATACGCCGATAAGTTCCACCACGGCGTAGACATCGCATCCGTTGGCGGACAGAAGATTCCTCTGTTCGGGTCTGGTCGTGCATCTCTCGTAAGCAAAGGCTACAACGAGGGACTAGGTAACTATGTAGCAATGCGCGGTATCGTTAAGGGTGGCGAGGCTATACAGTTCCTCCTAGGCCACCTAGACCGCGTTTTAATCAACTTTACGGATACTATATCAAAAGCCACACAAATCGGTAATATGGGCACTACAGGCTATTCAGACGGGGTTCATACACATGTCCAGACCCGTAATGAAGCCGGGACTGAAATAAACCCAGAAAGATTCTTCCCATCCATGAGTTGGTTCTGGGGGTCTGATGCAGTAGGTTATCGCAATGGCGGACTGGTAAAGCCTAACTCTACGCTGCTCGACATGTACGGTCGCCCGTACGCACGCGCGGGAGAGGGCGGACTGTCCGAAGCCATCACTCCTATTGATATGCTAAAGAATGTGGTAAAATACAGTGTAGCATCAGGTATTAGTTCTGCGAGAATGCCTGCTATGAATAGCAGTCAGAACATCTCGCAAAGCGGCCCGACACTTCACATCGAGAATATCTATGCGAACACAAAGGAAGACGGACAAGAGATTGCAAGAGTTATCCGTAATGAGTTCGAAGATTTGCTAACAAATATGAAAACTCACAAGCGGACAATAGCTGCCGGGAGAAGGATTTAATGCCAGTACCAAACGGGCCTAGTGTTTTAGCACCTAACGCCAACGCGCACTATGCGGTAGGTAGTGCTATTCAATGGCTTATCACGCCACAACATCCTGACGGAACTAACGTAACAGGGTATGAGTTTCAGCTATCTGAGTCTGGCGGTACAGTCGAGTGGTACATACATACAGTTACAGGGGTAAACCTGTCTTCTGGCAATAACATCTACTTTATCGGAACGCTGTCTGAACCTCTACCTACAGGTATTTCTCTAGAAGTTAGAGCAAGAACTAGAAATGCCGAAGGGTGGGGCTTATGGGGTAGTGGTACAAGCATTGTAGTAACTAACACAGCGCCTACATTTGTTACTGGTACTGCTGCGCCTCAAGGTACTGTAAACGTAGTCGGAGCAACTGTTACTCCTACGTTTTCTATTACCGTAAATGACACAGAAGGAGATCCGATTAAGTACTACGAAGCTATCGTAGAGAACGATGGCGGTGCTGCGTATTATTGGATCTCTCCTCTAGTATCTATCGATATCGCGGCGGGTAGTGTGCTTACGTTCCAAGGCCCGAGTAACATGCCTAACGATGCAAGCTATAAGTGGAAGATTAGAGCATGGGACGCGGCTATGCGTACTACTGTTTCTCCCAGCTACACTTCCTACATAAACTTCTCGTTGGTAAACATTCTAAGTAGCAATACTGCACCTACACTTACCTCTACTGGTGGCCCGTCTGGTACAGTAGCCGCGACTACTAATGACTATTACAACTTTACCTGCACTAGCGTATGGACTGATGCTGAAGGTCACTCTATTGCAGCTTATCAGCTACAGATTGAAAACACTAGCGATAGCACTACAGTATTAGACACAGGTAAAGTCCCTACATCAGTAGCCAGCGGTGCTACGCTATCTGTTACTGGCCCTGCTCTATCAGTAGGCAGTAACTACAGATGGCGCATTAAAGTGTGGGATGTGTATGACGCAGAGAGTAGCTGGAGTTCTTACACTGACTTTACACCTGCTGTAACGTCTGCTACTAACCTTCCACCTACCGCCACAGCTATTACACCTAGCGGCGCTACTACATCGCCTGTTTCGTTTGTCGGAGGGTTCTCTGACTTAGGCGGTACACTGAACACTTTCTCGCAGTACCAACTTCGTATATATGAGGACTCTACTCTAGTGTGGACTTCTCCGTTGTACAACACCACAGCTACAGAGAGAAGTGCTAAGCAGTTCAGCAGGCTTTATGCTGGCCCTGCTCTATCCTCTGGATCTACATATTACTGGCAATGTAAAGTGTGGGATAATGGTGGGCTTGGCTCTGCTTGGTCTACTCTTGTTCCATTCTCTATTCAGGTAGCCCCTAACGCCCCTGTAAGCCTTGCACCGTCCGGCGTTACTACTACACTGTCGTTCTCATTCACAGGCGGTTTCAGCACCAGCGGTGCTGGCACACTTGCTTATACACAGATTGTAGTCAAGAATGTTAGCAACGTAGTAATCTGGGATTCTGGTGCTGTTGCGTCTTCTGGTTCTACATTCTCTATCCCTTACGCTGGCCCTGCTCTATCCGCTGGTCAGCAAATAACATGGATAGCTAGAAACAAAGACAGTAATGGGTTGTGGGGGCCATACTCAGGTGCTACTTCGGTAGTTTACCAGTCTACTCCAGATGTCCCTATCAACTTGTTCCCGGCCAGTAGTAATGTTGCTGCTTACCCGTCTACACGTCCTGTCTTTGGTGGAGATAACAGCCATCCAAGCAGCGTAGGAATGAACGCTGCACAGATTGTGGTTTACACAGAAGACGAGGCTACTCAACTGTGGGATAGTGGTATCGTAGCTCAGACTGGTACTCGATTTAAGATTGGGTACGCTGGTACAGCTTTATCCGATGGACAAGTAATCAAATGGAAAGCTCGTACACGATCTTCTGACACAAACTATTGGGGGCCATATACCGAATTACAGACTCTAAGGATTAACAAAGCCCCAGAAGCTATTGTTAACCCTTCGCCTAATGGCGCAAATATCTCAACGCTAACTCCTACACTTACTTGGACTGCTAAAGTAGGAGAGGCTACGGTAGAAACTTCAGCAATAGCTAATGGTCGTCGCCCTACATTTACTATTTTGAACATCGTAGATCAGCAGACATTAGCTGATGTTGTCGGATACCCTGACAATACCTCTGCTGTGTGGGATGACTTTTCTGCATTATCTGGGTGGACTACTGAAGCTGGCACATGGGCTGTGTCTGCTGGTAGGCTTTACTGCTCTGCCGGTGCTGACAATGCGCGGCTATATAAGGACTCATTAATTAGTGACGGACTAATTGGGTGCTTAATGAAATACGACTCTTCTGGATCTGCTGGTAGCGGGACAGTTGGCCCCGGCGCGGGGATCTACTTCAGAAGGAGTGATGCGTCCAATTATTGGGTTGTGTCTATTGCTGGCGGTACGCTCTACCTTAGCTCTAATGTAGCTGGTACTTTCACCACAGTAGCCAGCGCAGACGTAGACGTAGTGCATGGATACGATTGCCATATCTCCGTTACACTCAGTGGACAAGATATCAATGTATACTTTAACGGAGTAGAGAAGATTGACTACACGGATGCTACAAACTTCAACACTACAGAAACAGAACACGGTATCTTTGCTTCTCAGTCCACATCATCTACTTTTGACAACTTCTTTGTAGCATCCTCGACAGCAGGCGCTAGCGCCTATGTAGTCGGAGGCGGTGACCTTTCTTCAGAAAAGAGCTACACTTGGGTAGCAAGAATATTTGACGGGTATGTGTTAGGAGCATACAATGCTCCCTCTACATTCACGACTGTAAGCGCACCGTCTGTGGCTATCACATCTCATGCAGAAGGCGATACTATTGCTTCGCCTAACCCAACTATAACTTGGTCTTATACAGGGTACGGCGGTAGAACACAGACTACCTACAGAATACGCATACTGAATAACGCTACTGTCGTATATGACAGCGGATCTGTAAGTTCTTCTGGCACATCGGCGTCTATCCCGACAGGATATTTGCTCAACGGTAACGTGTACACTGTAATCGTTACAGTGACAGACACATTTAACTTGGTGAGCAACTCCACTCCAGTTAACATCATCACTATCTGGACTCCGCCTTCCGCTATCGGGTCTATCACAGCAACAGGTGATGCTACAACAGCATCTGTCCTGCTGGAGTGGGAGCGGTCTGCTCTTACTGCATCCGTATTCGTAAGATACGAGATATACAGACAAATAGGCACAGACGACGAGGTTATTATAGCTCAAATTAATGACATCGAAACCTTATCTTGGACAGACTACTTCATCGCGTCTGGTAAAGAAATCACATACAGAATTATTCAGTACGAACTTGTTGGTATCGAGGCCGTACCTAGCACTAACGTGTACGACAACGTAACTGTTACATTCAGGGATATGTGGCTAACAGACACCAGCGATACTAGTGTCCGTGTACGACTAAGAGACAATCCGTCAAAATCGTTCAACACCAAGAGGCAGGAAGAGAGTAAGTTATATTGGGGAGCAAGAGCGCCTGTCCGTCACATAGGTCAGCACTTTTATCAGGAGTTCAGTATATCCTTCATGGTATTTGGGCCTAACGGTATAGACGGTGATGAAGATGATACGTACATTATCGATTATCTAACAACTATGCTGAGAAATAAGGCGGTTGTCCATTACATGGATGGGAGAGGAAGAACCATGTTTGCTAACTTTACAATGTCAGTAGAGGATCAACTACCTGATAACTATCAAGTGTCTCTATCTCTTGAAGAGACTACGTACTCGGAAGTGTAATCATGCCGTACTTGAAGCTGTTTTCGTGGCACGGAGCGTCAGGCTCTGAATATGGTATAGACGTTACCGGGTTTCCGTTTATGTTTATTCAAGAAGACATCGATTATGACAATCTCCAGACAAACAATTACTTAGAGATACCAGAAGAATATGATGAATTCACATATAGTTACGTAAAGAACTTCAGAATAAAACTAACAACCGCCATACCAGTAGGTAATCTCCTGTTGGACGGAGCCGGTGTATGGTTCCCTCCTAGAGACTCTAGTTGGATCGGCGTAGACGTATTCGCACAAATTACAGCGTCTTACGTAGATCCTGTAGCCAATGGCACAGCCCCTTTGAATGGTTTCGTAAATAACGTAGGGCTGTATAATAGTAATACATCCCTGTTGAGCATGAACGTTGGTACATTAGATAACACCGACACTATCGGATACTACGGGGATTGGCTGCAAGTGCAGATCAGGGTAGGGAAACGAGCAAATCCACGATTAACTAACCCAATGTCAATCGTGCTAAATTTCGACGTATTGGAGTAACGTATGGCAGTACCTTCTGGCATTATCGTAATGTGGCCGGGAACGAACGCGTCCATCCCGTCTGGATGGACTCGGGTAACTGCGCTCGATAGTAAGTTCCCTAAAGGTGCTGCTGCGGCCACCGAGGCTGGTAGCACAGGCGGCGCGTTAACTCACTCACATACAGATGCCAGCCACACTCACCCTATCGGATCACATACTCACGGCACATATAACTCTGGTAATGCCTCTGGGGCTAAGCAAGAGATTTATACTACAACTGTCAGTTCCACAGCCGCTACCAGTTCGCATTATCATGTACTTACTCCTGCATCTGGCAGTGGAACGTCTGGTGCGTCGGCTAACCAATCTACGTCTAGTAACCTTCCATCCTATTCTACAGTAATCTACATTCAGTCTAATGGTACAACAGATATTCCAGTAGATGCAGTAGCTTTCACTGACGATACAGTAGCGCCGAGTGGGTATAGAAAAGCCGATGGCACGGGCGGAGCGCCATCATATAATGGTATTTATTTTTATGGCGCTGCTACTGCCGCTAACGCAGGGAGCACAGGCGGTGCGTTAACCACGCACACACATACACATGATCATAGTGTTGGTACTCACACACATACGTTAACAACACCTACAGGCAGCCCGTCTGCTTCTTTAGACATATGGCCTAGTGGAACCCCATCTGCGTCTGCTACGCACGGACATACTGTGTCAGGCGCATCAGCTAACGCATCTGCTACAAGCACAGGGACAGCCACATCCTCTACTGGCACTATAGAGCCAGCATATAGGACTCTTCTGCCTATCCAAGCTACCTCCAGTAGCACAACGCCACCGAATATTGTTGTTCTATGGATTGGGCTTATAGCAGACATTCCCACAGGGTGGGTTCTGTGTGACGGTACTAATGGCACACCGGATCTGCGTGGAAAGTATATCAAAGGCTACACTGCTGGGGCGCACACTACTGGCGGCAATAACACACACTCTCACACGTACACGAATCACACCCACACTGCTACCCACTCGCATGGCGCTGGCACGCTAGCTCTCGCCGCTATAAACGATAGAGGATTCTTGGCTGGCACTTCTGGTTCGTTTGTTCCTGCCAATAACCATAATCACACTATAGGGTCTTTACCTTCTGTTAGTGCTACTGCTACAGCTGCTTCTCCTACAGTATCGACAGACTCTAACGAGCCACCGTACTATACAGTGCAGTACATTATGAGCGCGGCACAAGTAGTAAACATTGATGAGTATGATGCGTCTAGTGTGCCTAACGATGTAACAGTAACTACTGGCCCCGTAACTGTAAGTGTTAATGAATATGATGCGTCTAGTACTCCGCCAAATGTTGAAAACGTATTCTACGGAACGGTGAATACTCACACCGTATCTATTTCAGGCACTACATACTTGTATCCAAACGATGCATTAATAGATAGACTCCTATCTGGCGATTTTGGCAACGTAGTATACGAGTTCAAACTGTACAAAACTAACGAGCATCTTGTGAGACTAGAGGACATCTCAGATAAACTAGTGGCTAATTCTGGCTCAATATCAGCTGAGCGTGGATATATGGTTGGCCGTACGGGGCAGATAGAACTTAAAGATTTAGACGGTATTGACCTAGAGAATCATAGATTCGAAATTGTTATAGAATATGACTTCAACGGCATTCCTCTAGAGTTCAAACAGGGATACTTCGTCGGTAACGTGCCAACATACGGATACTCCAATATTGACACAAATATAGCCTTAACACTAGCGGATATATCCAGCTTACTGACGAAGCCTATCTCGCATCCTGTTATCATACAGGCTAATACTAATTATACTGAGGCGCTGAGAACTGTAGCTAGTATTGCGCATTTTTATAAAGTAGCGTTCCCTGCCACTGATCTAGTTACACCAAATGATTTTATTTGGAATCCGGGTACACTTTGGGCCACTGTTCTGGAAGACCTTGCTCTAGGGGCTAACATGCTTCCTCCTTGGGTGTGTAAATACGGATTTCTGCAAACTAGAAGCAGAACTTCTCTTGATGAGAGGGCGCCTGACGTTGTGTACACGTCTGACGTTGACGAGGTAGCGGGCTCTCAGATACTTATACCTCCATTTAACACCACAATTAATCAAGCAGACCTAGTTAATGAGATAGTTATTCAGGTAAACGACCCTCTAAGAGACCCATTCTGGTCTACGTACTATATTGAGAATCCAGAGTCTCCTGTAGCTATCAAACCCCGTAAAGGCATCGGTAACTTCACTAAGTACTCATATCTAACAGGCGAGCGCGAAGGAGAGTACACGCCAGCGCAATTCAAAGTCACACCCGCTAACGTACAGGCAATTCAGCCGCATTACTTTAGTGATACATATAACCTTACAAACACCATGACTATTGCTGCTTGGGTTAGGTTGTTTCCTAATGATACTAGACCTAGGAGAGAGTTTATATGTGGTTGGTGGGACGAAGGCGAGGAGTACGTCGCGCTAGCTATAGGCAACGAAGGATACGATGGTGAAATAGAGCTTGTACTGTTGTGGAATAACCCTACGCTAGGGGTATATGAGGCTGCGTTCGTTGTCCCAAGTATACCAGCAGATGGCGATACATGTTTGCTGGCTATTACATTATCTGATGGCGGAGTTGTATCTGACAATCTATTACGAAACTCCAACTGGGATGGCGGCAGTTTATCATACTGGGTTAATAGCTCTCCAGCTAGTAACGTAGTAACAATTACCGATCTCGCTCCTTCCCCTAACGAACTAGAGGTGTTCTTTACTGATCCGGGTACGTCATTTAGCCAAGAATTTTCCATAGAAGATAGCTCTTCTCATCCAGATAGTAGATACAGGTACTTCATTGATTTTGAATATAAGATAACAGTAGCTGGAGGTGGAGTTGGAAATATAGCTTATCAGCTTTATAACGAAACAACCGAATCTTGGGGGTCTGTTACAAACATCGTTTCGTCTGCTGTAACCGTAGGTACTTGGACTAGTAAACGGGCCGCTATACATAGCGTATTAATAGGCTCAAACATAACAAAAGCTAGATTAATTCTCTACGGAACAGAGCCGACATCTGGTAATAGTTCAGTGTTTCTTCGAAGCGTTACATTCAAGAAAGCATTAGTAGGTAACTATTACATGACTGTGTACAATAGGGAGGGGACACAACTAGGCGCTTCTGCGTTGCTACTAGCTGACACAAATGACTATACGTCTGATTACGCGCTAACAGGTATTACCTCTAACTCTGTATTTAAGGTAGGATACGCAAATGGGGATGTAGTGCCATCCGTTGGGCCTAAATTAGCTCCCCTTTCCATAGGTGTAAACGATATCTCTGTATTCTATTCCTATTTATACCCAGATGATCTAGAGCCTTTAGCAAAAGGCGTATGGCCTACTAACATACCATTTGCAGCTATGTTCTACGATATGGATGACCCTCAGGGGAGTCCTGTAAATGACCACTCAGCTAGAGGGTTCACACTGTACCCATCTGCCACGAATGGACAATATGATGTGGACTCGTACATTGTAGACATGCTGCCTTGGGTGTATCTGCCTTTTGACGATGCCGCTGCGGCTACTACTGCTTTAAGCGGTATAGGCGGAGTAAAGGGGACGTATGTCGGCTCTCCCACTTTAGAGAATGCGTCTATTATAAGTAATAATACGTCTACATGTGTTAGATTAGACGGGTCTACGCAATACGTTACTGTTGAAGACAATGCGCGCATACGCGCGAACGACACGTTCTCTACGGTGCTATTCTTCAAGCCTGATGTGCTAAGAGTGCAGGGATTAATTGACAAAGGCAATGGAGTTACTAATGCTTGGCGCATATTTATGCACGATACAGCAGGAAGCATAACGTTTGACGTAGACGGAGGAGGAACATACGCTATTCAAGGAAACGTAGAAACTACTACTGGCGGGCTTAATATGGTGGCCGTTACTTACGATTACCAGACGACTACAGCTAGGTTGTATGTTAATGGTGTGCTAGAAGGAGAGATAACTGTACCGACGTGTCATGCAGCTTCAGCTGGTGCTTTAGAGTTGGCCCCATCTCACACCAACCGATTCGACGGCTACATGCAGCATTTTGCTTACTGGAATGGTGTAGCTCTGACAGCAGAACAAATTGAAGAACTGTGGATGTACGCTACTAACGCTGAAGTAGTTACACATGACGGTTTACTGTATGAAGTAGACGTAAACGATGGTGCAGATAGGTTTACAGCTACACCGTTCGTAATCAACATTCCTAGAATGGAAAGTCAAGCACAAGCAGATCTTGCTGCTGCTTACTTTGCTGAAGAGTACGCTTCCCAGTACATGCGAGGCGAAATTAATATCGGTATTGACCCTAGGAGATGCATCAACGAGATGGCTTACTTGTACATTAAAGACGCGGATGGGAATATAGTGACTGACGGGAAATGGCTGATTGAAAGCTGGACTATGCCACTACAGGTTGGCGGTGAAATGAGTATGGTATTTAGTAGATTGGAGAAATTCTAATGAGCATTAATAAAGTTGCCAAAGACATGTTGTCTCATATAGAGAGTCAATCTGAAGTATGGGCTAAAACTCAAGTACCAGCTACTTGGAATATACGAGGAATAATAACGGACATAGACTCTACAGGCTCTCTTGCGAAAGTACAAAGAGTCGGGCAAGACTATGCTGATCCGTCTTTCTACCCTACTCTGTACCCGTACTTCCCTAGGGTTGGGGATAATGTGCTTTGTGGCGTATTGTCAGAAGGCATTATTGTATTAGGTAAAATAAACAACCATGCGTCTACTGAAGTGGGGTCTACCATGGACACGAATAAGAACAACGTTCTACTAAGAGAGCTAGAACTAAAAGACCCTGCCGTAGAGGCACAAACATACTCTGCGGTATCTGCTAACTGGGTAACTAACAAGACAAGAGTACGTCCACATATTCTTTATTTGGATAATAGTACAACAGTGCACACTGACCCTACAGCATGGACTAGTATTTATAATTACTCAGTCCCAGCTGGGACAGTAGTACAGAATGAAATACTACACGTTTACGCTGTTATGTTCTTTTACACTACTGGTGCTGCGCGTGCTATAGGGTTTAGGGTAACCTTTGGCGGAGATGTTATGTACTCTACGTTAACATCCGAAACCTTTAACCATACTAACAGACTTATATTAGTACTGGATGCGTACATATCAATATCATCCTCTACGATTGCTAGCTTATACGGCACTATGTATCTTGGGTCGGCTACTGCCGCTTCTGTAGAAGGCTACCCACAGATAGCTAGAACTAACTCTTCGTTTAGTGAGCCTGTGTACGGATCAGCGATAAGTATACCATCTATCTCTGTAAACGATACTACTATTCTGATTGAGGCTTACTTAAGCGATATCACTGGAGCGGAACATATAGACAGTCAACTACTTATCATAGAAAAAATACCAAACCATCAAACATAAAAAAAAAAATAGGGGAGCCTCGAAGGCTCCCCATCTATTATCTAACTAACAGTTTCTTGTGCCGTGGTTTTCGCTCAGTCAGATACAACCTATGTCGTGAGTCTACTCCGAATTTCTCACTAAAGAATATTAGCTCTTGACTTGGGGGCGACCAGATCCCCGATGTATCTGTCAACCAAGGAGAGCCTCCATCCATAGCTGCATTTTGTATCACCTCAATACCTTGCATTTCCAATGATGCTGCGTGATGCTTATGCCCTAGCAGCATCACATCTAGCGGTACTCCACCAAAATGCCTGATAGCATCCCATCGTAGTGTAGTTAGCTCCATAGAGTTCAGAGAACTCTTGTATCCTAGCTGATGCCCATGAATACCACCTACATAGTACCCCATAGAGTTGAACACAAATCTATCGTCAATAGGCTCAATAAACTCAATGTCCAAGTTAGTGCATGTGCGCTTTAGAATCTCAAACACGAGCCTATCGTAGTTATCTTTGTTAAGATTTGGATCATCCTTCTTTGCTGTTCTACCATGGTTACCGTATGCGCTGGTAACTGCTACTTTTTTGAAGTATCCTCTCACTTCAGCAAGGAACGCGGCCAGCATATCCGCCATGATGAGAACTTGGTCGATAGTAGAGTCGCCGCCTTTATACCTGTCAAGATACATTCTCTGTGAGGCGAAGATAATGCAACCTTCGATAAGGTCGCCAATAAGTGCAACAATTAGTTTCTCTACTTTCCCTTCATATCGTTGTACTGTTACGCACTCGATTAGCTTTTGCAGTATGGCCGGAAAGTATTGATCCATCAGCACCTTTATGCCAATGTCATTGACCCATTTTCCGCATTGAGTGTCACTGATACATAAAACAGCCTCTGTGGCTCTCCCAGAGCCCTCAGAAAAGCCTCTAGGTGTAAAAGTGAACCGAGGAGCCCTTTCTGGATTATTTATCCATTCTTCGAGCCTGTTGATTACTACTTCCGTACGAGATTCTGCTTTAAGGAGAGCCCGCTGGAGGACGCCCACCTGACGGTCGAGTTCGATTACTACTTCGTTCTTCCTAGCAGCTACATCAACTGGATCTACTTCTTTTAGATCCTCGATCATCTCTAGGTTCTTACGGTCTTTCTCTGCGCCAGCCCGACACGACTCAGAACAATACTTCTGAGATACGGACTTTGGTGTAAACCTATTTGGGCATGAGTACCTTCCGCACTCGGAAGTCTTTAGAAGAGCGGCTACGCTAGCGTTAGATGTTTGTGCTTTAAGTCTCTTTAGTCTTTTGTTCTCGGCTTTGCGGCAGTTATCGCTACAGTATAGTTTAGATTGATTATCTTGTTTCTCAAATAGATTCTTACACGCTTCTCTTCCGCATTTAATGATTTCCATTAGCTGTCGTCGCCCTCGTCTTCTTCATAGAAATCGTCGTCGCCATCGTCATCTTCGTTATCATCTAGCCCGAAGTACTTAAGGAATACCTGCATCATTGCGTTTTCTCCCTTCCCGTTAGTACTGTCATTGTCGATATGGAATTCCTCAAGATACTCTATTGGAATCCCTGCTTCCTTCAAGAGAGCGATACCGTCTGAATGGCGATAATGATCAGCGAAGTAAACTTTGGTGATACCTGCATTGATAATCCGTTTAGCACATGTCTTACATGGTGCTGCTGTAACGAACATTACTTTCGTAGGTTCGCGATAGTCTAGCTTTGCGATAGCGTTGTCTTCAGCGTGCAAGCATCCGCAGCCACCGGGTACTGTTGGCGCATCGCATTGATTAGGGCCGCCTCTATGCGACCCGTTATACCCTAAGGATAATGATCTTGTGAAATCTGCATCTGTAATAACACAGCCTACTTGGAACCTCTGGCATGAAGACCGGCCCTCTGCTAGTAAATAAGCAAACTCCATCCAAAGAATTTTCATAGGGACTCGATTAACTCGTAGTGGATACTCATCCATAAATACCTACCTTTCTACGGAACAAAACAGGTTGAGTGATGAACTTCTTTCTCAGGGTGTAGTAAGCTTTCTCCTACATGCTGTACGTAGGAATTTTTACTTTCGTAAATCTTGAGTCCGATATCCTTCATAGCTCTGCTCCATTGGATATCGTATCCGGGTGCTATATTTGATCTAATTGTTGCTTCCTTGTCGAGCATAAGCATTAATGCTCTCTTAGGAAAAATGACGCATTGTGTACCGTAGAATTTAGTAGGGTCTACTAAATTCAAATTAGTTAGCTTTTTAGAAGCATGACCATCATTAGGGAGGTACAGCGAAACCATACCTGCGTTCTCGGGTATTTCTGTTTCTTCTAGGAATTTAACAAACTGAGACGAGAACTGTAAATCGTCTTCAAGCCACATTACGTATTGAATACTTGCGTCTTCTGCCACAGCGCGTAAAGTTTTCCTAAGCGCCACCCATGCTGCGTCCTGTACGGAGTAGTACTTTTCTCCTATGTCGGGGCCGTTTGTATTATACTTGTACGGGTGCACACACACATAGTCACAAACCCAATCAGAGGCAATTTCTAGCACCTCCGCCGAGATGTAATCGTCTTGATCTAAATCAATAACTAAAATGGCAGGACGTATATCTGATTCAATCGCTACGTGCCGTATAAAGCTCTCTACGGTTGTAGAGAGCTTACGGCTCTTGGCGTATGTCAGAAATACAGGCTTAATCTGTGATATCTGCAACTGCGCCTTCCTTACTCTTTGATGCTGCTGTAATAACTGCGTGACGCTTGAATACATACAGAACCTGCTTAGAAAAATCATTAACTTCATCTATTACACGATCTAGTTTATATCCTGCTGCCTCTACTACGTCTACGTCTACGTAATTATATCGGAAGCCGCCAATTTCAGTATCGTCTGTGTCAGGTTCGTCCGGGAATGATGTAACCATAAAGTATTGTGGCTTCATCTCTAATACCTTATTGATTAGCGAATCACTTAGAACAATAGGAAGGTGCTGTAACACGTTGCGAAGTAAAACCGCATCCGCAACAGGCAGTTTGAAATCCTTGTCTGTAAAGTCTGCTACTGTATATTGCGTGGTAGTTGCGTTTACTTTACGCCGAGACTTTACCCGCATAGCGTCTACGCCAATATACTTCCAACCAGATAGGTCTAGCGTAGAGATCCAGTTACAATCCCCGCAGCCTAGATCTAATAGAGTCGGAGTAGCAGAACGCCGACTTGATTTAAGTAGATAAGCACTCGCTGCTTCCTTAATAACTTCAGGTAGCTGTTCCCGTAGAGGCTGCGTATTAGCTACTTCTGATCCCGGCCCACTTACTGTTTCCGCGCTATTCCACTCGCGGTTGTCTGCGATTCTCTGAAAAACCTCTAGTACTTCATTCATATATTACTCCTTAAAGCGTTTTTGTTGAGTTATTGATAGTGATTGACAGCACACGCTCAGGGTTAACAACTATTAGACCTTCATCACACGTAACGCGATGCCAATTACCTTTTAGGTTTAGGTCTGTAACGTTGTGTAACGTCATAATATGTCCGTTGTCAAAAAGATACCTGCGTGTTGCTTCGATTACACTCATTATGATTCTCCTTCATGTTTGTACCGCACCGGCCCACGAGTGACCCCAGCGGTGGATGGCGTATGCTTCTGGATATTCTTCATTTGCCCGCTCTTTCTCTGTGAAGTAATAAGGGTAAAACATCTCTTTAGGAAACACAACTAAATCCTTGTGTTGCTGGAGAATTGGTGTCCTAAATCCCGGCCCCGTTACGCCATTAATTCCAACTCCTTTCCTAGTGCGCATTGATTCAGGAATTGCGTCAATAAGATCCTTAAACGCTTGATGCTTCGGGGTAGCCCCCATTATGCCGCCAGAGATAATACCGTACCCTTCAGTAGCAGCGAATGCACGTACATCTCCTTGGATAAGTGGATCAATTCTCTTCTTTGGCTCGAAGTCGCAATCTACGTACACACCACCGAAGTGGTACAGTAGTTCAACGCAAAGGATGTCGCACTTTTGTGCGCCCACACTGGTGCTTCTGTACTGCTCTTGATTGATCATCTTAGCACCGTACGTGAGGTCGTCTTTCATGAAATTATCTACGTTACTATCTCGCCATAGCGTTACAGTCCAATCTGGATACATATTGACCCACATGTTGATATAAACCTGATACTCCACCGGGAGCGGATTTGTGCCAACCCAAATAAAGTGAAACATCTTAGGGATTGCTTGTGTGTTTGTTACGTCTAGTGCCATTTTAGCTCTCTTCCTCTGCAATGCTAGCAGCTTCAGTATGTACGTTTCCGTATACGAAACTTGTTTTCTGTTTATCTGCTTCTGTAAGCGTTTCGTCATTCTGTCCCTGTGAATGTATCATACTCCTCCCAAGATTTAATGAACGGATAATTGCTGCGCTCGATGTGCCTTATGTCCATATACTTGTTCCATTCCTTCTCTACAGTGCACACTCGCGTAAGAAAATCTGCCCACTTGTTTTGCTCTCTTGGAATGTAGTGTACTTTGAATTCATTGAACACCATTAACTTTTCTAGGACAGATTCTTTATGCTCTTTTAGTATATCGTTTCGAGTAGCATACTGGCCGTTAATCTGCTTGACCGCTAGTTGGCTATCACTGTAGACTACGATTTTATCCACAGTAGATACTGTGCCTGCCAGTACTGCGCCGACATCTATCGCAACATACTCTAATATGTTGATACTAACTCTGTACTCCTCTAGTCGATCGTAGTCAATTGGAATAGAGAAGTCTAGCAATCGCTCTGATACTGACTTGAGATTATTAGATCTAGTCTTCTTATGATGGATTACTGAAACTGACCCACCGATACAAGCCAGTCTTTTGGTAGTCATCAACGAAGCATCTGCGTGTAGCTCTAGTATAGGTTCCATATCAGTTACGATTACTTATGAGAAAGATATCTCTTGGTGTGTTTTCTGTAACATTCGCGCTAAAGTTCTTAGGATCAACAACAGTAGATAACTGTATAATCGATTCACCATTAGGATCAGGGTTCTCTGTAGCTATCTCTAGTATTAAATTGCCACTACGAGAGTGCCCATATAGGAGGTTATTCATAAACGAAATTTCCGATTTAACGTCGATGGTATATGTTTTCATTTCGTTAACGGAATAATCTGGGTACGCCGCCCCAACGACGAATTTCTGCTCCTCGAAATCGAGATAAACAAACCATATAGCGCGATGCTCAATCATGTCCGTAATCGTGCTAATCGTAGTTACTAGATCGTTAAACACAGTAAGCGTAATACGAAACACGAGTACCTCAGCAAAGTCTACATTTCCATACGTAAATATACTGTGCCAGTGGCCCTGCGTTTCAATACGCTCACGGGTTAGACTTCTCTTGAATCTGAATGTGGTATTAGCCTTAGCCATTTCCGTTGCCATCCATCAGGTTAAGCATCTTCAGGCCGTACAAATAGATACAGAATGCGTCTTTCTGGTCTTCATTCCAAGCTTTGAAGTCTATATCCGAGCCAGCTAAGTACGTGTGCACGAATTCTGATATGTAATCTTTTGTAGCAGACCCGTTTAGTACGATTTCTTTCTTCCACGTACCAACAGGGACTAGTAGAGTCGGAATGGTGTTATTCTCACATGTAAAATGGATAAGCCCGACAAGCTGATTTAAGAATAACGACTGCTTCGTATTTCTACCAATAAGCCCGTCTTCTAGAGCTACCTTCATGTTATGCACTTCTTCCCAATTATTCACTAGAAATTGGTTAAAGTTACGTGTGTTCTCTACTACTTTAGCCCACATAGTAGACCCTGTAGAAGATGGAATCCATACGTTTTGCAGAATTCCGTGCTTATCTTTGTAGCAAATAGCTAGACCCTTCAAGGCTGAGTCGATACCAATTACATTAGACATACTCTCTCCTAGTTTGTAGCTTCTCGTACACAGTATCACCATTGTACTGGCTGGCTTCGTAAGCTACATCTGCATAATCTATCAATGTAGGGTCATGCGTAATAATCAAGAACTGAATACCCGTCTCTTCGTTTAGTTTTTGTAGAAGAAGAGCTAAGTTAGGAACGTATTCGGAGGACAGGTGTGCAAATGTTTCATCAAGTAACATCACCTTCTCCAGTTGATTAGATGACAGCAGCACCAGTACTCTTAACAAAAACCCGGCGACTGAAATCACGCCACCGCCTTTAGCGTCTATGACGTCTGTTATCAGTGATTCACCATCAATGACTTGAGCAAGTTTGAAGTTGATTACAACTGAGTTGCCGTTCTCTGAGCGCTCGATGATAAAGTCTAGCTTTTCTCCGAACACAAATGACAGCCCTCTAGAGATAATAGATGCTACCCGGTTTTCGAAATTCTTGTACCACTCTTTCTCTAGAGAAGAAAGCACTGCCTGTGTGGCGGTTAGCAGGTCTAGCTCTTCTTCTGTTGCTTTGATTTCTTCGGAGGTAGTGTTTACTACCTCCATATACGCTTCATATTTCCCTTCTAAGACTTGTAACTCTCTAGAGAACTTAGCCCAAGCAGTGTATAGCTGTTCGCTTCTACTCTTTAGCGTTTTCAAGGAATCTTGAGATTGCATCTACTCTCTCCTCAATAGGCTTCCAAGTGATGTACGCATTTACATCGAAGCGATTCCATTCTTCTTCACTAGAATGTTTAGACATGCTTGCTACGTCTTCCCTCTCTTCTGGATTAGGCTCTAGCTTAATAAAGTAAAATCCTAGTTTGCGAAGCATGTTATATTCGTTAGTAAATCTGCAATCATCTACCCAATGAGGCGCAGGTGTATTAGATAACTTGTCCACAAAACGATGTACCCAATAATCCTCCGAGCGACAGATCTCACGCCGGAACTCCGTTCCCCACCACTGTAGAATTGTTCTGTACTTTTTCTTCAGCACAGGATCAGTCATTTCGTGCAGCATGTTCGTCTTTACGATATCGCACGTATCAGGAGAATCTGCGCACTCATTCGCCAATACGCCCGCTACTTCCTCTCGTAAAGCGTCAGCAAAAGATAACTTTGTACCCCCGTACTTGCGCAGCATAGCCGCAGCCGTTGTTGATTTACCTGATCTGATTGGCCCAATAAATGCTACTCCTGCGTGATACATTATTCTTCTACCTCTTTAAGATGATTTTGCAAGCGTTCCGTTAGTTCTTTTACTCTGTTTTGTAGCTCTGTATGAATGTTATCGATATCATACCCAGCGTCTACTAAGCTGTCCCCTATTTCTTCTAACTTAGCTTTCAACATTTCTACTCTTCCTGTAGCGGTCTTGCTCTTTTCCTCTAATGCGGCAATCTCATTTAGAATTGTCTGTAAGTCTCTGTTACCGCTATCGCGCGGCGTTCGATAAGTACCTCTCTGCACGATCTCTAACCTCCTTGTTGTCCACAATGGTACGAAGTAATTCAGAAAAATCTACATCATCAAAACTGAGTAGTTGACTGAAGTCAACTGCGATATCAGGGGTATCGATGTTATCCGGCTCGTATGCTTCCACCACTTCATTAAACACTGTACTCCAGTGGGATGCATCTAGCTTGTCTCTTGATGCTTTTACCTTTACTTTGCCGTTCTCCTTCCAGATAGTGCCTTTGGCTACGTACACATCTCTCTTCTGATCTCGAGCCCTACGACAGAGAGAGCCACAATTAATGAAGTACGTACCGTTTACCTTCTTAATACCGTGGTCATCGTGGATGTGCCCCCATAAGAACATATCTGTGTTTGATGTGTCTACTTCGTCATATGGTATGTGCGGGAAGTTATACGCATACCGTCCACTGCTGAATGCCGCATGTGCCAGCGCTAAATTATAGTCGCTACCCGGAAGACGAGGCACATCAAAGAATGTGGCATCCCATTCCGCTCTGTCGTCAAAATTGTACGGGGTGATTTGTAGCTGTAAGTCATCGAACGCGTATACGGCTGGCTCTAGTAATAGGTTGATAGCCCCAGACTCTGCAATTACTCCTAGAGGTTGTTTACTTATCGTGGACATCCCGCCAGAACTCAAGTCGTGATTTCCGGCGATAGCGTACGTGTTAACTCCGTTATCCTTTAGATCTAAAAACATCCCTATAAGTCTACGCACTAAAGCGTGAGATACCATACGTGGGCTTTTATGATCGAAGAAGTCGCCAGTTATTACTAAATGGCGACTCTCGTCTACTGCCTTTTGACCTATGTCTTCCAGCAGCTTTAATAACTCTTGTTGCTGGCCTACTGTGTGATTGGCGAAATCTCTGTCGGCCAAGTGTAAGTCTGTGACATGGATAAATCGGAACATATTTTGCTCTCCTTTCTACCCTGTGATTACAGGGTAACTGATTTATGCCGCCGCGTCAATACCGCCCTTTCGTACTGTCACGACACCCTCTACTACATAATCAAGGTCACCGTTGGCTTGTAGAATCTTGATGAACAGGCTGTAGGTTGTGCCGGGAGTAAGTAAGTCTGTCTGTGTTCCTGATAGGACGAACGTAAGTTCTCCAGATGCTAAGCTACCTAATCCGAATGATGATGCGTCATCCTCCGTGTTAATCATAATCAGAGCAGCTGAATCGGCGTCGTCGTAATCTTCTTTAATGGCTACCCAAGTTTTAGACCCGGTTAGGTCAACTAGAGCGCCAGTATTAGGATTCGAAGCAATAACCTTGCCTCTATATGTAGCGCCTGTTCTAACGCTTATGTTGAGTGTAACAGGATCTGACATGTGTAACCTTCCTTATATTGTTGTTCTCATCTCTTCGTAGCCTTGTAGACTTACAGAAGTCATTATACCAAATCCACCTAAATTGACTGCTGCTATAGCGTATCCATTTAGATGCACATTAGCCAGCATCTCAAACACAGCATGATAGGTAAGGATGTCACTAATAGATAAATCCGAGTCTTTAGAGTTCAAGTATATAGTGACAGGGCCGACCGATACGTTTACATCAGATGGTATGCTAGATGCATCGAACTGAGCAACAGACACTACTTGCTTAACATCTACATCATTAACAGTAAACTCGCTAGCTAGCTCGCTTATGTTTACAACCATTTGAACATTCACGTCAGATGGTGTGCTAGATGCGTCGTACTCGTCTAAGCTTACCGGTATAGCGCCTCCAGACACTGCCACGTCACTAGGCGCACTAGATGCATCATACTCATTAACGCTTACAGTCACTGCACCAGTTGTTACAGTTACATCATTTGGTATGCTAGACGCATCGTACTCGTCTAAGCTTACAGTAACTGAACCAGTGGTGATAACTACATCGTTAGGCACACTAGACGCATCATATTCATTAACACTTACAGTAACTGCGCCAGTGGTGATTGTTATATCACTAGGTGTGCTAGATGCGTCATACTCATTAACACTTACAGTAACTGCGCCAGTGGTGATTGTTATATCACTAGGCGCACTAGATGCGTCATACTCATTAACACTTACAGTCACTGCACCAGTTGTTACAGTTACATCATTTGGTATGCTAGACGCATCGTATTCCGTTACGTATACAGTAGGTGCTGTAATAGTGATTTCCACATCATTAGGTATGCTAGATGCGTCATACTCATTAACACTTACAGTCACTGCACCAGTTGTTACAGTTACATCATTTGGTATGCTAGATGCATCGTATTCCGTTACGTATACA